AGGTTATCAAGGATATCAAGGCGATCAGGGCTACCAAGGCGACCAAGGTTATCAAGGCGATCAAGGCTACCAAGGTTATCAAGGCGATCAGGGCTACCAAGGCGACCAAGGTTATCAAGGCGATCAAGGCTACCAAGGTTACCAAGGCGATCAGGGCTACCAAGGCGACCAAGGTTATCAAGGATATCAAGGCTACCAAGGTTATCAAGGCGATCAGGGCTACCAAGGTGATCAAGGGCCTGATGGATTACCGGGCACATCCTTAGATATTAATACCTTGCCGACTAGTGATCCACTTGTTGCTGGACAAGTTTGGAGAGATGGAACAACACTTAAGGTTAGTTTAGGACCTTGATAGGAGATACATTTATTTTACTATAATTAGTAAGTATAATTGTTGATCTAATCCTATTAAAAAATATAAATGCATGAAATTTTCTATTATAACCCCAACACATAAAAATATTAATTATATTTTTGATTTATATAATTCTTTAAAAAACCAGACCTATTCTAATTGGGAATGGATAATATGGATTAACGGGACCGCAACACATGATTTTTTATCTATATTAAATAAAGACGATAAAATAAAAATTTATACAGATTATTCTAATAATACCAATGTTGGATACCACAAAAATAAAGCTTTTAATTTAGGGTCTGGAGATGTATTAGTAGAAGTTGATCATGACGATATCTTATTGCCACAGTGCTTACAAAAATTATATGATATATATTCAAAAAATAATGACATTGGTTTTGTATATTCTGATAACGCCAAACTTTCCGATAGCTTCAGACCATATAGCGAATCACACGGCTGGAAACATTCAAAAATTACATTCGAAAATAAGACTCTATGGGTTCCGCAATCCTTTGAAGCATCAAGCCATTCTATATCATTGATTTGGTATGGGCCGGATCATGTCAGATCATGGAGAAAAGATATATACCATAAAGTAGGTGGTCATAATATAAATTTAAATATATTAGATGATCAAGAACTGGTAATAAAAACATATTTACAAACAAAATTTTTCCACATACAAGAACCACTATATGTTTATAGAATACATGGACAAAATACTTGGCTTGAAAGGAATAAGCAAATACAATCAGGAACCATAGAGCTTCGCAATAAATGGATCAAATCTTTGGCAGAAAGAGATGCTTACTTACAAAATTTGCAGATGATAGATATAGGTGGAGGAATAGATGGAAAACCAGGATATATAACTATCGATCAAGAGGGCGGAGATATTAATTGTGATCTTAACGAAGGTATTCCTATGCCAGATAATTCTTGCTATGTAATTAATGCTAGTCATATAATAGAACATTTAAAAGATCCATTCAAAACTATGAAAGAAATACATAGGGTTTTAGCTCATGGCGGCTGGTCATTTATAGAAGTTCCATCAACAGATGGCAGGGGAGCTTTTCAAGACCCAACCCACGTTTCATTTTGGAACGAAAATAGTTTTTGGTATTACACAAAAAAAGAGCAAGCCAGATATATAAGAAATAATACCATAAAATTCCAAACCCATAGATTAGAAACATCATATCCATCAGATTGGTGGAAGAAACACAATATTCCTGTTGTTTATGCGGACCTAATCTGCATCAAAAATAACGATCATCGATTTCCTGGGTTATTAGAAATATGATCAATTAGATGGTGTATAATAATTTTGTGACAAGTCTATAAATTTTATTATGAATATAGGTAATATCTATGATTAAACCTGGTTACAGAACTAGTGAATTTTGGTTTACCCTTGTAAGTTTTATATTTAGTGGATTTTATTTGGTTGGTATTATCAACGATAATAGTCAAAAAGAGGATTTAATTAGAGATGTTAGTCATGGTGTAGAAAGCGTGATATTGATAGGCGGCCAATTAGCTTTATTATGGAAATATATGAATAGCAGAAAAGAAATCAAAAAAACTTGGTGGGATACTGCCACCAAAGAAGAGAGAACAATGGTTGTAGAAAAAAATATCAAACCAATAATTTCTAAACCTAAAAAAGTTACCAAACCCAAAATCACAAAAAAATCTAAAAAGCCACCAAATAAATAGATCATATTCTACGGTGTATTACTAATATAAGACCCCACACCCTGCCAAAATAAAAAAGGACAATATGCTAGATATAGATATACAAAATATTGTTAATGAAGAATTAAAAAAGTTAGAGACAGAAACAAAAAATTCTATAAAAGAAATAAAAAATATAGCAATTAATCAGGCTTGGAAAATTCTGCAGCTTACGATTGCTTCTACGATACAAATCATTGAAAAGTCGGCAGAGGATATGGCCGGAAAGGATAAAAAAACCATAGCATTAAATGCAATATCTAAATTTTATGATAATGTGTTTATGGTTGTAAATGTTCCTTTTATTCCCAGCATATTAGAAGGGATGCTACATAAATATGTAAAAATTTTTCTAATGAGTCTTGTTGGCTCAAGTATAGATGCTATGGTTACAACATTTAGGCAAGTTGGTATATTTAAAACTAAGGATCAAATAAAATCTTTATCCTTCAAAAAAACGAAACCAAAAACTAAAAGGAAAAACAAATGAATTACACAGAAACATTTAATGATTTTGCCACGAGAGTTTCTACTTTGGATCTTGCTTTGTATGCTGGAATAGGATTGGTACTATGGACTCTGTTTAAAGATAAACTAAGTCCTGTGCAAAAATTTTTACTAGATTTTACAAATAATATAAAATCAAAATCAGATTCTGAAAAAAGCACTACGATTACCACTCCAATCGTAAATAAAGAAGATATATTTTTTGAATTGGTTTCATCATGGAAAAATACAAGAGATCTTGCTGTTCGAAGTAATTGCGAACAAGCAGTAAAAGTTGCTGATCAAATGTTTCCGTTTTTAAGTCCAAATTCTTGTCAAACAAAATCAGAATAATAAAGGATAAAAAATGAATAATAAAGCATTATTAACTATAGCAGGATTACTTATAGCTATTGGATTAATTAAACCTGATTTTTCTAATTTAACGCCAATTAAGAAACCAAGCAACAACATCGTATTGTTAGATGTTCCAGCAGACGCAGCTATTAAGAAAGAATGTGATGATGTCACAAAAATTTTAAAATCGGGGTCGCCAAATGATGCTGTTAGATTAAGAGATTTGTTTCTTGATATTTCTAAATTAATAGAATTAGATGGAGAAGATCTGGTAATTAAAACTACGGAAGAAATTCGTCAAGCTAATAGTTTAGCCGGGCCTATGCTAAAGCTAGATATCAAGGGTAAATATCCTAATCTTGCTAATGAGTCCAAAGAAGTAATAGTGGCCGTTATAGGCGATGATAGTGTGCCATTAACTGTAGAATTGAGGAAACAAGCTGTTAATGCTTTTAAATATTTGGCATGGGCGTGTAATGAAGGAGCAAAATAATGTCAAGATTATCCCCTCAAGATCTGTATAACAATTATCGTAAAGGATTTAGTGGATGTTTGTGGGAACAGCATATATTTGATCATCTAATAGAGGTTAGTAAATATCCTATGTTTGGAGATGCTATTGGTAGTAGATTTAAAAATAGTGGAAAAGGCAAATTATCTACCCCGTACAAAAGTGTATTGAAGTTTGATAAAAAATCTTATGATGAAAGACAAACAACAGGAGATTGTGTTAGCCATGCAACGCGAAATGCTTGTGATGTTAGTAGAGCTGTAGAGATAGATATAGAAGGACAAAAAGAAGCTTGGATAGCAAGAGGAGCCACAGAAGCTATCTATGGTGCTCGCGGTCATGGTGGTCAAGGTATGAGTTGCGCACGAGCAGCAGAATTTGTTAGTAAAAATGGCGGTATTTTATTAAGGAAAAACTACAAAGGAGTAGCGGACTTTAGCAAATATAACGGTAATCTGGGAGCAGGATGGGGCGCAAGAGGCTTGCCCGATGTTGTTATAGATGCTGCTAATGATCATCAAATCCAAACCGTGAGTTTGGTGAGAACAGTAGAAGAAGCACGAGACGCATTAGCTAATGGATATGGATTATCTGTGTGTTCTAATTATGGATTTAGTAATAAAAGAGATAAAAAAGGCATTAGTAATACGAGTGGGCATTGGGCCCATGCTATGGCATGGATAGCGTGTGATGATACGGGAAGCGAGCCCTTGTTTCTGGTACAAAATAGCTGGGGTAAATGGAATGATGGTGGTCATCCAGAATGGGGTCCTATTCCGGACGGATCATTTTTAATACGAGCAGAAGTTGCGGCCGGTATGCTAGGAGCTAATGCTAGCTATGCTTTTAGCAACTTTGACGGATTTCCTGTGCAAAAATTACCAGACTATGGTTTTGGGGAGTACCTATAATGGCATTAGTAAGAATTTATGCTGTTTGTGGTGGAACTAACGCCGCTAATGGTTTTTATACAAACGATGGCACTGATCAATATATTAATGAAAAAAATAGCTCTTATAAAATTCATTATGCGGACGGTTATTGGTATATAAGCTATATTGATTCTCCGTTATATAGATTAGCAGCTGCCTCATCTTCTGTTGATCCAACAAGTGATACTGCTTGGACAATAATGAATGGTTCTAGTCCAACGGTAAAAACATTCAATGGAGATAGTTATTCTTCTGGTGTAACAGATTCAAATAATAATTATGTATTTGGTACAGTAGTAATTAGTGGTGCTAGTATTAGTGCTGCAAATGGGAATTATTTATTCAATAATAGTTCTGAATGGACTCACACGAATGGACTGTATGAGATAGCGGTTTTCTCATGCAGTGACCTAGCCATATACAGAATCTCTGACAATACTCCTTTATATCGTTGCACTAGTAACCTTGTTGGTTTTCATCCGGTCACTATCTATGACAATAGCTCATCTTGGGAAACTGTGGTTGGTAACGGTGGTGGTACCGCACCTACTTCTTCATCTTATGACTCAACAACTATTTGCTCTACTGGTGGTAGTGAAAATGCCGGTAATAATTATACTCATAGCAGATTAGTAGACACAATAACAATCACAGGGGCTGCTGGATCATATACCGGCGCTAATGGCACATATTATGCTTCTAGAAATTGGGCTTCTGGAACATCAGAAGCTAATGGAGATTTACCAATATTCGTACACGCGAACGGTAATTATATTATATATTACAATACTATTGGTGAATGGTGGCAAATTTCGGAGAGTCTTATAAGTGGAGCATTATATGTGAATGGCGAATACCTCTCAAGTATTCCTGTTGGAAGCTGGACAAATGAAGATGCTCCGTCTGGCAATGTAACTAGCACAACATCTACAACCAGACGATTTTTTGTTCGCAAAAGTGGCAATAACTTTTATTTAAGACACACATCATGAACTTACTAGATAAAATAGCATTAAATAGACTTATTAGCATAGTTACTAATTTTATATTAGGTTTGATTAAGATTTTTGCTCCAAAAGCAATAAACGATATAAAAGTACCAAAACCAAAACGTAAAATATTTCCATGGAGAACACAAGATGAATAACTTTCTGTCTTTTCTTTTAATCGGATCCATATTAACGTTTGGTTCGATAAAATACAACGGATCCACAACAGGTGCTGTTGTATTAGCAGGAGCCATAATCAAAACACAATCGGTAGTTGTGGATAAAAAATACAAAAGAAAAGATTGTCCAGTTTGTAAAGGTAAAGGATATTATATAAGTGGCGATGGTATTAGCAAAGTAGATTGCGGATATTGTGAACCAGAAAAAAAAGATGGAGCGCCCGCATATGATGATGCTGTTACCCATCCTCCTGTGGTCATAAAACAAAATTGTCCTGATGGATCTTGTAAATCTAAAAAATAAGGGTTTAATTATGAGTAATGATAATCCAGAACTAAAAAATGTAGCTCACAAAGTTTTACAACAAAGTAACATACCTGACGATCAAAAATTTGGTAGCATTATTGCTATATTAATGATGATAAGCATAGTACTAACCGTTATACGAGTTCTACAAGAATGCAACAAGGCTAAAACTGTTGGCATGACCAGCAAAGATAAAACACCAATTTATGCCGAAAATATAAGAACATACAGTAAAAAGCGCGGTTGGTTTACTCGTATGAGAATCAAGCGTATTGTACGAAAACAAATGAGCGCCGAAGATTACAATAAATATGGTATAAAGTTAACAGAAAGTTTGTTAGACGTAGGAGAAAACCTCACGGATGATGAAGTTTACACACTAGTGGAGGCCGCAAATGTTTAGTTTATTAATATGGTGCGTTTATGGTTTATTTACTGGCAGTATCGCTAAAGCTATTGTACCAGGAGAAGAAAATTTTGGTTTTGTGAAAACAGTAGCATTAGGAATAGCTGGCTCATACATGGGCGGGGCAATATTATACTTATTAGGAGAGTATGATAGCTTGAGTCCAGCTGGAATATTCATGGGTGTTGCCGGAGGAATTGTTACCCTTGTCCTATACAATAAGCTCAACATCAAAACATGATAAGGTAGCCGTAATACTATGGTTATACCATATTGATTTATGGAAAGAATTTTATCAATTATTAAAACCAATTAATAATGATATAGTTTTATATCTAGGATTACCAACAGAAGCTAGCTGGTTTTATGATTCTATAAAACAAGATATAGCCGATTTTAATCACAATATACATTACAATCCAAATTACGGATGCGATGTGGCCCCATTTTTAAATCAACTGCACTATATATCTGAACCCACATTTATAAAACTACACTCTAAAAAATCCTCCTGGGGCGTTAAACGCAATATTCCGTGGAGGTCTGTTTTGTTGCACGACCTGATCGGATCTAAAGAAATATTTGATAAGAATAGAATTATCATTAATAACGATGATGCAGGGGCCGTCTGTAATAAATTATTATTGCTAAAAGACAGAGAACTTACCAATACTAAAATTATCAAAAAAATTTGTAAACTTATCAATATTAAATATTCTCATGTTGCTAAGTCTGAATTTTCTGCTGGTAATATGTTTTGGTCTAAAACCGATATTTATAAAAAATATTTTAAAAAAGAAATTTGCGAAAAGCTCTTAAATAGTCTACAGAAAGAAAAAGGTAAAATTACAGACGAGTACTACGGAACATATTCTCATTCTTTAGAGAGAGTATTCGGCTATATTATCAAACAAGAAGAGAAAAAATTTCTTTATCCGAATCATAAGGCAATAAAGATTTTAAATAAACAAGCAGAAAACGGTTATTATAATCTTGTAATCACCTATGATAAATGTTGTTATCTAGAAGAAGATTTAAATGCCTTCGGCCATATTATTAAACTTTCTAAAAAAAATATGTTGATACAATGGCTACATATGCCTACTATAATTTACCAAAACTACAGAATCTTAGACAATAATACAATCATAAAAGACGATAATGCAAAAACAAATATTATTTCTTAAAAAAGCGTCTGAGAACCCATTGTTGAAAAAAATCATGGAGGACCACCATTATTTGATTCCTCCTGATTTTGATTATAGAGCGTATTTGTTTTTCTCTAAGGATTTGGATTATCCGGGAATAACAGAAAATATGTTAAAAATACATTATATAATTTTCGGTAAAAAAGAAAACAGACTTTATAAATTTCACGACAATATTTTAACAACGCAAACAATATTAAGTAAGTACAAAGATTTTGATCCTAGGATCTATAGGATATTAAATCCTGATTTAACTTGTTTTGACGATAATCAAACTATAATACATTTTATAAATCATGGTATTAATGAAAAAAGAAAATATAGTTGTGATTTTACATATACAAATATCATAAAAAAAACAAATAAAACAAATAAACAATTAAAAAAAACAGATATAGTATTAATTAACCATGACACCTCATTAACCGGGGCTCCAAAAGCATTACAAAATATATATAATCATATAAATCGTAAACATAAAACGTTATATGTGGACGTTGTACCAAATAAAAATATACATATTAATAATATAGCATATCATAGTAATAATTATTCTAATATATATAGTATAATAAAAAAAACAAAACCATCAATAATTGTTTCAAATTCTTTAAATTCATATTTACAAAATATAAATAAATTTAATATTGATACAATAAATAAAACTATATTTTATTTCCATGAAACATACGATGGATTTAAGCATTTTACGCTAGAAAAAAATAATAAATTGCTAAAAATGGCAAATATTTGGGTGGTATCAGAAAAAATCAGAGAAGAATTTAAAAATCATGGGTTTAAAAAATTATCAGTTATTCCGCCATTTATGCCAATTAGTGATCAAAAAAAGATAGATAAACTAAAATTAGAACGAATTAATAAAATAAAAAATATATGTAATTCTAGATTTATAAATAAGAAAAAACCCATAGTCGGTATGTGCGGCACTATGGATATAAGAAAAAATTTTTCTATGTTTTGCGAAATTGCTAACTTATTGCCTCATATAGAATTTTTGTGGATAGGAGGAAATCTGTCTCATGTGGAAGATAAATACAAAAAAATTAAAAATTTATTTATTATAGAAAATACAATTAATCCATATAAATATTTTCAAATATTAGATTATTTTTTTCTAACCAGTAAATCTGATCCTTGTCCATTTGTTGTTTTAGAGAATTTGTATATGAATAAAAAAATTATTGTTTTACATGACAATATACACTATGAGCATAATCCCGATTTGCTTGAAAATTATACTAATTTATATAATCATAAAAATGATGCAAAAATTATTGCATCTAAGTTAAAAAAAATGAAACTAAATAAAAAACGCAATATTACAAATAAAAATATAGACTATATAAAAAATTATTTTTCTATTCCAAATTTAAGCTTGACCCCTTGACTTTTTAAATATTGGCTTTATCATGGTTGTATGAGACCATCGTGGACAAATTATTTTTTAGGATTAGCCAAAGTTGTATCTCAACGCAGTCACGATATTCACACCCAGCACGGATGCATAATAACAGACACTTATAATAGAATATTGGGTGTTGGATATAATGGCTATCCCAGAGGAATGAAAGATCACGATCTTCCTAAAAATAGACCAGATAAATACCATTGGATGATACACGCAGAAAAAAATGCATTATCAAATTGTATCGTTAGGCCACAAAATGGGATCGCTTATGTTACTGGTCAATGTTGTAATGATTGTGCGATATCTTTGTGGCAAGAAGGTGTGGAAAAAATAATTATGATAGATGATCATGGAACTCATCTATTTGATTTGGAGGCTCAAAAAAGATTTGATATGTTTGTAGAAATGAGTGGAATAAAAATTTACAAAGTAAAACCAGATCTTTCTTGGATTAAAAATCTTTGTGGTGTATTATGATATCACCTAAATTTTAACGCACTCTGCGACAACAATATGATAAAGGAATGAATGTATGATATTTGACGAACAAATTACCAGAAAACCAGATAATTATCCTTGGACTCAAGATTTCATTGAGGCTATGCATAACGGGTTCTGGACTCACAGAGAATTTAACTTTCAGAGCGATATACAAGATTTTTTGGTTAATCTAACAGATCAGGAAAAACAAATAATTATCAGAGCACTATCAACAATTGGTCAACTAGAAATATCTGTTAAAAAATTCTGGGCCAAACTTGGAGATAATCTACCTCATCCTTCGATCAATGATATGGGGTATGTTATGGCCAATGTGGAAGTAATACATGGTGATGCTTACGAAAGACTTTTAGAAGTATTGGGTATCGACGATAGTTTCGATGAAATTCTTAAATTAGATATCATAAAAGGACGTGTAAATTATCTTAGAAAACATTTACATAAATTTCATGAAAATAACAAAAAGCAATTTATATATTCTTTAATTCTTTTTACCTTATTTGTTGAAAATATAGCTTTATTTTCTCAGTTTTATACCATTAGTTGGTTTGGTAGATACAAAAATCTACTAAAAGATACCAATAAACAAGTAGAATATACATCCAGAGAAGAAAATTTACATGCAATGATCGGGATAAAAATAATCAATACAATAAGAGAAGAATATCCAGACCTATTTGACGATGAGCTTAAAAACAAAATAACATTTGAAGCATCAGAAGCAATAAAATATGAATGTCAAATTATAGAATGGATAGTAAATGGGTATGATCATAAAAAATTAAACTCTCCTCTTCTCAAAGAATTTATAAAAAATAGAATGAATGAATCATTAGTGAAAATAGGTTTTGATCCTATTTTTGATGTTGACGAAACTATGGTATCAAAAACCTCTTGGTTTGATGAACAAGTACTAGGAAATAATATGACGGACTTTTTTCACAGTAGGCCGGTCGAATACGCTAAATGTACACAAAGTTTTACAGAAGAGGATCTATTCAATTAGGATTGATAAGGAAATATGAATAAAAAATATTACTGGCTAAATTCTCATAGTAGAATTTTTCTTGAAAGAGGATATCTAAAAGAGGGAATAACTCCGGAAGAAAGAATAAGACAAATCGCAGAAAACGCAGAAAATATTTTGCATATAGCCGGATTTGCAGATAAATTTGAAGATTATATGAGTAGGGGATTTTATTCATTAGCTACTCCAGTATGGACTAATTACGGAAACGATAGAGGTTTGCCAGTATCTTGTTTTAATTCTTATATACCGGACACAATGGACGGTATATTGGATAAGGTTGCCGAAGTTGGGATGATGAGCAAACTAGGAGGAGGAACTTCTGGATTTTTTGGAGATCTAAGATCCAGAGGATCAAAAATAAGTGTAGGTGGAGAGTCTAGTGGCCCTGTACATTTTATGGAACTTTTTGATAAAGTTGCCGAGGTCGTATCCCAAGGGTCTGCTAGAAGAGGATCATTCGCAGCATATTTACCGGTCGAACATCCCGACATCAATGAATTTTTGCAAATACGATCAGAAGGACATAACATACAAAATATGAGCATAGGAGTAACTGTCACAGATGATTGGATGAGGCAGATGATCGACGGGGATAAAGATAAAAGAAAGATATGGGCAAAAATTGTACAAAAAAGATTTGAGACAGGATATCCTTATATTGTATTTGTAGATAATATAAATAACCATGCCCCACAACCCTACATAGATCAAAAACTAAAAATTAAAAATAGCAATCTCTGTTCAGAGATAGCTTTGTTTTCTGACGAACAAAATTCATTTGTTTGTGTTTTGTCATCATTGAATTTATTACATTGGGACGAAATAAAAGAAACAGACGCAATAGAAACATTGATTTATTTTCTCGATTCCGTAAACGAAGAATTTATTAGAAAAACAAAAAATATTAGATTCATGGAGTCCGCCAGAAATTTTGCTATCAACCAACGAGCGCTCGGAATGGGCGTATTAGGCTGGCATTCTCTGCTACAGTCAAAGTCTATAGCTTTTGAGTCAATGGCCGCAAAAATTCTTAATATCGATATTTGGAAAACTATAAGATCTAAGGCTGATAATGCTAGTTGCGAATTAGCAAAACTTTTGGGAGAACCTCCTTTATTAAAAGGTTACAATAGAAGAAATATAACAACTCTAGCTATAGCTCCTACGACTTCTAGTTCTTTTATTTTGGGGCAAGTTAGTCCGTCTATCGAACCATTAAATTCGAATTACTTTGTGAAAAAATTAGCCAAAGGTAATTTTACATATAAAAATCCATACTTAAAGAGATTACTTAAAGATAAAGATCAAGATAAAGAAAACGTTTGGAAAGATATTCTCATAAGAGGAGGGTCTGTACAGCATTTAGATTTTTTGTCTCAAGAAGAAAAAGATGTTTTTAAAACATTCGGTGAAATTTCTCAAAAAGAAATAGTTATACAGAATATACAAAGACAAAAATATGTGGATCAAGCTATATCTCTTAATCTTATGATTCCGCCAAACTGCCAAGCAAAAGAAGTCAGTGAATTATTAATATATGGATGGCAAAATGGAATAAAAACATTCTATTATCAAAGATCGTCCAATCCTGCTCAAGAATTAGCTAGAAGCATTTTAACTTGTTCATCATGTGAGGCTTAAAATAATGATTAAAGTAAAAAAAATGGTTGATAATGCCAAACTTCCTACCAGATCAAACTATAACGATGCTGGGGCAGATCTCTATTCTACCGAAACTGTTGTTATTCCTCCATTAAGTAGAGCCTTGGTAAGTACTGGGATTACAATAGAATTACCAGAAAACATATATGGTAGAATAGCTCCTAGATCCGGACTCGCATTAAAACATGGTTTGGACGTATTAGCCGGTGTCGTGGACGAAGGATACAGAGGTGTGATAGGCGTTGTGATTTACAATACGGATAAAAATAAAGAATATATTATTAATGTCGGTGATAAAATTGCTCAACTAATTTTAGAAACATATCACAAACAAGATTTTATCTGGTCCGATAATTTATCGGAATCTGACAGGTCTAACAAAGGATTTGGTTCAACCGGAACCAACTAATATTTTATAGTAAGGTGTAATATATAGTATATAATTGCTTACATCTTTCTATAAAAGAGGCTCACATTGAAAAAAAATAATAAAACTGGTAAAAATAAACAAAAAATTATTGATGCAACAAATTCTATTCAGCCAAACATATCAACATATAGGAATAAATTAAAACCAAGAACAGAAAATCAAAAAAATTATATTAGATCAGTCTTAGATAATACTATCACGTTTTGTCAAGGATTAGCTGGTAGTGGCAAAACACATATAGCTATAGGTATGGCTATAGAATTTTTACTAGAAAATAAAATCAATAAGATTATTATAACTAGGCCGGTACTGGAAGCTGGAGAAAAAATAGGATATTTACCAGGATCAGCAGAAGAAAAATTACATCCATATCTTTTACCAATTATAGATGAAATTCATTATTTTATAAATCCAGCACAATATGCTGCTTTTAAACTAAATAATAAAATAGAGGTTGTACCACTTGGACTTATGCGGGGTAGAAATTTTCATAACGCTTTTATTGTTGCTGATGAATGTCAAAATGCGTCTTACGAACAATTAAAAATGTTATTAACAAGAACTGGCCAACAAAGTAAAATGGTACTTACCGGAGATATAGGACAATCTGACCTCAGTAGGCATTTGCAGGGTGGTTTTATTACGATGATAGAAGCTCTTAATGGTGTTAATGGAATAGGATATTGTAAATTAGAGTCATCTGATATTGTTAGAAATCCTATAATATCAGATATTTTACTAAGACTAGATGATTATGAAAGAAATAAATCATAAGCAATGTTTATTATTAAATGCTGATTATACTCCGATACGGATTATATCATGGAAAAAGGCTATTGTATGGTCTATGAAATACGAACCGAACCATAAATATGGTATCGAGATTATATCTTATTATCAAGATGAAGTTATACGTGGCGCGTGTGGTAAAAACTATTTGGTTCCTGCTGTTGCTAGAACCAGGCATTTCTTCAATCTATATAATAAAAATATTAATTTTTCACGAAAAAATTTATTTATCAGAGATGATTATACCTGTCAATATTGTGGTAAACAATTTCCTGTATCTCAATTAACATATGATCATATTATTCCAAAAAGCAGATTTGATATTCACACCAAACATAAATGCACAAATTGGATTAATATCGTAACATGCTGTTGGCAATGTAATCATAAAAAAGGAAATAAAACACCAAAAGAAGCAAATATGAAATTGCTTAATCAGCCTATAATTCCAAAATATTGTGCCGTATACTTGCCCTGGTACCGAGATCTATTTACTATAAATAACAGTTTTCCTGAATGGAATCCATTTATAAAGGGTTTGATTAATAATGAAAATAAATGTATCTGATTATAAAATTTCAAATAGAGATACCACAGAAGATAAGTTTTATACTATCAAAGGGATAGAGTCTTTTATAGACGAAAATGGTGACCCAAGAACAAATAATGACTCCGATAATATTTATGCAAAAGCGATAAAGAGCTATGCGTCTAAAGATATACAAAATAAAACTTTGCATTATAGGTATTATATACTAACAGACTCCAATGGAAATCCACATAATCCTATAGAACAAACTTCTTTATCTTCTATTACAAAAAAAAATGAATTATATATGAATAAAGTTTGCAAGACAATTCATATCTTCACAGAAGTGCCGAAAAATATTTTTGATTATTATATTTCTTTCTTAAAAACAAAAAGTAAAAAATTTTTAATTGCAGTACAGAGAGAATTATAAATGCCCACTTACACATATTTTTGTAATAAGTGTTCATGTAAATTTGAACTATTTTTTTCTATAGCAGAGTACGATCCTAATCCTAAATGTGTGGGATGCAAATCTGGTCTAACAGAACGCTCATATAAGGATGATATGCAAAATATGATGGGGTGCGTTAAAAAATCTGATTCTGAACTAAAGACTGTTGGTGATTTGGCAAATAGGAACAGAGATAGAATGCCAGATGATCAGAAAAAAGAATTATATAACAAACACAATTCTTACAAAGAAGAAGCAGCAGATAAACCTCTACCAAAAGGTATGACTAGACTTAAAAAACAGAATAAAATCAAATGGACATAATATATGATAAATGAAGAAGATTTTCAGGAAAAATTAAAAGAACTAGAAAACTTGAGTGTCGAAGAATTAAAAGAAATCTTGGACATGAAAAACGATTATGAATTTGAAGACAAAAAAAAACTTATACAATGTTCCCATGAGATAGTATTTTCTATTAATGCTTCTGTATTAATGGAAAATGAAAAGGGAGAATTAACTGGCACCAGAGAAATATGCACAAAAAATTACCATATACCAGTACCAATCGATAAAGATTATGAAATATTCATGAAAACATTTTTTGATTATATAGAAAATTGTTTGAAACATGGCATTAAGGAAGGAATAAAAGAATGAAAGAGGATTTTATTTTTTCTCAACAATCAAAAAACATAAAAACATCAAATGAAGATAGTTTTTTTTGTCGCTTAAAACATAAAGATTTTATAGACAAGGACAATAATCCAAGACTGAATAATGAAGAAGATATAAAAATATTAGCTAAAATTAAATACAAATCAAATGGTATTCCAAAATATTTGATTAGAATAGACGAAACCAAAAAATTATTTAATCCAACATTAGATTTACCAGAAGTAAGGAGTATCAAAGCCTTACATTCTATCGGTGGTTCTGGTTTATCTTTTAAAGAGGTAAATAAGAAAGCCTTTGATCACTATTTAATGTTTCTTAAAACAGATAACCCTTCATGGATTTTAAATGCAGAAAGAGAGGATTTGTAGATGTCAAAATTAAATAAAACACAAATATATGCAATTAGATGGTTGGCTAGTCAAGCCACTTCTCCAGAAATTATAGCGTCAGAATTAGAAATAAACATAGAGCAAGTCAATAAAACTATGGAAAAATATGGATCTTCTACAACTAATGAAGACAATGTTCAAGTTAAAAAAAGCTCTACAAAAATATCAAATATGATAACAGAAACTTCTGGCAAAAAAACCAATAGTGTTGCTATAATGACTAAAGAAGCATCAGAAAGACATGATGCTATGAGAAACAAAACTCAAACCAAGCATAATAATGAAAAAACTATCTTTAGACCAAAAAATAATGGATAAATATATATCTAAATACTCGAACGGAAAACCAGTTTCTGCAGCACAGTATATTACGGAATTAATCTGTGAAAATAAAGCTAAAAAAGATAAATTAGATTTACATTATAGATTTTGGACAAGCAAATCATGGTCTCTTTTTTATAGAAATCAAATAGCTTCAGCAAATAAGCTTGTAGAAAAATATGATGCCAAAGCTATAATAGCAGCATTAAAACATAAAGATGCAGCAAAAATATATTCGTTGCGAGCGCCTCACCTTCCTGCTATAATAGAAAAAATGCAGCAAGAGATAGGGTCCCAAAACACTGTATTAAGTCAAAAATTTGATAGATCGGATAAAACATCTATCAGACCTCAGCAAAAAACGAAAAATATAATTTCAAAATTAGAGGAACTAGAATGACCTTAAAAGAGGATGTAATTAAAAATTTTGGTGATGAGATTATCTTAAGTGGCAATGCTTTGGTTGACAAAAAAGTTCTTACGATACCAGTAGGACCGTCTTTAGATATAGCTCTAAATGGAGGTATCCCAGAAGGAAGTTTTGTTGTATTAACAGGACAACCCAAATGCGGCAAGACAACAACTTCTCTAGATTTTGCAGCCACCGCTCAAAAATTAGATTACGCCTATGGACCATTTAAAGAAGGCAGACAAGTGTACTACCTTAACATCGAAGGTAGACTAAAGAAAAGAGATTTAGAAGGCATTCCTAATCTTGATCTATCAAGATTTCATATTATTGGTAGTCAACAAGGAAAAATATTACATGCCGAAGAATATTTGCAAATAGCAGAAAGAATTATAAACGAGATACCTGGATGTATTCTGATAATAGACTCATACTCTGCATTATGCACAGAAGCAGAAATAACTAGCGATATGGATAAAATGCAAAGAGCAGACGGAGCAAAACTATTAGCAAAATTTTGTCGTAAAGTAGCAAATGTAATACCTGTAAATAAAAATATTGTTATAGGCATTACGCATTTAATGGGTAATCCAACTGGATATGGAGCTGAATTTAAAGAAAAAAGTGGACAAGCTATCGCGTATCAGACAGACATAAAATTACGAGCAAAAACATTTAAGCCGTGGATTGTTGGTACCGATAATACTCAAATAGGTCAAGAAATAGAATGGCAAGTCGTTTGTTCTGCGCTAGGTCCGCCAGGAGCAACAACAACAAGCTATATAAGATATGGGCAGGGTATAGATAAACATACTGAATTAATTAATTTAGCTTCGGATGTCGGAATAATACATAAAGGCGGAGCGTGGTATACTATTACCAATCTAGAAGATAAACCTAAATTTCAAGGAACAGAAAAAGTTAGGGTTTTTCTTTTAGAAAATACAGAAGCGTATGCAAAAATAGAAAAAGATGTTAAGGATGTTTTGGGAATAAAATGAAAATTGTAGATTTGGATGGAAATATCCACCATTGGCACTTGACAGGACATATAGCAAAAGGTAGACTGGTCAATAAGTCTTCTCTGCATTTGGCAGCAAGAAAATTAATAGCATCAATGTTTCCAACGTTTCAGATTCTGGAAGAGGTTTCCATACCTCTTAGAAAATCTGAAGTATTATATCTAGATTTTTATTTACCATTACCCAAATTATGTATAGAAGTTCATGGCGAACAGCATTTTAAATTTGTTCCCTTTTATCATAATAATATTCTGAGTTTTTTAAAGTCTCAAAAAAGAGATACAGAAAAAACAGAATGGTGCGAAAAAAATAATATCAAACAAATCATATTTGCTTATAACGAAACAGAATCACAATGGAAAGAAAAACTTCAATATGAGTAAAACAACACAAGAAGAACTACAGCATTGGGATAAAATTCTAGACGATTATGAAAAAACACTATCATTACCGGAATACAGCGCTGGATGTTCAGTTCCAGAAATAGAAATAAATAACTATCTTAGCATGTCGAGAGATCAAATAGAAAAATTAAACCCAGAAGATTGTGCGCAGATATCTTATAGATTGTCTCAGTTCGGATTTTATTTACAAAGAAGCTTAAATAGAGAAATAGCAAGATTTAATTGGTCAGAAGAAAGTATCAAAGAGACTATTGCAGACGAAATAAATAATTATAAAGGATATGGGTATTTAGAAAAATCTTTGCAGGCTATTAAACACAATGACAGAGCATCAAATCTATTTAAAATAAAGAAATATGCTCAACAAAGAATGGACAGACTAAGTTATTTGGCCAATAATCTAAAAAATTTATCTGATATACTCCTCTCTATTCAAAGAACCAAGGTGAAGCATGCCTCTTGATAACGATGATATCAAACAATTAATAGCAATATTACAAAAGGGCTTATCGGACGAAACCGATAGCATAGCTGAGTCACCTAAAAAGACTAAACAAACATTTACGAAAACTAAAAACTATACAAAATCAAACAAAAAAGATAACAAGTCTAATAATAAATTTGATACAATGATGGAAAAAAATCTTCACAAAGAAGATCTTGAGGTAGATAAATTATTATCAAAGTATCCACCAACAGCAAGATCTAGAGAATTCTCACCCGTATCTGTAAAATGTAGAGTTTGTGGCAGAGAAGAGGAAATTAATCCGGCATTGATGAATGATGCTCCAAATAGATATAAATGTAATAGATGCTCAAAGGAGCCTGGGTAATGGTATTGTGTGATCCGTCAGCAGAAAGAGCGGTCCTCAGTTGTATTATGCAATACGGGGAAAAAGCATATTTCGAAATTAATGATATAATAAATGAATCTTGTTTTACTATAGATAGTAATCAACTTATTTATAGTTGTATCAAGCATATATTTGCTAATAACCAGGTCAGTTCCCTAGATATTGCGTCGATATATTCGGCGGCACAGGACATTGGTGTGGCTCATATTCTAAATAAAAAAGAAGAAGCTCAACATCTTAAAGCTGTTTTAGATTTTCCCGCCAATCTTGAGAACGTAAATCAATTTGCTATAAAAATAAAAAAACTAGAAATAGCAAGATCTTTACACAAAGAATTAGAGAATGCTCAAGATAAATTATTAGACGTTACCGGATCTGAATCTATAGCATCGATATTGTCAATTGCAGAAGATACACTTCTTGACTTTGGTTCACATCTATCAAACGATAACGAACCAAAAGCTATCGGAGATGGCATAGACGATTACATAGAATATTTAAAAACTAATCCTGTTGATCAGATAGGAATATCAACGGGCTTCCCGATATACGATCACGCAATAGGCGGAGGTTTCAGAAAAGGTACTGTTAATGTTATTGCCGCAAGACCAAAAGTAGGCAAAACATTATTAGCAGATAATATAGGATTTTTTATAGCTAATAAATTAAATATTCCTGTTTTGAATATGGACACAGAAATGAGCACAAACGATCATATTCACAGAATATTAGCAATGATGACAGAAACAGAAATTAATAGTATCGAAACAGGAAAATTTGCAACAACTCCAGCAACAGAAAAAAAGATCAATGACGCAAAAGAATCATTAAAGAATACCAAGCTATACTATAAATCAATAGCAGGAAAACCATTCGACGAGCAATTAAGTATCATGAGAAGATGGTTATGTAAAGATGTTGGATTAAATACTGATGGAACAGCTAAGGATTGTGTGATAATATATGACTATTTAAAACTTATGGATAGTGCTGGCATAAGCCAAGATTTAAAAGAGTATCAAATACTAGGCTTTATGATGACATCTTTACACAATTTTGCAGTTAAATATCAGATACCAATTTTAAGTTTCATTCAATTAAATAGAGACGGCATAACAAAAGAAAGCACCGATACCGCATCTGGTTCAGATAGAATTATATGGCTATGTAGTAATTTTTCTATTTTTAAGAGAAAGTCAGACGAAGAGATTGCAGAAGATTCTGGAAAAAGCGGTAATAGAAAATTAGTTCCATTAATATCTAGACATGGAGGATGTTTAGATGATAATGATTATATAAATTTTAATCTTAAAGGATGGTGCGCAAAAATTACCGAAGGCCAGACAAAATTAGAAATATCAAATGGCATCAAAAATACAAAAGATGGATTTATAGTAAATGAAGACAATGACGAAGAAGAAATCAGTTTCATATAATCAACATAAATTAAAACTATTGTCGGACAAATTGTGCGATAATATAGAATCTTTATTAGATTATTTCGGAATAGAATACAAAAGATTATCAAAAATGATAACAATGAGCTGTCCTATACACGGGGGAGATAATACATCTGCACTTAATCTTTATCCAGAAGGCGATACCTACAGAGGTAATTGGAAATGCAGAACTCATCATTGCGAAGAAATATTCAAATCTTCTATTATTGGATTTATTAGAGGTGTTCTATCCCACAATAATCATAATTGGCTAAAAAATGGAGATACTGTATCATCTTTTGACGATGCTTTAATTTTTGCTCAAGATTTTATAAAGCAAAATTTATCGGATCTAAAAATTGATAAAAAAATTATAGAAAAAACAAGTTTTGTCAATACCGTCAACTATATAAATACTAAACATAATAATAATCAATCTCGCGTTACTAAACAACATATAAGAAAATCATTGGCGATACCATCTTCTTATTTTTTATCTCGTGGATTCTCGGAACAAATATTAAATAAATATGACGTAGGAGACTGCTTGACATTAAATAAAGAAATGTCCAATAGGGCAGTTGTTCCTGTTTATGACTCAGAATATAGATATATGGTAGGATGCACAGGAAGAAGTATCCACGAAAAATGTCAAATATGCTCATATTTCCATGAACCAGGGCATCCGTGTCCCAAAGACGATTACGCTTGGTTGATGTCCAAATGGAAACACAATAAAGATTTTAAAACACAAGAATATTTATATAATTATTGGTTTGCAAAAGATTTTATAAAAAAAACAACGTGCGCTATTATAGTTGAAAGTCCCGGTAATGTATGGAGATTAGAAGAAACAGGGATACATAATTCTGTAGCAATATTTGGTTGTTCATTATCCGATAAACAAAAAATGTTATTAGATATTTCTGGAGCATTAAGTTTGGTTCTTATTATGGACAATGATGATGCTGGCAGTAAAGCTGCTGATGCAATAGAGAAAAAATGTAAAAAAACATATAATATTCATCATGTTAAAATTAGTAAAGAAGATATTGCATCAATGAATACAGAAGAAATAAAAAAAGAAATATTACCACAAATAGAAAGATTGTGTCTATGACCAAAATAATAGCATTTGCTGGACGCAAGCAGTCTGGTAAGACAACATCTGCTGAATTTGTTTTAAATTTATTTAATAGTTTAGTCGCAAATAATCTGAATGATGGTATAGCTAAAATATATAATTTTGCAGATCCTCTTAAGACTTTATGTATAGACGTACTAGGTTTAGAATACAGACAATGCTATGGATCAGATACTGATAAAAATGAATTAGTTGACTGTTATTGGGATGGACATCAATTATCAGCAAGAGATGTTATGCAAATTGTGGGTACTGATATTTTTAGGAAAATGAAACAAAACGTATGGTCTGACGCTACCATTAGAAAAATCTTGAAAGAAAAACCAGATATTGCCATTATAGCAGATTGTAGATTTCCAAACGAAGTAGATGTTATAAAGTCTGTGAATGGTATCATTATCAAGCTGAATAGAAATCCATATAATTCATGTCATTCTAGTGAAATAGCATTGGATCATAATCAATACGATCAATCTATATTTGATTTAATCATAGAAAATCAAGATATGAATATAACAGAACAAAATAAAATTATCTATGATTTCATAAAATCAAGGAGCATACTACCATTATAATAACATATTTTAGATCGTCTAGCTTTAATGCTCATTCTATGTGCGAGCAGCAATATTTTATAGAATATGTTTTGGGTTGGAGAGGACCGTCTGGACAAAAGGCGGACAAAGGAACAATAGTACACAAAGTGCTAGAAGTATTAGCCGTTATTAAAAAAGCTAAACAAGATAATTTAACATTTATATGCGATGATATCATTGGTAATATTGATATAAATAACTATAATCTTGATAATTTAATAGATATAATATACAACCATTACTCACTATCAGCAAAACATCATAAATGGTATCCAAAAGACAAAAAAGACTGTGCAGAATGGGTTTATAAGGCTATTAATTTTAATGATGGTATGTTCGATCCCAGAAATAGAAATATTTTGGAACCAGAGCAGCATTTTGATTTTACTATAAATAAATCTTGGTCACAATATTCTTATAAAACACCAGATGGAGTTATTTCAGGTAATCTGGCCCTAAAAGGAACTATAGACTTAATAACGTTAGTTAATGAAAAAACTATAGAAATTATCGATTGGAAAACAGGAAAAAGATTAGATTGGGCTACTGGCCAAGAAAAAACTCAAGAAAAACTAGAAAATGATCCTCAATTAAGAATATATCATTATGCTATCAGTCATTTGTATCCTCAGATCGAACATATAATTTTTTCTATATATTTTATAAATGATGGCGGACCATTCTCTATATGTTTTGATAAAAATGATCTTCAAAAAACAGAAGATATGCTAAGACAAAAATTTGATATAATAAAGTCTGCAAAAAGGCCAAAATTGCACAAAAGCTGGATGTGTAATAAACTATGTCATTTTGGCAAAACAAATTTTTCTGATTCAAGCATATTGCCTATATTAGAATACAGAGATGGGCAAATATGCAAACAGGGCGAATTTATGACTAAATGTGAACAAATCAAACATGATTTAGAGTTGCATGGTATGGATTTTGTTGTACAATCATATAAGCATCCAAATCATTCATTTGGAAAATATAAAGCACCAGGAAGTATAGAAGGAGAATAAGTAATGGGCGTGATTAAGGAATATGTTCCTTTACACGTCCATTCCTAAGTGACTCATTATTCACTTTTGGATGGACTAAGTAAACCAGAACAAATAGCTAAACGATGTCAAAAAATAGGAGCAAGCACGTGTGCAATAACGGATCACGGGACCATATCCGGATCCGTTCAGTTTTATGCTTCTATGAAAAAATACGGAATTAAACCAATCCTAGGATGCGAATTATATATCAGTCATAATGATTGTATGATAAAAAGTCCAGATAATTCAAAATTAAGTCATTTCATAATTTTAGCTAAAAACTATGAGGGTTGGAAATCTTTAATAAAAATAGTATCTAAAACAAATACTCCTGATGTATTTTATCATAAGCCAAGAATAGATATAGATACTTTGTTACCATACCTGGATGGCAATATTATTGGTTTTGCTGGTCATCTCGGTTCTGTTATAGCTAACGCCATAAAAGACCAGGATTCGAACTATACAATCAATTTGATTCAAAAATTAAAAGATGGTTTTGGTGAGAATAATTTTTTTCTTGAGTCTCAACTAATAGATCAAGAACAAAATATTGATCAAATTAATTTAACAAAAGAAGTTAGAAGACTGGCACAGATCACAAAAACAAAAGTCATAGCTACTCCAGATGCTCATTATTGCGAATCTGATGATGCTGTTGATCAAAGAATTTTATTATGCAATAATTTAAAAACAACATTAACAGAGATAAATAGAAAGCTTATTGCAGATGAAGAGGCTCCTATGTCATGTTTTTTTAAATCTGATAAGTATCATATTCCAAATTTTGACGAAATGAATAATATACATTCTACAGAAGAGCTGTATAATACGATAGAATTAGCAAATATGTGCGAAGATTATGATATTACAAATAAGCCAATGCTGCCTTTATTTAAATGTCCTAATTCTGATACTCCAGATGCATATCTTAGGCAATTATGTCGTAATGGATGGAAAGAAAAAATAGCCAATAATATACCTTCAAATATACAGGAAGAATATGTTGATAGAATCAAATACGAATTATCTGTTTTACAGGGCGCTGGGTTGTCCAGCTATTTTTTAATAGTGCAGGACATAGTGAACTATGTATCTTCTAATGGGTGGCTTCCTGGTCCCGGAAGAGGTAGCGCTGCTGGTTGTCTTGTGTCTTATCTAATAGGAATAACAAGTATAGATCCGATAAAAAATAATTTAATTTTTGAAAGATTCTATAATGCAGGAAGGAATACGAGCGACAGAGTTTCTATGCCAGATATAGATGTTGATGTTCCGATCAACAAACGAGAAGCTGTAGTAGAATATATAAAAAATAAATATGGCCATGATAAAGTGTCTCAAATGATTACTTTTAATACGATGAAAGGTCGTGGCGCTCTTAAAGAAGTCCTTAGAGTTTATGGAAATATATCTTTTGACGAAATGAATAAAATTACAAAATACATACCAGATGAAGCAAAAATAGCGGATGAATTACAAGAAATGAAAGAAGAAACAGGAGAGGCGTCCATTATTAGATGGGCTTTAGAAAATAATGTTGACAAACTCAAGGAATGGTGTTATTTATTAGATGACGGTACGCTCGCCGGACCGCTTGCTAAAAGATTCGAACAAGCAATTAGACTAGAAGGAACCAAATCTAATCAGTCAAAGCATGCTGCTGGAGTCGTTATATCTCAAGAAAAATTATCGGAGATTTGCCCAATGGTTTATGATAGTAAAAATAAACAGCTAATAGCAGGAATGGAAATGCAAGATCTAGAATCTTTAGGTGTAATCAAATTTGATATCCTAGGCATAGCCATGTTAGATAAAATTATGAATATTTCACAAATATTAGCTAAAGAAGGAGTTTAAAATGAATAAAGTTTTTTCAGAATTAGCTATCGGAGATAGATTTGAACTAAATGGAAATAGTTATATTAAAATTCAAGAAGTAAGAGTTAGTTGTTGCAGATCAATAAATGCTCAGGACGCAAATAATCCGTCGAGCAAAACGTTTGTGCAAGCAACAACCACGGTGACAGTTAATGCCTAATTTTCAAAAAATATGTGTGTTTGATATGGAAACTGACGGGGTTAACCCTGATCAGTGTAGTCCTGTGCAGATTGCTGCTGTTATTGTAGATCCAATAAAACTAGAAATAGTTAAAGATTCCGAATTTAATATTAATTTAAAGCCAGAATTATTAGAAAATAATATAAGTTACAAATATGAAGATAGTGATGTTCTTGACTTTCATTCAAAAGTACGAGGTTGCTCCAAGTCTTCTATATTAGAATCTTGGGGCAAATACCAATCACAAGAGGCTGGTTGGAAAATGTTCGTTTCGTATCTTGAAATGTATCATACAAAGTCTAACGGAACTAAAAAATCCTGCTTTTCTGCACCAATAGCTGCTGGCTTTAATATAAATAAATTTGATTTACGAATTATAGAGAGGCTTAGTGTAAAATATAATTCTCTAAATAAAGAAGGCAGATCCTCGTTGTTTTATCCCAGAGATGTAATTGATGTAATGAATCTTTTATTTTATTGGTTTGAATATAATAATGAACTTAAAAACTATACACTAGATAATCTAAGAGATTATTTGGGTATAGATAAAACTAATGCTCATGATGCATTAAAAGATGTGAAGGACACAGCCAATATCATGATAAGGTTTTTAAAATTGCATAGAAACCTGTCTAATAAAGTTAAATTTAAAGGATCTTTTGTAAATGCCTAAATGGTCTTTTGATTGCGGATGTTGTTTTGATATCATTGAGAATAATGGAGAGAAACATAAGTTATTATTTTCTCCAAAAATTGAATCTATAAATTTATGTTGCGCTAAAACATGGGAATTGATTTCTTCTGGAAACACTAAAGGATGTTTCCAGTTAGAATCTAGATTAGGCCAAATGATGGCTAAAAAATTAAAACCAGAAAATATAGAACAATTATCTGGACTAATCAGTATACTTAGGCCGGGATGCCTAGAAGCAATAAGAGATGGGAAAAGCGTAACAAACCATTATATAGATAAAAAAAATGGTCTGGAATCTATTAATTATTTCCATGAGGCTCTGGAGACCTCATTAAGTACCACCTACGGGGAAATGATATACCAAGAACAGGCTATGTCTATCGCAAAAGATTTGGCTGGATTCGATTTACAAGAAGCAGATTCTTTAAGAAAAGCTATCGGAAAAAAGAAACCAGAAGAAATGGCAAAAGTTAAACAAAAATTTTTAGATGGCACAAAAAAACTTAATATAGTCAATCAAAAAGAAGCAGAAGAAATCTTTGGATGGATAGAAAAAAGTCAAAGATATTCATTCAATAAATCTCACGGTATTTCATATGCTATGAACGCATATTTATCGGCGTATGCTAAAGCCCATTTTCCGGAAGCCTTTTTTGTTTCTTATTTAAAATTTGCTAAGGACAAAATAGACCCACAACAAGAAATCAAAGAATTAATTAAAAATGCCACGGAAATGGATATAAATATCTGTCTGCCAGATTTAAGACTACAAAACTCTAATTTCGGAATCTTTAATAATAAAATTTATTTTGGTTTAACAGACATAAAGGGTGTTGGGGACTCAGTGTTTGCTAAATTATCGGATATATGTAAAAATATTGATCTATATAAAATATCATGGACTGAACTGCTTATCAAAATTTTATTAAATATAAATTCCACAGCGGCTAAAGCTTTGATTTCTAGCGGAGCAATTGATTATCTTAATAAAAATCGTACAGAAATGTTGTTTGATCTAGAAATAATAAGCTCTCTTACTAAAAAAGAATTAGAATACATTGCGCCTATACTATCGAACACCATTACCTTAAAAGATATTATGAGTTATCTTATTAATTACTCAAAAGTGAATACAAAAAGAAAACAAGCAATACAAAGCTTATTGCAAACTATTAAAAATCCGCCGTATTCCTTAATAGATAAAATAGAATGGTTAGCAGATACGGAGTCATCTTTATTGGGTACGGCGATCTCTTGCTCAAAATTAGACACATATGACATAGAAATGACAAACACAGATTGCAAAACATTTAAAACTACAAATAGTATTTCTAATATTATAATGGCTGGAGAAATTACTAATATTAATATTATAAAAACAAAAAAAGGAAAATTATCCGGTCAAGAAATGTCTTTTGTCTCAATAGAAGATCAAACTGGTTCTCTAGATTCTGTGATATTTTTTCCAGAAATCTATGCAAAATATAAACACCATTTATTCGAAAATAATATTTTAATATTTGTGGGAAATAAGAGCAAAACAAAGGATGGTTTGATTGTGGATAAGTGTTTTGTGCCTAGGTCTTGACATCCTGTCCGCACAGGCTATAATATAACTGTTAGTCAATCGTTTGTTACTTTTTTTTGAGGAGATAATTATGAATATAACTTTGTTAAAGGGTAATCTTGCTAGGGATCCAGAACTACGAACAGTATCAACTGGAGGAAAACAAACCTCTGTTGTTAATTTTACTGTTGCCACTTCTAGAGAATATACAAAAGCCAACGGAGAAAAGGATAAGATTACTTCTTTTATCAATTGCGAAGCATGGGATAGTGGTGCTGATGTTATTGCCTCTTCTTTTAAGAAAGGTGATTTGGTTCTAATAGAAGGTTCTTTGAGGAATGATTCTTGGGAAAAGGATGGTGTCAAGCACAGCACATTAAAGGTTAGAGTAAATAATTTTTCCAAGATTACAAAGCTTTCTAAGAACAATAAATCAGAAGAGGCTGTGGCATTCTGATGGAAAGATTATCTTATCTAAGATAGCTTTATTAAAAAATAATCAGGGGTTGAAAAACCCCTTTTTATTTTATATCAATAAATAATATATGAACCAGAAACTAAAAATATTAATGTGTTCTGAGGCTAGTTTTATAAATTCTGGCTTTGGTAATTACACTAGAGAGCTGCTAACAAGACTTCATAAAACCAATAAATATGATATAGCAGAGTTTGCTTCGTATGGAATGGTGAATGATCCAAGAGATAAAGATATACATTGGAAATACTATGCAAATGCTGTAAAAGAAAACGATCCAAGAATGCAGGATTACTCTTCCAGATCAGATAATCAATTTGGAAGATGGCGTTTTGATAAGGTTCTGTTAGATTTCAGACCGAATGTTGTTATAGACATAAGGGACTATTGGATGAACTATTATCAGGCACAGTCATCACTGAGGCCATATTTTAACTGGGTTTTAATGCCAACGGTAGACTCTGCTCCGCAACAAGAACCGTGGATAGATACATTTTTACATGCAGATGCAATATTTACATACTCTGATTGGGGAGCAAAGGTTTTAGCAGATCAAAGTAATGGTAAAATAAATTATATAGCAACAGCCTCACCAGGAGTAAATCTTTCTGAATTCAAACCCAAACCAGACAGAGAGAAGATAAAACAAAAATACGGTCTTCCTTCTGATAGTTTTATCATTGGGTCTGTTATGAGAAACCAGAAAAGAAAACTTATACCAGAACTATTTTCTGCATTCAGACAACTGTTGGATGAACTAGAAAATGACGGGAATCCATTAGCAGATAAAACGTATTTATATTTACATACAAGCTATCCTGATGCTGGTTGGGATATACCGGAATTGTTAAGACAAAATAGATTATTAAATAAAGTTTATTTCTCATATCACTGCTCTAGGTGTCAAAATACTGAATCTCAGGTGTACACCCACCCTGTAAAAATTTGTAAAAATTGTATGGAATTATCTAGTAGATTTAGTTCCGTTACTAATGGTGTCTCCAATGAGACTTTGTCTGACATATATAATATGTTTGATATTTATGTTCAATATGCTATATGCGAGGGATTCGGAATGCCACAGGTTGAGGCTGGAGCATGCGGCGTACCAATAGCCACAGTTAATTATAGCGCAATGGAAGATGTTGTACATAAACTAAATGCACACCCAATAAAAATTAAATCATATTTTAAGGAATTAGAAACAAAGGCGATAAGAGTTTATCCAGACAATAATGATCTGAATAAATTTATTCTAAAGTTTATGAGATTGTCTAAAAATAGACAAGAGGAAAAAAGAAAAGAAACTAGGCTATTAACAGAAAAATATTATAATTGGGACAATATTGCTAAGATATGGGAAAATTTCTTGGATTCAGAATCATTGTTTAAAGCAAAAAGAAATTGGTCAGATCCTCCAAAATATTTGTCTTCTATTAAAGAGAATAATATATCTAGGGCAAATCATTTTATGTCTACATATACAATATGTGCGAATAATATGGAGGACCCTGATTTTTTTGGTACATCTATATGTTTAGATATGCTAAGAGATGGAGATTATGGTTTTTCACAAAACGGTATGAGTATTGTTGGAACAGATATCAATCAAACTCAAAAACATCTTCAAATTATTATAGATAATCATAATCAGGCAGAGTACGCCAGAAGTAATAATATGAAATTTGATGAAGACTTTATAGAATATTCACAAATCAAGAGTAATACATAAAAATGAATATCTTATATATAGGACCATACAGAAATGAATTAGCTGTTGGGCATGCTTCTAGAAATATTATAAATACATTATCCGAGATAAGTAATCTAACAATAAGACCTATATATATATCAAATAACAATTTTCCTATGTCCTTAAAACTGGACACTCTGGAACAAAAGGACACAAATAATGATTATGATATTATTATACAACATTGTTCTCCTTATTTATTAAGTTCGCTATATGATAAAAATATCAAAGCTAAAAATATTGCTATTCCTATTATAAATAAAACAATCAATAAAAAACAATATGAAATTTTACTATCTGATTTTGATAAAATATTAGCAGATGATGCGACTGTTGAATTGATATTAAGGTCTAATTATAGTTTAAATAATGTAGAGCTATTTAGATATAATATAATAGACGATAAAAATAAAATACAAAAAATTAATTTAGATATCCATAATCAAAACAAAAAATTCTATTTTATAGGATCATTTTTTAGCAATAAACAGATTATAAAAACTATTATCAAAAGCTTTTATTTTACTTTTGGTAATTCTACAGATATGTCTTTGATATTATTTATACTAGAAAATACCGAGGAATCAAAAGCAGAATTAAATAAAATAATTGAAAATGTAAAAAAAGAACTAAATATAGTTGGAACAAATTATTGTCATAAAATTATTGTGAAAATATTGTCAGAAAATGACTTATTGTCTGCTCATAATTCTTGTGATATATTTATTTCTTTATGTGACTCAGGCATAGAATCTAGTTTTAATAAAACAATAGCATCAACATACGGGAATTATATTATAGACGAATCAAATACAAATATGTTCTACGATACCGATCCTGGGTATTTGGATACTTATTATTTTGGAGAAGTGAGATTAACAACGAATATTATCAGCTTATCTCAATCTATGGTAAATTCCCTTAATTCAACAACAAAAGCCAACACAAATACTGCTCAAACAATAGATAAAATCATATGTCAATAAATTACCAAGTACACAATATATTACATAGTATTTATTCGAACCAAAGAAATAATCTTAATATTTTTTATACATACAATTTCAGTCTTTTCGATAAAATAATTATAGATATCCCAGGCATCAATTTTTTGCATAATGGAGTATTTTTGAACTGTCCATTATCTTATGCTTTATGTGTGATTAACGACCCCATAGATTTTGCTCAAAATATAAATGCATATAATAATCTATATGCCAATAAAATCATATTTTTCCATGAGGAACCAAATGCTTCCTTAAAAAAAGAAGATTTGTTCCTTTTAAAAAACTCTTTATCAAGATTCGAATTGTTCTCTTTTAATAAAAACTATGCTTCTTGGTGCAATCCGAATATAAGATCATTAACATATGGAATAAAACCATACACAAAACAAATAAATAAAGATAAGGACATAATTCTGCTGTATTCTAATAGCCATAAACAGACAAAGCTAATATACGATAATCTAAAACAAATATATCCAAATACCAAATTGCTAGAAATTAATGCTACACAATCCTATGATGATATTATCGAAATCATATCAGAATACAAAATATGTATAGATTTAACATCATATTACAACATATTGTGCGCTGTGTCTGTCGGTTGCTATGGTATAACAGGACAAAGGGGGTACAAAGACGAATATATAAATCAAATTAAGGATTATCAAGAACTAATTGATATCATAAAAAAAATACTATCCCAATTTGAATCAAATACCGACAGTATGCAAAAATATATTGCGGATAATTACTCGTATGAATTTTTTATAGAAAATATCAAACACATAGTCACAAATTATTCCAAAAAGGCTGTTATATTATGAGCAAAAATATTAATATCGTATTACAGAATACCAATTCTACTTTAGCTGGCTTTGAAAATGTTTTGATCGATCAGATATCTTCTGTATATAGTTTTTCTTGCGATATAATAAATTGTTCTTTTGCTAGCTTTTTTGATCACTCAAAATTTTGGATAATAATTGATATTTTGATAGACAAATTAAAGCCCGGTGGTCAACTTATTATAAACTTATATGATTCACAAAGAATCGCTGCTCTATATGCTAATAATCAAATAAAAAATTCGGATTATCTAGCATTAATAAAAAATATAAACAATTGTATATCATTATCTGATATTATTGATTTTATTTCTAACAAAAAAGATATTTCTTTAATAGACACAAAGAAAGATCAATTAATTACCAATATTTCTATAATAAAGAATTTAAATAATGGCTAATACTCATTGCAAAGGATGTATTTTTGCTGTGTTAGATCAAATAATAGAAAATTCTTGCGAATTCGATATTCCAAAATATATTAAAGATATAAAAGAAATTTCAATCAAAGATAAGTATCTATATATCAGCAATTATAGATGTAAGTATGCATTTTCTGAGAATATACTAACCGAAAACCAAATGGATAAAGATTCTATAAAATATACTCTGATAGAAAAATCACACATACAATATTATTTGGTTGTAGATGCTCGTAATCTATCCTCCACAGAAGATTTTATAAAGCTAGCAAAAGATATAAATAATTTAGATATATCTCCAAAATTAGTATCTATCTTAATTACTATCAACGATACTAATAATAGAGAAATCTATAAACAAATATATGAAGCTATCGACAGTAAAATTAAATGGAAATTACATGCTTTTTTGAATAGTCTTAATTTTAACGAAGCCGGACATATTGCTGCTGAAACTAATATTCAAACAAGTGAATCATCATTAATTTATTTTTGGGATTATTCGTTATCTAATCAAACGTCAACCAATAAGAGATTAAATCATGTATTTTTTGTTAGAAATATTCAGCAAAACAATGCCTATGGATTTGAATCCTCTGGGTTTGATGGTTTGTGCATACCCATAAGTTTGTATAAGTCTGTAACAACTTTAGTAAACAAAAATATTATCGAAGGTCTGTCTTACGCTGGGATTTCTCTATCAAAATATGACGAATAAAAATAAACAAACATTATCTGCTATTATTTTAGCATCGGAAATTACTAAAGGAATGAAATCTGTAGGATCAAAAGCGCTATTGCCGATATATGGATCTGTAACCTTGATAGACTATCAAATACAGTCATTAAAAAGATTTTATAATCCAATTCAGATACATATATGTACTGGTTTTGATCATGAAAAAATTGTGAAAAAAACACAAAAGTACAAAGATATAAAATATATTTACAACAAAGATTATGCTATACACAATCAAGTGGATTCTTTATTGTTATGCTTAAATAAATATAATTTAAACCATGCTTTAGTTATTAATAATGGTGTTATTATGTCTCAAAAAATTATTATAGATTACAATAACACAGAAATTTTTACTATTAATTCTTCAAAAAAAATAGAATTCGGTATAGGATGCAATATACAAGATGAGCACACAAACTATTTATTCTATGACTTACCAAATAAATGGATAGAGTGCGCATTTATCAATACCAGTGTTATAAAATTTCTACTAGAATATTCTAAAATAAAAGATTTATCTAAATTATTTTTATTTGAAGCATTAAATCTTGTATCAGAAAATATACATAGCCTTAAAACACAACAAATAGATAAAACCTCAGCAATAAAAATTAATACCATAAAAGACTTATCAAGAGCGAAAAAATACTATGAAAAATATATTTGTTCAAAACAATTATAATAAATTTATTAATAATTTACAAAACATAACTATTCCAAATTTTAATTTTTATTTTAATAAAGTTGAAAATAATTTACATAAATTATTTTTTACATTAAATTTAACAGATTATATATTTTGCTCTTCTGGCATTAATGATGAGGTCATCTCTTTCATAAAAGATAATGAAGAAAAAAATATTAATATATATATTTATCACGATATATATAATGAATATTTGACAAAAATCATACCTAAAGCTAAACATATTATAGATGAAGAGCATTATACAGATTTTGGCGTCAAATTAAGCAATAATATTATTAATACAGATTTATATTATAATGATAAAAATATAGTAAAAAAGAATCAAATTATAGTATTTTTAGAAAAACAAACAGCCATACCAGAAGCAATCAAAGAAAAATTATATCCTGATGGTATGAACGTATTAATGTTCAATAGCTCTTCCATCCAGAACGATCAAAATATTGGGTTTTTACTAGAGTCTGATAGGGCTGATATTCTCAGAAAATCTCTATATTTTGCATGTGATGCGGACTATTATGGCATAGAAGCAAAATTATGTGGATGCGAAATATTAAATATTCATAATCTTGATGATAATATAAGCAATAAATATGATACAACAAATTATATAGAATATAGAGAATATGTAAGGGATACATTATCATGAAAAGAAATAATGATCTTGGGTTTTTAATGCCCATACTCGACAATAATCAGTCATGCAACCTAGCGTGTAATACAATCTCAAAACTAATTTTAACAAGACCCAAAAAACAAATATGTATATTTAATAGTTATTCTGAAAAAATACAAACCTATAATATACCAATATTACATATTAATCAAGCTAAATTTTTTAGAGGGGATATGGTAGTATTTGATTTATATTGTTTAGAATTATGCGGCTCTTTTTCTTTGTTAGAAAATGTATACTATTATGCTCAAAATATTCCTTGGTCTAATAATCAATCTTTGTATAGACAATGGAAAAAATTATTTGATAAAAATAATGTCAAAATTATTGCTGCTAACAAATATATTAATGACATGTATAATATAGCATGGTCCAATTCTATAGGAATTTCGGAGACATTTGATTATGAAACAATCAATAATTTACTCTAATTTAAATGATCAAGAAAAATATAAAATATTACAAGATCTATATATTAACAAAAAAATGAGTTTTGCAGATATTGCTCGACAATATAATACTTATGCAAACAAAGTTAGAAGAGATGCGATATCTCTAAAAATTAAGATTAGAGATAAATCGGAAGCGCAAAAAAACGCTTTAAATACTGGCAAGCACAAACATCCGACAAAAGGTACGATTAGGTCTGAAGATACTAAGAATAAAATAGGTAAAGGGGTAATGATTTCATGGGATAATTTATCAGAATCAGAGATGCAAGAAAGAAAAAATAAAGCCAAACAAAATTGGGAAAATCTTAGCAAAGATGAAAAGCAACATATGCTTAAGCTTGCTAATAATGCTGTTAGAGAAACAAGTAAAGTAGGATCAAAACTTGAAAAATACATATTGTCTAATCTAATAAAAAATGGATATAAAGTAGATTTTCATAAGGAACAAACACTATCAAATACAAAGTTGCAGATTGATCTATTTATTTCTAGTATAAATACAGCTATAGAAATAGACGGGCCTTCTCATTTCGAGCCTGTTTGGGGAGATGAGGCACTAAAAAGAAATATATCTTACGATAACAAAAAAGAAGGATTAATTATTGGTAAGGGTTGGAATCTGATCAGAATAAAACAAACAAAGGATTTTTCTAAAACCAGGGCTGATTTGATTTGTTTAAAGTTAGCAAATATATTAGCCAAAATTAAATCAGGAAACACATCGGGATCAAAAACTTTTAATATAGAGGACAAGTAAATCATGAGCAAAATTAAAAAAGAGACCGCAGAAGTCAAGCCAGATACCCAGGAATCGATCAAAATACCTACATGTAATGATCTGGAGTGGACCGACTACGTTCTGGGGCTTTTATCCGATGATGAAAAAATAAAGGGCAATCCAACAACAGATGGTCTAAGAAGAATTTTTGAAATAGCATTAAAATGTACAGTTATACATTCTGATACAACAGTCATCCAATCTCCTTCTCCAGATAACGAAAAAAGAGCCACAGTAACTCATAATTTGACATATGTAATGAATGATAAGTCTATAGATGAGGGATTATTAGTTAGATCAACAACAGGAGCTGCGGATGTTTATTGGGGAAATTGCGACAAGATATATAGAAATCATCCTGTTGCTGTAGCAGAAACCAGGGCGGAAGGCAGGGCTTTAAGAAGAGCCTTAAAATTAAGAAAAGTAGTAGCAGCAGAAGAATTAACAGAAGATACAGAAGATCATCCAGATGCTAATTCTGTTAATAAAATTACTAATAATCAAATTAATTTTATTGACGTGATTGCTCAACGTCTTAATATAAATGTAAGCAAACTATTGAAGCAACAATCTTTGGATAATAAAAATATCTATGATCTTGCTCATCAGGATGCTGTTGACATAATCAGATTATTGTCAAAATATCAACAAACCGTAAGTGATATTGCAGAAGATATCATAGGCTATAATAATGAATGGAAATAATTATGAAAGTATTTTATAAGGCTAGCGAAAAATTAACCTTTGAACTAGAATCAGAAGGACAAAAAGAAATATTTAAAGATCTGGCTTTGATACAAGAAATATTCAGTGAGGAAAAATGCGGATTATGCGGAAGCACAAATCTAAAATTTGTAGTAAGAAATGTAGAAGGTAACGATTACTATGAAATAAGATGCGCTGATTGCGGGGCTGTTTTAGCGTTCGGTCAACATAAAAAAGGCGGCACATTATTTCCTAAAAGAAAAGATGATGATGGTAACTGGCTCCCTAATAAAGGTTGGCACAAATATCAGAAAAAAGACTGAATCACCATTTGTCGATAGGACAATTCTGATCCTTGTTTGCCAATTTATTCATATAATTTCTATCTCTAGTAATAGCACATCCACATTTTGTGCAAGTATTATTTGTTAGAAATTCGCAAGATAAGCATATCTTATATCTTTGCTCTATTAATTCAACGGAGCTTTCTGGTATTAGGGAATGTATGGCTGCTGGAACATGTTCTTTATCTTTTAATAGTGGACTTTTGCAAGGAAACATGGGCGGTTCGTTAGAGTCATAAAAAATTACTTTATTTCCGCATTTAGAGCATTCATAATAGTCGTTAACTTTAACAAAATTACAAAATATATCTGACATACTATTAACTAAAATCATACGGTATCCAATATGTTTCGTCTTTAGATTTGACCATCTCTCTTCCTCTGTGCTCGACCCCATCCACACTTCCAAAATAAGTTCTAAATAACATTTCGTTAAGCCACTGGTAATAAACATTTGGCGGTGCTACATAAGAGCCGGTTTTAGAATCAATACATTTCCAAACTCTAAAAGATGAATCAGACGGGCCACCAGGAGCTGGGAGGATACTTTTTGTTAATTCCCCAAAATTATTTGGCTCGTAAAGATCAAATTCAAGATCTTTATTCCTTAATAATCTTGGTATTCTTTTAAACTCAACATAGAGTTCGTTTGTATTATCTAAATTAAAAATATTATATACTTTATTTTTTAAATCTCCATCTGGCTCTATATCAGGATTTTCTGGACCAATAGGCGTGATATATTCATAAATTCCTATAACTTCCTGAGCCCTTTCTTTACCATCAAGACTTAGAAAAAATTTTCTTTCTATTATATAATTAGGATTATTTTCTTCTGGCCATTTTACTTTTGTATATTTAGATTTTATAGCTTCTATACCTTCATCTGATAATTTATATTCAAATCCATAGAGTCCTCTGTTATTATTAAAACTTTCATTTACACCTATATCTTCTGGAATATCATTTACTGATGGCTGAATACATATTGTTTTAGCATTTAAAGTTACAATATCATTGTAGCCTAAACATTTAAATTTTACAGTCTTTAATACTTTTGGGCTTCTATCTTTATCGATAGCACAACCCTGTTCTGGATCTATATTTATCCAATATAAATTTTTGTTTTCTTTTTCTTTAATAGTCAGGGACTGGTCATTATTTTGCGTTATCTGAATATTAATATGAGGTATACTAGCAATGTTATCTATAGGATTTTCTAGTTTATTTAAATAATATTCTATATTATTTTTTTCATCGTATAATTGCCTTAATACTATCATAGCTTCTTCTTTTTCTGAATACATTTGTTTATTTCCTTCAGAAGAAGAAAATGGAAAAATGCCATATGTTTTTGATAATTTTTTACTTTCTGTGATTTTAGCCTCTATGAGATCTTCTAGAACCAACAATCTATCTTTTAATTTAGGTAAATCTCCAGGATTTTCTAATTTATATATTTTAATTGGAGTTAAATTTTTATCAAATATAATTGTTCCTGTCAAAAAACCACCATCTTGTCTACTCAGGTCGATATCAATTTCTGTAATTTCATTATTAAGAATCTGCTTTTCGTACACATTAAAATGAATATCTTTAAATATTTTGTTATATATTTTACCATATTCTTTATTGATATTATTATCTATATATATGTGTTTATGTTTATTTATAGAATTATTAATATTATTTGTTTTATATATAAATGCATGACTTTTAATAGTGCCATCAATTTTTGTATTGGAGTTATCAAGTATAATGGAGCAGGTATTTCTATCTAATGAAGAATTTTTTCTATAATGAATTCTATCTATAAATGGAATAATCTTGCTTTGTATATCTGGTTCGGACAAAGTAAATCTTGTGGTAACATTCGAACCATACCCATAATTACCAACTCCCCAAGCAGAAATATTTTGATCTTCTGACATATTCGTATTTATTGCTTGACTATTGCCGAAAGACCAAATATTTAAAGGTATAATATTTTTATTATCAATAGTAGTATACTCATCATCCATAACTATAATTCTATTACTATTTTTTTCTGACAACGAGATAATGCTCCCAGATTCTGCAGAAGATTCAAGAATTAAAATAGTTTTATAGGATTCTGAATCAAATATATATCCAATATTTAATATATTATTCTCTAGAATATTGTGTTGCAGCAAAAAGATTTGGCTCTCTAAATAGGTCAAAACAAAATCTTTTTTGTTCTCAGTTTTGTAATCGGCTAGTCTTTTTTTAAATGTTTCCAACGATTCAGTATCTATATCTTCTGGTTTTTTAGGAGTAAATTCTACTATTTTTTTATTGTTTTCGAAAAAATAATATGCCCTTAAACCTTCTATAACTACCAGCCTTTTTTCGTCTATTAATGTATCAAAATTATCTGTATTTTTAGTCAAATCAAAAATATTATTATATTTTACATAATTATCGGTATATAACATATCCTTAAAGCTATTAATGGGTTTACCAGGAATACCCCCTAGTCCCATTAAACTTTTTACAAATATATAAACCTGTTTTCTATCTTTATTTCCGCTTATATGACAGATATCATCATCATATAACTTAGTGTCTAAAGGATCAATCTCCCCATCTTCTGTTAAAGTCTTTATATAGTTTTTATAAAAAATATCTATAAAATTATCGTCTTGTACAAGATTACTTTTGAATAAAGATAAATTTCTTAGGTATCCATCATAACATAGTTTATAAAATTTATATTTTGGTTTATTCATAACTACTGAATTATTATATTTAAATATAGAAGCTTCTAACTTATAAAACATTTCATTATCTTTTGATATGCTCAATAAAACTTTGTCAGAAGATCCAACAGGATATTTCTGATAATTCGGAACATACCAATCTTGATTAAATGTATCTCTTTGTCTCTGAGTTCTCATAGAGTTTAAAGTATCGACAAGAACCCTTGTCTGTTCGTTCATTGCTGAATCAAATCCACCAAAACCAGCCGCAGCCCCTATCAGGGTTATTGGAAAAATAAATAATAAAGGCATAATAACCAAAGGATTAGGTTGGGAATATTTAGGAATATTAATATTTTCTTTAGAATATCTACATAATCTACCATCTATAGTGTAAGCATTAGGAGCATTAATCACAGAAGGAGGTAATAAATGTAATTTATCAGTCAAATCAGCAATAAAATTGTATCCAGGAATAGATGGGTTTTCATTTTCATATTTAATATTGCCTAACATATCTCCAGGAATAAATCCATGATTATTCTCTGTTCTATGTAAAATAAGTTCCCAATTACAAAGACTATTTTGAACAAGGTTTGATCTATTTCTTTGTATACACGAATCAAACCCCGTCATTTGTTGCGTGGCTATAACTCTATCATATGGCTCAAAAATATCGGATTCATCGGTTACAGCTATACACAAAGTAAATGTAGTATCAGAAGAATTGGGCGCTTGATTGGATTCTTTGCTTTGAGAAAATAATGGCATGCCTATAACTTTGCTAAATTTATGACTATTATTGCATAATTTATTTTCTATCATAATTTTTTTGTACTTAGCAACCTCTATATCGGAATATCCAGCAGCACTAAGTGTTGCAGATAAGTCTATTGTGTTATTTATTTTATTAGAAACATTATTGTCTATATATAGGGTGGATTCAGTATAATTATTATTGGATGCGTTTTTATATATGTCTAGAAGATCAGAAAATTTAATATTAACATTATATTCATAATCTTCTATGTGTTCTTGATTTAATAAATAAATTCTATAAACAGGATCTCTCGGGGTTTTGGGATCATCTTTAAATGGTGAGATACTACTTTCTCCTTTTAATGAAATATTATCATTCATATACCACAACGAATATAAAAACTTTTTAATTTCGTCAGGGTGGGTTGCTGGTGCGCCGACACCTTTTATCTCCCCGTATCGGTCTGGCAAAGAAGAAAATTCTGCATATTTTTGATAATATGAGTCTTTAAACCAAGGATCTTTTGGTTTGCTTGGATTACCATCTTCAGACGGTGGAGGATTCAGTCTTTCTGATACATTTGCACATGGATATATTTCTAACCAGATTACTAAATTTTTCGGATTAACATAATTAAGAAAATTTAATTTCACTTCTATATTGCCTATGCTTGATCCACCGTGCCTATTCCACCTTAATCTCCTCTTTCCTTTAGATTTTCTATCTTTAAATGGTATCAATGAGCCAGGTCGAGAAAAAGTATAACTAGTATAGTAATTATTTTCTGCTATATTATCTGTACAATAATTATCTGATGATACCGGATTATCATCTTCTATAGCCAGGTTTTGATCGAATTCATCATTATAATTTAATGTTTTTAATGATACATTTCCTCCTATACTTCTATATCCATAATTTGTAATATAATCTCCTACCTCGGCTCTTTCGTATGCCTCAAGATCTTCATCGTTTTTGATATTATTTGGATCATATGCTATTTTATCTACTTTTAATAATATTGAGCTTTTGTATATTCTTGTTTGACCATCTAAAAAATCGTTATCTAATGTGTGAAATCCTGGTCCTTTAAATACTTGTACGTCTCTATTATATGGATCAAAATTAACAACAGAAGATAGGTTATTAAATTGTTTAGAATTTGTCCAACCATGATAGGGGTGGAAACATCCTTTTCTGAATAGTATCGGAGATCCGAAAGAAAGATCTGTATCATGACATAAATGAGTTACCGTTCCATCATCTCTTTTATTGCCATTTAAAAGTTCTTCTTTTGTATCTATATTTTTAAGATAGGATCCTGGTCGTGGATGATATGGAATATTAATATTTAATGATTTTATAATATCTGCAGAAAACCCTCCATATGCGCCAACATTTAAATGATTTGTTGATAATTCAGTTGGAGCTTTTACAGAAACAGTCTCGTCGTTATCCGAAGGGTCTATAAAATCAAATCCAGAAAGATTCGAACCACCATCCAATATAAACCCGGCTTGATCCACAATCCCCTCATATAAAGAAGGACACCCTAATCCTTTCTCTGTAGGATCTGATAAATGAGTTAGAGTAATTCTATCTAAAATAATAATAGTATTATTACAATCATATGTTATAGAAAAAGGACACTGCAAATTTTGTATAATTTTATTACCTTTTTTATCCATAACCATAGGTATAGCAAATTTATGATAATTATTACCTAAAGGTATAACTGCTGGGGGTAAACTATTTCCAGGGCCTGGTGGTTCATCAGGATTAGCTAAACCTTGAGGAACTTTTACAGAACAGTCTGTGTATGATGGCCAAAATACTCCTTGTTTTCCTATATAGCATTCTCGAATATTAGGAATCATTATAGATAAATTTCTTCGAGCTTCTATATATTGTACTGAAGCTGGTCGCAATCTGGTGAATCTGGTATAGGATGTAGTAATAATAGTATTTTCTTCTTCTGTTTGTTCCCTATCTTCTCCTTCTATGTTTGTTTTTTTTGTTTCTATTATTCCATTAACATGTATGGTAACAGTATCATATATTGTAGCAAAAGATGTTCTAACACGGACTTCTAAAACATATTTCCCTGGAGCCTTAATGAAAATCTTTGGCCCCGCTGATGTGGCTGTTTCGTATCTGAGAGTTGGTTGTTTGGGATCTCCAAATCTTATGCAATCAGTTCCGGAAACTCTTCTCCATAATATATCTGGAGCTTCAGCTCCTATTATACTAGTTTCATATTTTTGATTATATTCTATTGCGTCTGGTAGTTGATATTCGATTTCTTTTATAGAAGATGCATCTTGTCTTCCAAAGTCTATTTCTATGTCAGGACCAGCTGTAATAGGTATTCTAATATTTTTTATTTTAGTTTTTTCTATATCCCATAATGGTATAATATTTTTTTCGGCAGGATTTTGTGAGTTTTCTAAAATTATTTTTGTAGCGGTATTATCAAAATTTGTTTTTATATTGAAAAATCCCGCACTAATAGAAACATTATTATAAATTGTCTGATTAAATAAATTTTTATCACATTTACTAGTTATTTCTTGATTAATCTTGATGTGTGGCCCATTAGGTAATCCTTCTCTATATTTTAATTCAGAAATATTTTCTAATTTAAGTTTTGATCCATACTTATGTATAATCTTATAAAATAAATCACTACGTGTAGAAACAAAACCATTAGAGTATGTAGATTGATGATTTGTTTTTAAGTTTACATTAGTATTTAAATCAGAAAAATATTTTGTTATTATATTTAGTGCTTGCTTTACAATTGTTATTTCATTTTCAACCGACCTAGGTACAGAGTTTATAAATTCGAAAATAAAATCTTGAATCTGTTGGTCTCTCAAAATAGATACGGTTGTTCTATCAATTAAAGGATGAGTAGCAAGTAAATGGCAAATTTTTTTAAATAATTTAGATTGCAAAGAAGTTAAATTGGGTAAGGGTACCATCGCTCCCTTCATTCTTTGAATTCTTCTTTTATTGAGATTGGCAGATAACGCATGATATACTTCTCTATATATATTAGATAGAGATGGAGATATGAATGATGAAGAACAGGATTTATTTTCATAAGCTTCTACTCTTATTTCTGGAGATCTAAAATAACTATATGTATCTCCGTAAGGTATCCATAAAGATACATTTGAGCTTGAATCTATAATAGGATCTTCATTGTCTAAATTGATAGTAAATAATATGTCTTGTTTTGTTGTATTTTCATTAGAGGCCAAAAGATTATTTATGGTAAAATATCTAAGATTTGTTGATGGTAAAAAATCTTGATTTTTCTTTGACAACGGAGCTTGATCTGGCAGCAATATTCTATCTTTATCTACTTTGATTAAATTTGTTGTATCGTTTAATTGGATAATATAATTTTCATTAATTTTAATTTTATAATATTGATTATCTTTATTTGGTAATAATCTGATAGAACTTCCAATAGGAATTTCATCTATAGTTAATCCAGACGAAGAAGAGCTATTTCTTTTGAACCAAAACATAAGCCCATACTCTGGATAAAATGGACATAGTTCAGACGTTAGTATCCAGTCTGTTGACATAAATGGAGAATCATTTATTTCCCAACTCTGAAATTGTGGCCTAAATATATAAACCGCATCCTCTACTCCTAAGTTTGGAGTAAATGTGGTAGCTCCTCTATATAAACTTATAGTATTAATATAACTGTTTTTACTTGTGACGAATACCGGATGCCAAACATCGGTTTCTTGTGTAAAATATATATTTTTCTTTATAAAATTTATAGCATTTGTCATATCCACGTCACTAGAATGCAAATTAGACATACCATTCCAAGAATATATTATCTTTGATTCTTTGGAATTATATGTATAACTGTATAAATCATCAAAGAAAGACTTATCATAAAAAACACAATTCTTAGCCATTAATTATTTCCTATTAAAATCCACTTACCGTTTTCGAATAAAAACATCCCTCTTTTTTGTATTCCTGCATTTATATTAAAATTAAATCTGGTATTGTCAAAAATAATTGGGATCCTCGGTGCATTTTCTGGTTTTTTGAAACCTTGAATATATGTCAAAGATATTATAGCATTATTACCAGCAGTAATATTACCAAAAACAATAAAAGATTGCTTAGAAATAGGCTCATAAAAACCAGAAGAAGTATCATATCTACATAATAGTTTTGCTCCTCTTGGCGCAGTATAGCCACATCTGTCTTTCACATAAACTAATTTTCTAATTCCATAATCCATAGGCATAATAGAATATTCAACATCATCAATAAATGCTCTTGTAGGATAAGATTCAGAACTACCGTTGGGCAATATCATATCTTCTTCTAGTGTTATATAAACCATTTTATATGGGCATTTATTTTTAGTGTTACTTTTACTTACAAAATTATTTAACAAAGATATGTCGTTACCGCTAGCCACAATATATGGAGGTAATATTTCTCCTTCGCATCCTCCGCCGCTAGCTGACCAAACTCTTCTGTCGTTATCCCATCTTACATCTATAGGCCCAACAGGCCAAAGATCAGGGCGCTCTGCCCAGTTTAAATGAAAATATTTACTTTTTGTTTTTACCCATTCATTGCCATCCTTTTTATATCCTTTACCTATAATATCTCCTAATAAATTATTTGATGTTGGTAAAAAAGCACCATCTTTTGTTAAATCATTGGTTCCAGAGGCTGTTAATATAAATCTTTTTGGTCTTCCATAATTATCTATTTCTAATGGTTCATCAGCCGCATTTGGCACAGGATACCCTTCCGTATCATAACCCCAACCATGCATCATCAAAGGTCCTCTTAATCCAAAAAATCTTTGATTTAATAAAATGTTTTCATTAGTATTATATTTATATGTTAAATCTATATCATAAAAATCTTTATTTACTGTTTTGCTTAAATCTGTAACTTTCATTAGTTCATTGCTCTCTAGTCCAACTTGATATTCCGAAGATGGTACTCTACTTACGCAAAATTGTCCTGTTTGTGGATCATATAAGCTTTGTAGATTTTTAGTTATATCAAGACTCTCAAAATCTATAGGAGCATATTCTGATCTTCCTATCACAGCTATACTATGTCTTGATCTTTCGCCGCTTGTGGGTGGTTGTGCATTAGGGTTCTTAAATTCGCCAAAAGGAACTACTATAGGATTTAAAGATAGAATATTTATTTCTCCAGGAGCATCTGTATCTGTGGATTCTCCAGATGGATATACTATCTTTGAGCCACAACATAATGGACAAGGATAATCTATTTCATTTTCAAAATCATCTGTATCTTTACTAGCAATAGACGCTTTATAAAAACCTAATCCTCCGCACTTTGGACAGATAACATTTTTCTTTTTTAGATCATTCGTTATACATCTTGAAGAAAGCGAATATGTACTTCCAAATACTGTAGGATAAAATGATATCGGAGAAAAAAATCCATCCATACTCATTACTGATTTAGAATCATATTCTTTTGACAACTCAGATAATATTTCATTTGGCATATACAATGCCGTTTTAGTATGATGCCTCTCTAATTTTGAACCAGAAGCTCCAGGGTCTTGAGAAACTATGTGACTTTTAGGAATATAATGCATAGCTCTGCCGATAAATACCTCGGACGGGCTTCTGCCATAAATTTTGGATTCGAAAGCTGATAAAGACGTATTAGATCTAGTACTCGAAGCATTAGAGGTTAGTTTATTTATTTGGTTAATAATTTTCTGTTCAAATTTTGTTTGCATATCCGCCATTTTTTTAAGCAATGATATCCTAGAAGTAGAAAATTGTTTGATTCTATCGGCATTTTCTTTGCTATATATGCCCAATTTTTGAGAGTATGTTCTAAAATTATAATTTGTAGACACGCCATTTACTGAACCATTAGTAGAAATACTACTAAGAATTAAGCCTGTATAGTTATCTATATAATTTTTAGGCAAAACTGCACAAGCAAAGCCATATACATTTTGTGTAAAAAATGTATGAATGTCGTTGTCTGTTAAACCGATTGTCAAGCCGCCAGCTAAACCACATATTGGCGGACCATAGATAGAAATTTGTCCATTTTCTAAAACAGACTGATATGACGTTTCTGCTGTTATTGTATTGATAACCAATAAATCCAATGCTGACGCTCCTCCTGTTTGCCACGGAACAAACTCTTCTTTTCTTTCGACTTTCACATCAGATATTAATTGTTCTAAAGAATTTTGCGTATTTAATATACCAGGAAAGATAACAGATTGATTATTTAAGCTAGGATAATTTGTCCATGGTCCATAACAAAATAAATTGGATTTTAATGGAATTCCAGCGAATAGAGGTTGCGCCATTTTGGGACTGATGCTTTCGTGTTTGGAAGATTGGTCAGATGAATCTCCTTCAGATACTAAAAATCCATTATCTAAAATAGGAATACAATATGACATCAAAATCTTTTTTAGCCCAGGAGTTAATAAATTCTTTTTCTCCAAAACAGCTAAATCTTCTATAGCAACATTAGCTATAACAGTAAGATTAGGATCTTTAGTATAAGAATAACTACTATTAAATAATTCTATACCAGGAGAATCAATAATAACCCTCGGCCCAATCAAATTATTCGGATCCCAAAAGCATATATCATCACATGTTGTGGTTATATATAATTTTTGTGATGGTGCATAAAATATTGATCTTTTTATTTTTTCGTTATTACCAGAATCCTGTTTCTTTCCTTCATCATCAGAATCTTGTTCTTTATTCTCTTCTGCTGGCTTTTCTACCACCGATGAAGTTGCGGACCTCCCAAAAGCATCCTGACGCACATCGTTTGTATTAATCAATAAATAATCTTGACCAATAGAGGAGAGATTAATAGATGGAACTATTTTTTTTTCACAGTTAATTGATGAGCCTATTCTGTTTGCCCAAGCTTGGTCGTATTGTCTCCTTTCTTTTTTATTTTGTATAACAACAGATGTATCATCTTTCTTAATAAGATTACTATTATTTCTCATTTTCAGTTGTTTTAGTTTAAAATCATCACTTTTTTCACACCAAACACGAGATGCGTCATCATAATTAAAAGAAGCATTATATCCCAGAATTGGTTTAATTAATCCTTTATCGTCTATTAGTCTATAATATGCCGGTCCTCCAACAATAATTGAATCATCTATTTCATTTCCAAGTTCTTCCCACGCCCCGTCTACTAATTCTTTATCAAAAAATATTTTTCCGCTTCCTTGATATACTAATATATTTCCGCTAGAAGCTGGTATCTGTATATCTGCATATACTTTATCTCTATATGCTTTTAAACCAGGAATTCTAACCAAATATTTTTTCCCATAATATTTATCTCCTATGTTTTTTATGAAATCTACCAAAATACGTAAATCGCTAATAAATTCATAACTAAGAGTATATCCAAAATTAATATTAGTCTTTCTTTTTTCTGAATTAGGGGTATTTGTTTTTTGTTTGGCATCTCCTGAATAATTTATACCTTCGTCGTTTACGCCAGTAAAGCCAGTTCCAACAGCTTGAGAATTTGATGCAAATCCGGGGGTTGGCAATACAGTTAATTTACCTAATTTTTTATATAAATTAACTAACATCACAAATAAATCTGGTTTTTCTGTTTTATATTTGGCTAAACAATATGCTAAATACGAGTCGAACCCTGCAATCGCGGCTCTAATTTCTGTTTCAGTAATTTTAAAAGCAAAATCATTGATTTTTTGAGGGTTGTTTCTTATTGGCTTAATTGTTTTTTTATTATCGTCTTGCGTTTGCTCATCACTTTCTGGCAATTGATTATCCTCTACAGGATCCTCTTCCTCTTTGGATTCATTTTCGCTAAGACCCTGTTGCGGAACTGGCATATTATTAGGCAGAGCGGGGTCTACGGCATATAAACTAGCCATAGAACCTAAAGATAATATAGGCAATTCTCTAGTAGACATAGTAACGGCGAGCTGTCCTGTCCATCTATCCAAAAATACTGGGCGAATATATCTAAAAATATTATTGGTTGTCGCGGCTAGTTCTATTTGTTCGTTATGCTTATAACCAAAAAAAGGACTGATAGCATGATTTATTAATGGCACATATCTTGTATTAGGGGAATTACTAGTCTGGTTATCAGTTGGATTTTCTCCAGACGTTGGTGGGGATTCTTGGTTATCTGAATTTTCTCCAGTGATTATTTTTTTAGGAGCATATGGCACACCATTTCCAAAAGCAAAAGCAGAGTGATAATTGCCAACCCATGGGACATTTTTCCCTCCAATATTAGCATCAGAAAAAACAATATCTGATTTATTAAAATTATCACCAGTAAAAGTTTGTCTAATAATTTCATTTCCATCATAAAGTTCCGATAGAGATGCTGACCCAAGAAGCATTTTATTTAAAACTGTATTTTTAGTAGATAAAAAATTTGGAACTTTTATTGCGGAATGTTTTCCTGTGAATCTATCAAAATTTACAAATTGATCAATAATAGGATTATATATATAATTTGTTTGAGAGTATGCAAGAGTATAAGATTTGGCCTGATATAACCGTTGTTGATTACCTCCTATATACATAACTTTTGGAGAGCATTGATTTTGTTCTTTTCCAAAAGTTGTATAGGTTGTTGATAGACCAGTATTCTCTAAATTTGTAACAAAAGAAGAAACAGCATTTGGAGTTACAGAAATAGTTCTGTTGATAGTTTTTACTTTGATAACATTGAGACCATTTTTGCGTAAAATCACAGTATAAAAATCTCTACCGGTTTTTTCACAAGCCACCCTAATAAGATCTGCTATGCTCAATGAAGAATCAGGAGCACTAATTCTTATATCCAATGGTGGCCTTGGTATTTCAGAAAGATCCAAAGTAAATAATGATCTAAGATTACCATCTGTGGATAATTCTGGAGATATAATTCCAAACCCACCATCTGCAAAATTAGCGACCACAGGAACAGTAGTATTTGTAAGTGCTGTTGGGGCTATAATTCTACCAAAAGGAGAGAATGCTTGTTTAACTCCTAAAGAATTAATATTTACTACCGAAGTTAATGTAGACAGAGCATCTAAAACATATGCCAATGGCATACCTTCGTCATTTTTAGATGATGCTCCAAATCCATAAGATTCTAAAAAACCATAAACATTAAAAACGTTAGGGATATTACCATCTTTTAAAGAACCTATGTAATTTATTCTATTATCAATAAAATTAATAGGTCCTCCAAAAGATCCAGCATATTTAGCGAATATAGCTCCAGCATAATGATCTATAATGACCTTAGAATTTTGTAAAATATCATCAGCAGAAGAAATTGTTACAGTGTAAGACACTGTGTTTTGTCTATTACTTCTTTCCCATGATTTGATAACACCTCCGAAACTAAAATATCCATACCTAAAGTAAACCGGGCATCCTATTATATTATAGCTGTATAAATTATTTGGATCATAGACACCATTTGCATTAATATGAGTTGCATGACCCAAAAATCCAGGATCGCTTGTTGTCCAATACTTAGAAATTAAATTGTCATTTCTTATAGCATGATAGACTTTGCCTGGAACAATTTTATCTTTACTTTTTGCTGAATTATATGGTTGACCAGTCTCATCAATATAACAACTATCGTCTATACAATTATAATAATGATTATCTGGATAGGATAAAGCATTGCTATTAAAAACATTGATTGAGCACGGGGATATGTCGTTGATTAATTCTACAGTAAGGGATGACGACGATCCTCCCCAACCTAAATTATTATTAAAAGATACTATGCTTGATCCTAAGAAAAGCTGTTGAGCTATTACGCTTGATCCTTTAATATTTCTTAAACATGAATTAGGCATTATTTAATGATCCATATAGTGTCTATTTAATGAACAATGTTCAAAAATCCAACTAACTGATCTAGAATATCTACCCTGAGACGGAGACCATGTTTCAGAGTCTGATTGTACAAACACAACTCCATATCTCTGAGAAATAGAGTTTTCAAATAAAGCATTTGTTCTATCTCCAAATGGCCTATGTCCTTCAATAATAAGATCTATATTTTGCCATAAAGGATTATTTCTATATAATGGACAAGATGGATCTGTTTGTATAGATTCTCTTGGAGAAGAGGGCGGTACTATAACAACCTCAACACTAACACTTTTTCTACCTGTTGTTTTTCCGTTTGATGTTATAATAGGTCCTAATTGGCGCCCAATAACCTGAGTTTCTGTGGTATTATCAACAGGTGAATCTATAGTTACGCTTACATTTTCGCTAAGAACACCATTCCATACTGAAGCTAACATATTTCTTTTATTATTAAACTCATAGCTATAATTAATAGTTCCTCGATGTGGATCATGACTTTCTGATGTCGATACAGGAACAATATTTAACGTATTTTCTGTCGCAAAATTTGGATGAGTATTTTGAGGAATCGGATTAATATCATTATAGTCATTTGTGCGATCATAACTATTTATGGCTAATGATGCACGTCTATATAAAAGAGGTTTTACTTTTTGTATCCATCCATCGCGAGCGCTATCATATTTATTTGACTTAGGACTAATATTATTTTGCAACGTAGTGTCAGAAGTAGTTTGTCCAACATATTCTGAAAATTTTAAATTAATTGGATTATTGATACCAGTACCTGTTGGCATTATTCCTGATGTTCCGTCCATAATAGTTGTAGGAGTTTCTACCAAACCCTGTAAGGATCCAGCAATCCTTACTGTTGTAACATATTCTTGAGAGGTTGATCTTTCTATATTAAATGTTTCTATATACCCAATTTTTTCAGGCATTGCTAGCCAAGAATCATTTACTTCATATGTTCCATTGTAGATATCTATATTTGTACTTCTAGCATGATTATATAAATGAGTGCCAGAAGAATTAGCAAAATAAGGAGATCCACCAGAAGCATCTATACCACCAAACGGTTTTTTTAATTGTTTTTCTACCCAAGATTTGGCATAAAGATAAGATTTATTATTTTGGCTAATAGCAGAATCAACCGTTAAACATCCAGTAGCACTAATTATTGGAATACCTTTAGCAGATAATCTCCTGGTGATTCTAAATTGTGGAATAGAAGTAATATTTGTAGAAGAAGATCCCATGAGCCCGGCGCCGTTAAGAGCATCTATAACACCAGCATTTGGAGAAAAGGCTCCGTATCCTGGTGGGCTTTCTGGTTTTGTAGATACTCTATAATTCTGGTTAATATATGATATATCCTCTTGAGGTTCTATACTCCAACTCTCTGATCTATCAGTAACACTGTCTGATCCGCTAACAGCGGTTAAAAATTCTAATCCGATACTGTAATCTGCTGTTTGAGTCCAATTGTTTTCTGTTTTATTAATACTTAAATTTGTAACTCTTACCCCATTCATACTATACATTGTATCGTTATTGCATTTAATTTCAAATAATCCATTAGAACAACTAAATAATTCTTCTAATTTTTTGATAGATCCAATGATACCACTTATGCCAGTAGAGCCATTTGTATCTATTGCTCCTTTATTTGTGCTGACTATTTTTCCTGTTAGATCTATCTGGTTAGATACGCTTTCAACAATATTATTGCTATTAGCATTGAATGTTTTTGATATATCCACAAACGGCTCTGGTCCAACTATAGATCCGATATTAATTCCTCTATAAAAGACTTTAATTCCGCTTGACGGCAAAGACTGAGTATTAAACAACAATAAATCTTGATTAAACATCCTCTATCCCTTTATGTTAGATCGACAGGACCCATATATATAGGGGTAATTTTTCCAGTGATTTCTGTTCCTAAATAATCAACTTTCAAAATATCTGCATCATATATTCTATAATTATATTGTAATTGTCCAAGATTATTCCCTTGATATTTTAGCATTGCAACACTAGGTATCTCCGATAGGTCTGGTAAATATTCTGTAGTTTTCGCCACTTCAGAAAATTTGACAGGTTGACCACTCGGTGGCGGATTCATAGCCACAACCAAGTCTTTGAAAGATTCTGAAGTAATAAAAATATCATCTATGATAATATCATAAGATTTATTACCTAAATTTGCAATATATTTAGTACTTTCAATATTATTGTAAGCAGTTAAAATAGCTGATCTGATTTGCTCGACTGTAACATTTTTTTCTTTCATAACTAATGGATCAGCTATAATTCTAAATCTATTTTTATAGCCTCTATTTGGCAATAGCTGGCTGTTCTTTTTGTTTAAGATTATAGAATTAATATTATTATTATATGGTATAAATTTAGCTAAAATATAATTTTGATGAACATAAGTCCAATTATTGTCTTTATTTAAAAAGATAAACTCATCTTTAATCGGATTATTAGATATAATTTCACAAGGAATACTTGAAGAGTCAGAAACTATAATTTCTTTATATTGTGTTTTTATTATAGCTTCAGAATCAAATCCTTTTATTGTCATTTTAAGTAATACTTTACAAGAATTAGAAAATTTAGGTACTATTTGTAAAGAAGTGACTGGTATAAATTTATCATTACCAGATATAATGTAGCTTTCTGGTGTGATATCAACAAATGTTCCTGTCGGCACAATTGATTCCGCATTAAATTCCAAAATATAACTATTTTTAGGCTCTATATTATTTGCTAAATATATTTGACCAAGAGCATCAGTTGATTCTGCGTCTGGTTGACTCTGAAAATAAGAGATTTCATCATTTTGAACATTTGTCAATATAAAACTACCGACATAAGAGTTATTTAAAATAATTTCAGGATTTAAAAAATTAGAATTATTCGAAGAAACTATAATCCTAGATCCTGTTGATATAGGATATGCTGGATTTATATTAGCTAAAGATAAAGTTGATGTGCCTTCTGTTCTTACAGAAGAGACTGTATCAGCGACCTTAATTGGTCTTGGTCTTAATTCATCAAATGTTATGTTTAGTCCGCAAGCAGCAGAAATTATATTGTATTGGTGTGTTTGTATAAGCATAAATAATCTAGCAGTTTCCGCAGGATATTGTGATTGTTCGACTTGTAAGTTCTATTAACTCAGAAGATGAATTGTAGTTTAATATTTTAAACTTTAATATGGTTAAGTTTTTAGCTCCTGAAATACTCAATGTAACTGGTATAACCGCCTCTTTTAAAGGGATAACGTTATTTGTTGAAGTATCTGTATAATCATATTCTGTATATATGGGCGTATTAATAGTATAAGTAACATCATTACCACTTAGATCCTCAAGTTCAAAAATATAATTACCATCTATAGTTAAATCTATAACTTTGACATTTAATATATCCCCATTGCAACAAAAATTATTTATTGCATCAAAAGTAATACCAGGTATTTTACTAAAACATACTTGTTTACCTACGAATTCCACAATGGATCCGTTAACTAATTTTGTATATAATTTTCCAGTTACCGCATTTATTGCTATTTCTCCAACAATAAGCTGATCTGAATGTGGTGGATTAGTTGTTTTTTGATCATTCTTTAGTCTTAAGACGCCCATAAATATATATTCTCCTTATTAATAACATACCCCAGTAAACATCATTCCCAATCCGCTAGGCCCTCCACTAAAATCAAAAGAATCTGATCCAAAAGTTGGTGAAGGGTCGGTCTGTGTTGACCTAGGATCTCCATCTGTTCCGACGCTTCTCAGTTCTGATGGCTCGCTGCTTCCGTAGCTATTTATAGCTACAATTTTAAAGAAATATGTATTATTTTCTGAAATATTACTAATGAGTAAATTTGTCGCTGTTGGACTTACAGAACCATTGTATGTAATCCAAGAAAATTGGCCTATTGGTGTGATGCCATCATCGGGCCAATAATAGACAATATATCCATCTCTAGGAGCCAAACCATCACTAATAGGAGCAGTCCATGACAATAATGCGTCATACTGATTTCTTACAATAGACAACGATTGCGGCTTACCAGGAACATCGCTAGATGGAGTTACCAAAGGAGTAGGATCACTAGGCTGAGATTTGCCTACAACGCTAATTGCTATGACTCTAAATTTATATGATGTCGTCGAAAACAGATTGCCTATATATCTATAGGTAGCTGGATCCGCAACCAAAGGTAATCCGTCACTGGTTATTTGTTCACTTTCTAATGGAAGCCAGTCCTCTGCTATATCAGAATAATATTCTATTAGATAAGCATAAATTGGTTTTCCTCCATCGTTTTCTGGAGCTTGCCATTCTAGAACTATCGCATTGTATTTGGGTGTTGCAACTACATTTGTGGGCTGACCGGGAAGCTCTGGATTCGGCGGAGGAATAAGGGAAACTATCTGTCCCAAAGTATTTATCGTTAATGGATAATTAGGCACATATAGTTTTTTGTTTATCGATTCTTCATATGGCACAGGAATCGCTCCATCCCAAACAGGATTAAGTACCAATTCATTGGTTATAACACCTTTACTATATGTATAACCATCTACACTTAGGTCCGCATAATTCGATAGAGGTAAATTACCACTAACCAATACTCCTGTGGAACTAATTTCTAATCCGTATTCTTTTTCTAGCGCTAGATTCTCTTCTGGTGTAGAAGCGTAAGATATAATACCCTCATAAACCCCACTAAGCGATGTGATAGCGTAAGGATTATTTCTATTTATAGTAATCTTTGGTTTTATGTCTAATTGTATTCCGGTTGCTCTAACAATCTGTTGATTTTGTACTATATCTGTTTTTCTAAAAATTCCACTCTCCAAAGATCCTAAAACACTATTTGGAATAGAAGCATGTACTCTAAAAGCTGGAACCAAACCAGAAGGTACGCCATTTTCATTTGTTCCAAACCATTCTGGTTCGTATCTAGTAAATAATGTTTTTCTGTGGCCATAAACAATAAAATCAATATCTTCAGCTATTTTATTAAATGTAGTATAAATATTAGGTCTAATACTAATTGTATTAATTGTGCTTGGCTTGAATCTATATTCACTATCTGTTGATAAACCATCGCATGTAAATCCTTCAACAGCTTCTGGCTCAATCTTCATTTCAAGATAAGCACCCTTTTGTATAGAAAATGCGTAACCTATATATCTACCATTGTCAACATCTCCTTCTCCTAAAACCAATTGAGACTGAGAATAAAAACTTTCTGGTATAGGAGGACATACAGTAACTATTAGATCGGCTTCATCAGTAAAGAAATCTTTAGTTCCATCGCTAGCTCTGGCATCTACTAAACTAATATTAGCAACTTTGACATAAAATACTTCTTTATTTTGATTATAAATAGCAATAGTCTCATTGTAAGCAAATTCTTGAGATATATCATTTAAGTCTATTGGCCCTGTGCCTCCTTTGGATTCATCCAAAACAATAAATCTAAATCTATCTATGTCTCCTTCTGCTTCTATTCCCATAAACTCAATAGCTCTTCTGGGATATCTGGTCCATGTAACACCAGGGGCACTTAGATAATCCGGCTGTTTCCATAGTGCTGGACCTGTACCGTTATGTGTTAAAATACTGCCACTAAATCCGGGAACTAAAGGTCCAACAAAAATCCTATCGGTATATAATGCTGGTGGTAGTTCTGGCTCAGTAGAGCTTTGGCCACCAGATGGTTTATATATACCAACTACATAATTACCAAGAGACTGAGCCTGAGATGGGGCTAATCCAATACCGAACCAATTCGATGCGGTCAAGTATCCTTGAGATGAATTATGTATAATTGCATTTTCTGCTGTGCCATTTAATACTGGATATAATCCTGAGTTATTAACAGTTCCTCCCGTGCTATCAATTGACGATACTACCATATATTCTGATTTTAAATAATCAGAAGAAATAACTTTGGTATCATTAACTTTGAATAAAAACCCACCGCTTGATCCAGGAAACATACCTCCTGGCACAACATTTCCATCAGAACCTAAATATTCGAGCCCGCCACTGGGACTTATTCTAACCCCACCTTTACTGTCTAATCCTGAGCCTATAAAAATAGATTGGTAAAATTCTGTTCCAGATGGTGTTATATTAACTAAATTTATTGGATTTATTTTATTAATAAATACAGTATTGCCTGTTGTGGCAAAAACTATACCGGTATTAGATATGACGGTTCCAAATGTTCCAGTAACTAATGCTGTTGGAGATGATTCTACTACGGTATTGTCTCCCCCAAGTTTAATATGAAAATAATTCCCGGAACTATTAGCAGACAATACTTGGCTATCTGATGGTCCCAAATTTAAGCTGTCTGCATATAGATTTCCTGAAATGCTCAAAGCGGATATTAGTCCGCTACCATATTCAAATGGAGCTAATCTATTTACAGTAATTGCTGTTCCGGAGGATGAAATAGTTTCTGTTGGCATAGGAACATAATATGCTGCCTTATGCCATTCATTTAAAGATGGTAGCCAATATTTTGGATCTTTTTTCCTTGTTACCGCAATTGTTCCTGCTGATTCACTAATATAATAAGATCCGTCCTCGGTAGTGGTGGATGAAACTAGATCTCCGGTTGGCGCACCATTATTTAACCAATTAATAAACCTTAGTGAACTTAGATAGTTTATATATACTGCTGGCATATTTAACATGCCATCTTTTGTAGAATAACTGAACGGCGTAGTTGAACCATTTCCGGTTCTTAGTATTCCTCCATGTACGCTATTAGACATTCTAATATCATAAAGACCATTAGCAGCAGCCCCTGTAGCCACAGCATTTAAGAAAGAAACATATTGTTTATTCGTTATCTCTGTTTCAGAGATTGTATATGGGTAATTTACTGATCCAAGATTATTTTTACTTATAGGTGTTGGTTCGGCTTTGACAGTAAATCTATTATTAAATGATTCTGTAAATAATGGAGACGAATCAGATGGATTGTTGGTATTTTCTACAGAAGTGAACTTGAATTGCATAGACTCATTGATGTTAGCATCCATAAATCCAGCTTTTGAGCATATTCTAAATCCAACATCATCAAAACCCGACAATCTAGGGGTTGGTATATAACCCCTTAAACTATTGACATCAGATGTTCTCCACGATCCTCCGCATATATACTGATTAGTATTGATAGAAGATATTTTTTGATCATCTTCTATCCACTCATAAACATTTCCGTTTTGATCATATGTTCCATAAAAACTTTTTCTACCATTGGTTGATACAACGCTAACCATTCCAGTCCAATATACGGATCCTGGAGTATAAGCAGCCTCCTGGAAATTCACTGTATTATTTGATCCACCAACTCCATTACCATTCACAGAAATTTTAACAGGAATAGGGTCTATCGACGAGCCATCTGCTGATTCTAATTGAGTAGCATATTTATAATATTTACCTGATGGCTGGGTATTGACTGTTGCTTTAGCAAATATATTTAACGCTGGTATATCGCTAGTTCCATAAATCAAAAAATCTATATTCTTTTTTGTTGTATTAAAAATTGTTGGAATATTTGGTCTGGTGCTAAGTTGAATTGCAGTAGCATCAGAAACAACACCAGAAGTATACAATTCATTTTTTAATACTCCGCCTCTTGTGATAGAGAATATACTTAAATCTCCAGATAGATTAATACTATCCTGAACAACCAATCCAGTAATTTCATCATTTGTAACAAAAATATCTTCTATTGTGTTGTATAATATACTATTATCAGAAGTGTTATTTATTGCTATTTGATCTCCAATAACAAATTCTTCTATTGGGGCTGGGGTTATAAGGTCTATTTCTTTAGTAGTTTTACCTATGCAAACTTGACCGGATCTACTTGGATATCTAGTCCAGGATAAGTCTTTTCCACCTAGTCGAGGATTACCTGTTTCATATGGCCATAAATCAGAAATATTTAATTGAGAAACTACTGTACCGCCATCAGTGGTTGTTAATATTTTTCCTGCGCTCTGATTGCCCAAACCTGGAATTTTGAAGCCTGTTGTTGCAATAATTCTTTGAGAAGAATCTAAACATAATAATTGATTTGTTTGATTAATATATGGCAATCTTAATGATGTTAAAACGGATACTACACCAGTTGTAACTATATTAGAGGCTCTTATCCCGACAGACGAATCATTACCAGTACTTGCTATAGAAATAGAAGAAGACCCTAAAGAAATATTACTGTTGTTAAAACTTATACTATCGCCAGAAGACGATATTTCTAATTTTGCGCCACCATTGGAAATCAATGTTAGATCTGGATCTGTACTAATAGTTGTTTTAGATAGTATTCCATCAGAAACTACAAAATTTATTTGCCCATCTCCATTTACAACAGATTTAGTATTAGCTTCTATTGATGCATACGAAACTTTATTTCCGCTATTGTTTTTAGCAGAGAAGGAAACCTTGCCAATCGTCCTGTTGTCGGCGTTATTTAATGAGTATGGATTTTTATATAAAGCTATGTGGGCGGGAAATTCGCATGAAGATTTATTTTCTAATCTTAGATCTTCATTGCATATATTATTTATAATATGAAAAACTGTGGCTGGTTTTATGCCGGATGGCATATTTAATCCAAATCGTCCATCGTGAGTAAAGATCAAATTTCTAGAAGGATAATTGGGTAAGTTGCCACTGCCATATACTATAAAATTACCTGATTCTTTAGTTTGATTAAATATTGTATCAAAAGATCCAGATGAAGGAATCACATTTTTAGCTAAATTTTCTGTAGAAGAACCAAATAAAATTTTATTATTATTTCCAACATAAGCATTAGCTCCAGCAAAAGAACCCGCATCATTATACTGTAATGATCTATCATCTCCATGTGGTGTGCTTTGTGCAGAAAACGCTGATTCTGCATCGTAAGATAAAGTGGATGTATTACTATTATTGGTATTCAGTATCACCCAATCTTTGCCGGTTGACACAATAGAAGCATAATCATCATTTGATAAAGATAATAAATGGCTGTTCTCATATTTAATAGATAATGATCCCGATCCGATAACTTTAAAAAATATTTCTAATCCAATATTATTTTTAGGATTCAATAAGCATGCTTCTATATATCCGGTTGATGTATCAACTATGTAAACTGTCTTTTTGTTATCAATAGTAAAATTATTATTTTTAACAGAAACATTATTAAATCCTGTATTAAAATTTAATGAATTTACAAACAAATAAAACTGTTTTGTTCCTCTATCAGAAAATTGAGTTTGATGATTATTATTTGATGAAGAAACCACCGTTCTATTTGTTATCACTATTGCAGAATCTCTTTTATAAATTTCTCCAGCGCCAATTTCCCATTCTATTGTATTTGAATCTATAATATTTCTAGCTAAATATGGTATAGTAGATCCGATATGAGATTCGTTTAGATTGTTATATCCTGGTAATGTATTTAATATGACTATATCATTATTATTATTAACAGAAAAAAGACATCCTATATTATCGAATATATGCATAGTTTAAAGCTCATTATAAAAGGGTGTTAGGCTTGATCAAAAGGATTAATTAGTGGCGCTCCTGCTGTTTGATTTAATGCTGTTAGTTCAGCAAATTTTTCTCTTATAGAATCCATAGCAATATCTTGTAGATCTGGTGATAACTTATTCAATGCAGAATCTCCATTAATTATCACATTATGAGTATGTGTTACTGTTATAGTTATTTCCTGTGGTATAGCACTTAATCCGGCCAAAGTATCGGCTACGCTCTTAAGTCTATTGGTAAATTCACCAATCTTATTAAGAGTATCCGTATCAATAGATGATACACCATTTGTAGTTGTTGTGGTCAAACCGCCACCAATAGCAGAGGATGCGTTTTGAAAACCCGTAGTGATAGCGCTTGTAATTTGGCCAAAGATATCACCCATAAAAGAAGATAAATTGAAACTGCTATTATTTGCTGACGTTATACCAGCTGTTTCGTAATAGTTGGGGAATATAATCCCGCCGCCTGATAAATATTTTACTATTCCTCCCCTGCTATAGTGGCCTTCATTTATAGCTTTTAGAACAGGTAGGTGCTTTTGAGTAGCAGCCCTATTAACTACAAATTCTCCGGGTGTTAGCATCGCAGGAACGGTATCTGTGCCTCTTGGTTGATAATTAACTAATGCTCCTTTGCTAGCATAAACTACCCCTCCGTTTGACATGGTTGCTGTTTGTTGAGCTGCTTCTTCTGCTTTTTTAGTTTGTTCTTCTTTTAGTGCTCCTGTGGCAATAATTATTTGAGCAACTTGGTTTGCGGTAAGGGTGTCTCTTCCGTTTTCTAAATTTAATAATGGTTTATAAGATTGTGAAAATTCATTCCAGTTTTTACTACCCTCATCAGATTTCATTGCTTTTAAGGATGTTGCCAGAAATTTATAATCAAGAGCTTCGACCCAATTATCGGAACGACCCAGCTCGGTATCGTTTGGCTCACCAGTTGCCATTCCAGTATTAACCAACCGATCAAATTGATGGAAATACCATTGTAGGCTTTCTAATCTGTCTATTTTTTCTTCTCTTAATGCATCAGTAGGAATAATAGATTCTCCGTATTTATTTTTTCCTGATGTATAGAATGATATTAATTGATCAAATAGATTAGATCTAGTACCTATATCCGGAAAAACTCTTTGAGGATCAAGAGCTAATTCTCTAACCTTATTCCAACTATCAGGGGTAACATCTTTTTCTACCTTGGCCTGTCCTGATGCTCCAAAAGCATAACTATCTCCTTTTGCAACTCCTAATGGATTGCCTTTTTCGTCAACCGGCTGTTCATATGCGGTGCTTGTCATACTGCCTGTTTTAATCATAATTTCTCTATTTATAATAGATTGTAATAATTCAGGAGATGCCCCGGTATAATTTTTGTAATATCTTATAACATTATTTCCTAAAGTGCTTTTTTCTATTAAAGGCTCACTAAATGCATCGTCCGCCATATTCACACCAAGATTTTGTAATAATTTAGCATCTTTATTATTATATATCTCGGCAAATGCTGCCCTCCATGCATCTATACTGTGTCTAGCATAACTATCACTAGGAGCATTGGCGGGAATTTTGGAACTTATTGCAATAGCTGTGTTTCCTATATCTGCTATAGTAGTAATGTCTTTTTGTAGTGCTTCCTGCACATTTTTGGGTGATGATGTTTTAGCTAATTTATAGAACGCTCTAGCCAATGTTATTCTTTTAGCATCATTTACTTTGGCTAATTCGTCCATAGAAAAATCAGACTTAACTGCTGAAATTGCTTTTTCTTTTTCTATTTTATCTAGATTTTTTTGTCTAGCCTCTAAAAATTTAGAAAAATCATATGGAACCTCGGGATGATCTTCATTAGATAATGTAAAAGGCTCGACATTTGGATATGATGAAGGATCAAGGAATTGGGTTGTTTTGAAATTTGTTTGCTCTCCAGATAAGATCTTAGTAAGGCTGTTATTTAGGTCGGTTGTCCAAATAACGCTGCCTTGAGGAATAATGCCACCAGCAAAAGGATTAACAGGACTAATATCGGGTGATTGTGGCTCTATAAAAGCGTACCTTGGGCTTATAGGCTCATCAGTGTATCTACGTGAACCCATATTGAATTTAAGGCTTGGAGCTAGATATCTGCGATATGTAAATTGAAGACCATCTTTATTATATTCTTCAATTTTACTATTAACGTTTTTCTTAACTAGTTCAATATTATCTTGGATATTTCCAAAGACAGAATTATAGTCCTCGGGGGTAAAGCCAGCATCTGTCCAAGCGAAAGATTTAATGTTATTATTCGCTAGATCTTTCAGCTTAATAAAGTCATCACCAGTTTCTGAAAAATTAAATGACTTTTGAGCTTTTAATGCTGATATTCGACCAGAATAGTCTGACCATTTTTTACTGATATTTTCGTTATAAAGAGTTAATGGACTTTGGTATCCCTCTATTGTTTTATTGAACGGGGCGCTTGGGATAGTGTTATTAAATAAATTTTGAAAGTTTGATATTCTCTCTTTATTTTTCAAAGACTCTTCTGTTTCTTTAAATGATTTTTTATCTTTTAAAATAGAATGTGTTGTTGTTAAATTTTCTTGTAAAATAAAAATTTTATTTAAATAATCGCTTAAATAGGACATAGAGTCACCAAGATCATCAGATACTATCTCTGTTGCAAAATTTTGATTTCGTAATGGTTTTGCTGCTATTTTTGGCAAATAGTTTCCTCCTCCTATGTATTCGCCTGCATCAAACGTAACGGTATTAGAATTTCCGGCATTAGCTTTAAATAGATCATTGACTTCTGATGGCAGCAATAAAGCCCCATCAGAAATATTAGAAGCAGATTGGGTCAGATTTTTAATCACCCATGTAACCTGATTATTTTTTAGTTTCTCTTCTTTTCCTGGACTTATTGTACCATCTGCATTACGTATTAAGGACGTTTTAGTATTTTTTGTTGAAACAGAAAAGGATGGTGATGCCTGATTTGGTTTTATCTTATTAAGATCATAAATTATTTTATTTTTTCTTGCTGTTATTAATTCACCATTATTTTTATCTATAAAAGGTAGCATTTCTGATATTTTATTTGTTTTTTCTATAATATCATTTAAAATTGCCGATCCTTCTTCTATGCTTAAAGATGTTGTTTGATTTGTAGCATCGTCAATCCATTTTCTAGATGGAAGCTCAGTGAATTTTCTGGATAATTTATGTTTACTTTGGAACTTTAATGGCACAGAGTTATTGCTTGTTGATTGAATTTCATCAACACCGGTACCGAGCCCCCAAAATAAAGATTTTCCTGTTATTAATCTGTTTATATTTTTAGGTCTATTTATATCTTTGTTTTCATATAATTCGTCTGATGATAATAAATCTTCTTGAGATCTTGAGCTTAAAGCATAACCAATATTATCAAAGAAATAAAATTTTTCTTTTGTAATATCATTAGCGTTAATATATTTCCAATTTATATTATCTAATTTTATGCTTTTATTAGTCCTACTTGTCTGTTCGTAATCTCTTTCGGCTTTGTCTTCTCTTTCTTTTTCGTCAGCTATATTTGACCATTTCTCATCTACAGCAACGTATCCTCCATCAGCATAATATTTTACCCTACCTCCACTACTATATCCTCCACTATTAATTTTATTTAATAACGGTAAATGTTTTTGCGTTGCTGATCGATTAACCACAAACTCGCCAGGAGTTAACATAGCAGGAACAGTATCTGTGCCTTTTGGCTGAAAATTTACTAATTGTCCAGCAGCAGCGTATATTATACCTCCTGAGCTGAAACCGTCTGCTCCCATAGCCCCTGGTTTATTTTCAACAACCTGTCTTAACAGTTTAATTTCGTTTACAACATCGTTTAATTGAGCTCCCTCAAAGGTAAATTTAAATGTACTCATTACTGATGCAAGTTTTGTGGCCGCTGTTTCTTCGGTATTTTTGGCTATGGCTAAATTTAAAAGACCAAGTTCTTTATTTGCAAGTGCCTGTAAATCAACTGCTTTTTTATATTCGGCGATTGCTGCTTGCATCTCAGGGTCACCTTCTGGATTTCTTAATGACTGAAGGACCTCTGCCATCATAGAATTAACGCCAACACCACTCTCCATAAGCATGCTTTCCAAAACATTAGCTTTCATTTCGTTTTGTTTTTCGCCAAGAAATGGTGCTATCATATTAAAAGCATCCAAACTTTCTTTTCTCTGTTCTGCACTACTACCAAAGTTAATTCCGCCCTGCATATTATTATTTAATCTGTCCATTGCCCTATTTAGCTGACTAAATTCTTGAGGACTACTAGTCACCAGCCTTTCGGCCATATTGACACCGGCCTGTCTTTTTTGTTGTATCTCATTAATCTTGGCCATTGCGATACTGGCCATTTCGGTATTGTCTGCCATGCTCTTTAATGCGTCATAATTTTCTCTAAGAGCAATATTTGTATTTCTTAGCCTGTCTTGCATTAATTTAAATTCGTCAGCTCCACCAAAACCTCTTTGGCCAGCAGTATTACTCATGCTTTGTTGAGTTGCTCTTCTATCTTCCAATCTTCTAATATTTTGAGCTATAGCTGCCGGATCAGTTATTCCTCCAGTTTGACTTCTAACTCCAGCAGTAGCAACGTTCATTTGATCTCTCAAAGATATCTCTTTTCCAAGAACTTTATCCAATTCCATTTGACCTCTAATTTGTATATCAGAAGCTCTTCTCATTCTAGAATTAGCTTCTACTTGTAAATCAACCATTTGATTCATGCTATTTGCATAATCATTTAATCCATTTTGCCAATGTTCTAATGCTTTGAGTGCTGCTTCTTGTGCTCTTCTTGTAGCATCCATAACTTTTCCAAGTTGAGGAACTTTTTCCATTAAATCTCCAAAATCTATCTTTTCATCACCCTTTTGTCTAATTTGTCCTATAGCTTCATTGACTTGCTTGCTTAGTTTTGCAGATAAATCTGGCGGTATTTTTAGGTCTTCGAGTGCTTTTGATATATTGCTTTGTATCCTGATTCCAATTTTTTCATTTCCAGCTGTTGGGTCTTCTTTTATCGTTTTGTTAATAGTTGACATTATAGTATCTTCTATCGCTCCTCCAGCTTGTAATAATCCTTTCATTGTTGCTGATTCTGATCCAAACATATTGGCTGCATTTTGTGCGGCAGATGCTCTCTCGGTTTTGTTGTAAGCCCTTGGGTTTTGTAACACATTCATGCTTTTTAACGCAACTTGACCAGCTTTTGCATTTCCAGACAAAGCAGATGCTGATAGCTCTGCTTGTTGACTTAAATTATTTAATTGAAAAACATTACGTCCAATAGCTTGTTCCATATTCTGAAACATTCTTTCTAAGCTATTTTGTAAATGATTTGCTGATCTATTTAGCTCTTCCAAAGATTTTTCTTTTAGGATTTTTGTTTGAATTTCTCTAGCTTTTCTTTCACCGTTTGCTGCTATAATACCAGCGATCATTGCTGATTTTTGTTCTTTTTGAATATTTGTGCTATTTTCAATATTCATAATCTGTTCTTGTACAGATGCGTCCGCTAAAGCAAGACTTCTAATAAAGGAGTCGAACTGGGGTTTATTTTCTGTCTCCAGATCAGATATAGATGTTCCAGATTTAATATTACTAGTTAAAAATTGTTGAGTAGCCTCTGCTGCCCCACGAAAATCAGCAGCTCTATCTCTTGACTTTTGTGGAATTAATGTAGAATATTGTCTAGATAATCCTATATCTGACGAAGAGTATCCTAAAGAATTTTTATTGGACATTCCAAACATGTTTGATATCGGATCTTCTAGTGTTTGTATATACGAGCCAACGCCTTTTGAAAATAATACTTCTGATCTTTTATCTACATTTTCTCCATAATCAAAAAGATTTGCAAATCCTAATTGAGGTTTATTTTTTGCCGTTATAACATTTTCTGTCTGTCCTATGGTCTGCAATACCTGCGTCCTAGCTGTTTCTTTAACGGATCTATCTTTTAAATTTTCAGAAAATTTTTGTAAACTATTATTTGTTATTTCTATTGATGTCTCTAATTTTTTTTGTTCTGACGATATTGCAAATTCTCTAGCGGCATTTTCAGCATCAATAAAGGCTTTTGTCAATCCTATTACTGCTGTCGTCACCATTGCAACTGGTCCAGCAAATTTGGCGATACCACCCATACCTTGTGTCATCTCACTAACCATAGACCCCATCATCACAGAGCTGCCTATGGCAGTAGTCGCTCCCTGAGTTAGCGATTGTGATCTTGCTTGACTTGCTGTTTTTGCTTCTCCTCCAGCAAACAAATCGCCTATCATCGGAATAGCCATACTTAGCATAAAAGCTCTATTCATTGCACTATTTTGTCTATCTCCAGATGATCCGGCTGCTACTGCTCTTCCTCCTACAAGCCCACCATTGTTTCTTCTTCTATTCGCAGCATTTCCAGCTAAAATAGCTTGTGAACCAGCACCCCCTCTACCAAATCCTGCGTCTATCAAAGCTTGTTTTCTTGCTGCTGGGTCTAATGCCCTAAAACTATCACTTTGAGTTAAATCTCTCATAGAAGCCGATGCTCTACGACCAGCTGCAACAGGAGCAATTCTGCTATTGGCAGTTGTTTGAGCATTTCTTGCTTGTTCTTGTGAAGAAAATGGCATTACTCCAATATTTTTTAATGTGTCTGGTAATACATTAGAAACCAAATTTCTAGCCCTTAATCCAGTTGATCTTATTGCTCCTCCTATTCCTCCAAGTCTATTTTGTCTTATTCGTTGAATTTCTTCTTGTCTATCTCGTCTCTTATCACTGGAGTATATACTATCATAATAATCTCTACCAGTTTGATTGCCTCCAGCGCGTCTCTTAGGATTATATCTACTAGACGGTCCAGAAACATCAGTCATTATTGTTTTCAAGCCTTGCTTATACTGCATAACTGCTGTTTTTTTTGCTTGTGCTATCTCTTTATCTGATTTTAATGACATTTTCATTAATTGATTCGTCACCTGAGCATCAGTTAGATTTACTCCATATTGTTTTAGAGCAGCTTGTTTTATTCTCAGTATTCTTTGATCGATATCTATTGTGTCTGTTGCATATTTTTTTTGTATAGCTTGTATTCTATCGTCTCTTTCTTGACGAATGTTTCTTCTTAATGTTCTAGCCTGTGGTGTTGCTTCTGCAGTTTGCTGTCTTTGTTGCTGTCTCCTTCTAATTCTGGCTCTAATTTTATCTTCTCTTTGTTGAAGAGCATCTGCTTCTCCAGCTCTTATATCATATGTCATACCAGATCTTATATATTGTCCTGGCTCTAATGGTCTAACAGTTGTTCCTCTCGCAAACTTCTGAACAACTCCACCATTATGATATTTATTTAATTTATGGAGATTAGAATATCCTATAGCTTGAGCAGAATGTCTGTTAATAACATACTCGCCCTCTTGGGCCATGATGGGTATTTCTCCACCAGCAGCATATCTACCTCTAGCTCTTAAATATTTTTTTTGCTCTGTGGTTCTACCTTCATAATCAGAACTTCCTAGTCCTTGTCTTTGTTTCCATGTTGCTATTCTGTCTTGTTTTTGCATTATGGAGCCCTGTACCTTTTCAAGCAATCCAGCAGGCCCCGTATAAGGTCTTAAAGATTTTGGCAGCTTTTGGCTTTCACTGGGAATTCCCCAATCAGTATAAAATAAATCGCCTTTTGCGTTTCTTTTTGTAAATTCAGCTATAGCTTCTTCTGGGGTTAATGTTTTACCAGTAACCTCTCTCATTGCTTTTACAACATCATCTTTTAAATATTTCGATCCTCCATGAGTTATCAATTCTGGTCCTGATTCAGGAGCGCCTCCCTCGCTTAATTTTTGTACGGCTCCACCAAAAGCAAAACCTCTAGCTTTAAGATAATTAGTAATATTGCTGGGTATTTTGCCTCTTGGTCCAGTTAAGGTTCTTTTGGCATCAACGGGAATATTAGCAAGCAAAGAATTATTAAACCAATTTCTTGCTATGGTTGCGCCAAGACCATAAGGAAAGTCAACGCTTCTATGAATCTCAGCTTCTTGTGCCATTGCCCCATATAGTTGGGGCGCAGTTTCTTTAAGATAAGAACTAATTTCATTTTGAAATTTAGCCCCCTGGCTATCTGCTATTGCTTTTTTAGAGGCTCTATCTTTATCAAATGTTAGTCCATAAGTATATGATTTGATATTTGATGCTTTTGCGGCCATAATATTTTCTGCAGCATCATCAACAAACACACTCGAAGATGACCCGGCGGCTTCTAATATTGTGTTTGCTTTTGCTACTCCAACAGCCTTATCTGACATACCGCTTCCACCGACACCTCTAACATTACCAGCCGGTATTGGTAAACCCTTTGAAGCCAACCATGAGGCAATAGCTCCCATTGTATTTTGAGGTCTAGCACTTACAACATACATATTCGACAATAAAGAAGATAACTGATCTGGCATTCTCTTTCGAGTTTTATTAACCAAACGCACCAGACCAGACATTAATATGCTGGGTTTTGCTTTCTGTAAGCCTCTGGTTACCAAATCAAGATCACCAAAAGCTGTATAGTCTGGTTTTGTTCCCTTTTTAGCTTTGTATCCTATTGGATCTGTTTTAAGTGCTAGCGTCTTATCAAAATCAAAAAATGCCTTTGTTCCCGAACCGCCAGATAAAGCCTCAAGAATACTTTTTGTTAATCTCTCATTATTTCTTTTTCTAACACCAGATAATTCTTCTCTTGTATATTCTTTATCTAATTTAGATGCTATTGGAGCATTTTTTATATCTATATAATTAGGATCATTTAGTTGTAACGATTTTAGTCTTGCGGCTCTAGCTGCTTTATTTTTGTCTAATACGGCACCAAAGACTCTAACAGTAACTGGTTCTCTTAATCCCGCGCTTAATACTAACTCTTCTGGTGGAAATGGGTTCCCAAACATACCAACAGCACCAAATAGCGTACCAATAGATGCTGCCGCTTGAGTAGCTTGTTGGTTTCCTTCTCTATTTTCGCTTGCTTTCTTATTGATTTTTTCTACATATTTTCTAATAACCAAGCGTTGAGCATTGGCTTCCATAGGATTTGGATTGCGTTTTCTTAATAGTTCATTTGCTGTAAGATCAACACCAGCGGATCTTAATATATCCTCTACGCCCAAAGCGGTTAATTCTCCAATTATTTTACTAGCTGGCAATTTTTCAGCATCGGATTCCGTAATATCTGCTAATATTTGCCTGGTTTTTCTTCCTGCTCTAGATTTTCGTGGTTTTACAAATTCTCCAGCCATTAATTGTTGTCTATAATTGCTTGATATGTTTCTTGTTCTTTTTGGTCGATACAATAAAGATCTTTCGGTTTTTTCTATTTCTTCTTGAGATCTATATTCTACTGGTTGTCTTGTTTTTTTATTTTTTAATAAACCAGGAGTAGCATCTTCCATAACAATTAGATCACCAATATTAATATTATTTGGGTTTTTATCTAGTGCAGCAGGTCGTGCCTTATCCGCTATTATTTTTTCACTATTAGATCTTTCAAAAAGAACCGATCCTATTACTTTATCTAGTAAATCACGAGTTGATACTTGAGCATCTTTACTTTTTACTTCGACAGGAGTATTTCCTGAAATGCTAACACCGTCAACTCTAGAAAACTTATTGCCTTTTTCTTGTTTATAGTAACCTAGAACATCTAAAATTCTTTCAAAACCTGTTCCTCTAGCTGAACTACCTTTACTACCTGTAGCTCCTCTATTACCAATATACATTTCTGTGACTTTTGGATTAATAGTTCTTGCTCTCTCAATTTGTTCTTCGGTTAAAACAACTTTTTGTCTTTTAATATTAGCCTCAATAGTATCTTTAAGATTAAATCTCAAAGGTGGATTTTCTCTTCTTTTAATAGCTTTTTCTATACTTTCTCCAGATTTTTTATCATATGTGCTATCTATATTTCTAACATATGGGGTGCTACTTTTTAATTGTGCTAATCCTCCTTGAGCAAACTTTTTTCTTCCACTAGCTATATCCGCAATATTAGACGGTCCAATAGTTTGTGTTGCTGCTTTTCTTATAACAAAACTACCTTCTGGTAAAGTAGTATAGAAACTATCACTATTTCCTTGACCAGGAACAATTCCTATTTTGCCTCCAGCAGCTTTTCTTTGTCTTTTATCGGCATAATTCATTTTTTTTAGAGTCGAAGTCCCAATACGAGCAGCTTCTTCAGGATATATAACTGCTTCTCCTGGCATAAGAGCAACAGGAACTCCAACACCTCCTCCTGCGGCATACTTTATATATCCCCCTGATTTTGCCCCACCTGGTCTTAATCCTCTCAAAAATCCTGTACCAAATTGTCTAATACTGCTAGCTCCTCTAAAAGCTGTCATTATAGCAAGTACAGGCAATACACCCTTAACACTATCTGCAACACTAATCAAAGCGCTAGCTAAACTCAGTGCTCCTTTTGCTAGTGCTTGGAATGTGTCACTACCTCCTATCTCTCTAAATAAAGCTAAAAATTCTTCTCTAACTTTTGCTGCTTGATTAGCCAAAGAAGCTTGTGCTTTTGCTGCATCAGCAGCTAATGAGCCTTGTCCTTGTTGAGCAACCCTCAAAGCATCTTGAGCTGTTGCGAACTGTTGAATAAGAGGAATAACTTTACCGATTTGTCTGAACCCACCAAGCTCTTCTACAATTTCGCTAAATTTCAAATCTCTTGGATCAATACTATTTAACCCTTCACTTAATAATTGAACAGCTTTATATGCCCCAACGAATTTACCCTCTGCGTCTGTTAAGTTAACTCCGAATTCTTTTAGAGCCTCAATCGTTCCGCCTCGTTGAATACGAGTAAAAATTGTTCTTAAGCCCGTAGCAATAGTTTCTGCGCTTTCACGAGTAGTAGCTCTTACGCTTGTAAAAACAGCAATAAACTCATTTAATGCATCTGTACCTTCACTAACTCCTCTACTAGCGCTAGCAAACACACCACCAGTTCTTTGAATAGCAGCAATAATATCACTAGCTTCAACAGCAAATTTTGCAGAAACCGCGTTTACTGCGCCAAGAGATTTTTCTAGATCGTTCGCACTAATTCCGAACTGTCTCATCAAAGCGATACTTCCTTCTACCGTCTGATTCATATTATCAAACGAAGGAGCCAAGCTACTAAGGGCCAAAGCCTTTAAAGCTCGTTCTGTGTCTCTTGCTGTTAAACCAGCTTGCGCTAATGTTAATGAAACATCTGTTAATTCATTTGAACTAACACCCAAAGATGTTGATAACCCACTGATTGTTTTAGCTAGTTGTGATAATCCTGACGCTGATTCTCCAGTAACCTGTTGTAATTTAACAAATTGTCTATCGTATTCTATAAAAGCATCAATGCCTTTTCTGATAGCATTTGTTAATCCCATTATAGTACCAGCAGATAAACTAAATGCTGTAAATCTTCTTATTGCCAAGCCTGCTGTTCTCCCGAACTCGATCATTTCTGATGATGCGGCTCTCGTTTGTCTCGCGGTATTAGTCATTCCGGTAGCGGTATTATTAGCAGCTGCTGCTGTATTATTTAAGTTTCTATTTAATGCCGCAGCACCATTTCCAATAGATGATATTGCAGAACCGAACTGTCTAATAGCATTAGCGGCGTTGTTTGCATTATTAGTTGTGGCAGAAAGGTTGTTGTTCAGGGTTGTTAGCGCTGAATTTAACGAAGTAATATTTCTGGTGGTCGATGGGTTTATTCTGAGATTAACATCACCAGTAACTGTACCTAATTGTCTTCTAATATCAGAAACTATATTTCTAACATTAGATGGTCCCCTAAGATTAATCTGCGCAGTTAAATTAAATGCTGTTGCCATAAATATTCTCTAAAATAATATAACCCCATAGCTATTAAATAGCCATGAGGTTATAAGTAGGTTATAAAAACAAAAAGAATAATTAGCTAGTAGATTCTGGTTGTGTGACTTCCTGTGAAACTTCTGATTGTGGTATTGTTTCATTTTTTTCTTCGTCCAGAATAATAGGATTCCCATTTTCGTCTAAGAATGGCTGTTGGTCAACAACATATTCTCCATCTTTGTCTACTCTGTTGCCAAATTTATCAATAAAGTTACCAGCATCATCAATAAATCTACCATTTTCATCAACAAGCCTTCCTTCACTATCTATTAATCTTCCCTTTTTATCAATTAGTCTCAATTTATTATCTACAAATTTAAACTTTTTCAAAAATTTATTTTCTGGTAAATTACTTTCGTAATCATTATCCAAACCATACAGCATATTAGCTAAATTTTGAGCTCCCTGTATAGCAACCTGATCTGTTGATCTATTTAGGTAGTCTTCAAGACTAGAAAAATATGGCTGTTTAGTATCATTATACACCACACAAACACTGACTAAATAATTAAATCTAGCATTATCTGCTTGTCCTTCAGCACTATGATTATCTAAACTTGTTCTAACACTAATTAGATCTCTTATTTCATCTCTTAATTGTTTCATTTTAATGGCTAAATCTTTAGCTTCATTTAAACTAAATCCTCCTTTAGCTAATCTTTTTTCTCCATCAAGCAATTCTTTTTGCAGACTAGTGAACTTAGCCTGTTTTTCATCGTTCCATAATCCTTGATCTTCTAAAAGATCGTCAAGCTTTGCTCTAACAACGCTCTTGCTTTTGATAGCATCAGTAAAGGATTGATTATATACTTTCTGTCCTTCTCTCTGATCATTTAAAGAGGGGCTGCGAACTAAGAACTCTTTTTCTACATTATCAACCGTAACCTTGAAAGTTTTTGTTTTCATGACTGATTATCTCCTTTTGTATCGTTATCAAAACGAATTTCATAATTATATTTGTGACTGTTATTTTTTTCATTAATAAAATATTTATACATATTTTCTATAGCCGATCTAGTTTGATGGTTACCAAAATTTAATATATCATGTCTAGCCTTTTGCCATAAATCATGATAATAATCTCCTAATTCATCCTCTTTTTCCCAGAGTTTTCCAAATGTTTCTTCGAATCTGGCTAAAGCGCCGATCATAATTGTTGTGCATTTTTTTTCTGTATCTTTGATTAGTTTATTTTGTTTATGATTCATATTATTTCTTTCTACTAGCAGCATTAAGTTGTGATATGGTTTGTCTTAACTCTCTTTGAACATCTGGCAATTCTCCGTCATGTGCTTTTCCTTTTTGTTTTATAAATGCCATTTTTTCTTTTATTGCTAAACTAGATTCAGGAGAATTCATTTCAGAAATACTGTTATAGTCTTGTTCATTTCCGCTCAAAAGAAATACTTCTCCTGAATTTTTTAGTCTTGGATTACTAGTATCAAATTGGTTTTGTTTTTTGGTTTTTTCATTTTTTCGTTTTTGTAATATCATCCAACCATCCAATGCATCATCATCTTCTATAATATTTTCATCTGGACATTCTGGATGCTCATGAATATTGTCATACATTCTACTTATATTTAATAATGCTCTTTGTTCATCTGTCAATAATACTATTGGCTTATCAAATAATGTACAATATTTAGAGCAATTCATATATGATCTCCAAATTTGACTTCTAGCAAGCATCTTATATGTTTCTGTAGAAATAATCAGTTTATCTATTTCTTGCACCAATGAATTGAATAATGTTGACGAATTTTTAGAGGATTTAATATCATTATAATCAAACACTAATTCATTATCTCTATATAATGTGTGACATATAATATATTCATTTTTTAATGAACTAGCATATCCTTCTAAAGTATTAGAAATAAAATTTTGTTTAGTTAAATATATTTTATTAATTTGATTTTTAGTATTTTTTATATTATTTTTAATCATTTTGATTTTAGATGGCAATAAAAAATTCTCAAATAATTCTACCTTAAGAGTATCTAGTTTTTTCTCCAAATCTTGCAGTGCTTTTTCTGTCTGAAAATTCCACAGTTCAATAGATATTAACAAATTTTTAGTATTTTCTTCTCTAAACCAATTATCAAATTTTTCTTCATTAAGAATATGATCATATAGTAAAGAAGATTGGTATTTAATATCTAGTGATGGAGAATGCAGAGAATATTCATTATCATTATAATAAAATATAGTCTTTCCTAATAATATCCTATTTAGAAGAATTTCTTTGTCATTGTCCGTCATTACTAATTTTTAGATCATTTCTTAGATCGCTGATAGTTTTGTCTTTTTCTTTCATCTGAGACTGTAATATGTCTATATATTTTTGAGCATTATATATGTCTGCATATAATCTACCTATGAGATTATATAATTCATCATTATTCATGTTTCCTAATATCCTATCAATAAATATCTACTAACATATAAAACTATTTTATTCAATTCTCAAATCTAAATGGTAAACTTGGCACATACTGAGGACTACCTACTGATTGTCCCACCGCCGAGCCAAATTGTGAACCGTCACCGCTATATGATCCAGCAGCGGTCATACTAAAAGTATTATCTGTGGTAAAGCTATAACTAATCTCAACATTACCACCACCAGTATCCCCACCTGTATAATTTACTGATTGTAGTTTATTCTTATTTCCAAGATCAATTGTTAATTTATCGCCACTACCACTACCGCATATAACAAACTTAATTGGATGGTTTGTGATAGAACTGGTTCCGGTGCAACTATATTGTGTTTCACTAATACTTAGAAAATCACCAACCGTACCAATGCTTGTAATTTCAGTAGTAATTTCAACTGGAAAATTAACATATCTTAAGTAGGGCTCAAATTCTCCTAATGAATAGATAGCTTCACGACCAAGATCCATGCTTACAGTAACGTTACTAAGCACAGCATCTTTCATGCCGCCAGCACCTGTTGGGAAAACCGAACTATTATAATCAAATTTCCAGCGTCGTGCTGTAGCCGGTGCCTTAATAGCACTGGCAAATAAAGTATCTACTGCACTAGGAACTTCCCAGCTCTTATTGTTTCCTATCAAAGTAACTTCTTCAGTGATATTTCCTTCCGTTGGGAAAGTATATGTAAAATTAGAAGCATATAACCCAGTGCATTTTACATAAGATTCAGGAACACCACTTGAACCGTATCCTGTATCATCATATACATTTAATTGTAAATTTACTCTATTGTTTGCACCGCCAACAAGACTCTGATAGGAGCAAGATGATACTCCTCCCATTGTCATTAAAAATAATGGCTTGGTACCATCAAAAACCTTATTAATGGTAACTTCAACTTCGGGATTATTCTCTATACTATCATACTGTTCTAATTGACCAAGTTGGAAAATCTTTTCAAGATTAAAATTAGTGTTAAGACCAACGCTTTGTATACCACAAGGAACGAGTGTGTCAGAATCAACTGTTCCGTTCTCATTTACTGGATTTAGTTTTATGCCTTGTGTTGCGTAAAAAATTCTTTTATTGGCCATAATAATCACTCCGATGTGTTGAGCGGTGATATGTTATACTTGCTGTTAACTATGAATTATTACACCAATAAAAAGTATTATGGATAAATTTTTATAGTCCAACGAATGACTGAACTATGCAGAGTTGAAGATATACTGTTTATCTCAGATAATACAGAATTATGAATAACAAAAATATTTGACCTATATAAACTATTGTTCATAATTTCGTTATAATATAATCCACTATTATTAATTTGACCTTTATTATCTAGCTTATAAACATTATCTTTTATAACCTTATTAATATCATATAAATATGATTCTCTGTCTTTTTGTATTAACAATATATCAGATATAGAGTCTCTTTGAGAAGCATTTTCTGTATATATATGCAATAATACATCCTGATCAATAATATTATCAACACTACCTAATTGGTACGGAGTTTGAGATGTTCTAGCTATAGTCTCCACAATTATGCAGGGTAATTGGACTCTATGATTGGCCGTTATTATTTGCCCTTTATTTTTTGCAGAAGCATCTGGATCATATGATAATCTTTGTAGTTCTCTCCACCATGAGCATTCATGAGCTGTATATGTTTGTATATATCTATAACTATAATTTAATTTAATATTTGTTGATGGTGGTTTTGGCGACAAGAATATAATCTGTCCCATAGGGTAGTTTATAGAATAGTTGTTGGGGCTAATACCAGTTGGGCCTGGGACAAAAATATTGTTTATATATATGCCAGAAATAGGGGTCGGGCACCTATTATTATGGCACACGCCTGTTTCAAAAACCCAATCTTTTCTTGATCCTTCCCAAACCGTATTATTTGTTCTTGCTGGATCTTGAGATGGTTTTAAAGTCCCAAAATCTCCATTATATAATCCGCTAGTAGGAACATTAACATTGATAAATCCTCCTATACTTAAAAAACTATAATCTAAAAAACTTTTAAGATTATCTTCTAATTGGGATATAGACGGTTTATCTGATATATTTTGTATATTATGAAAACCTAAAAATATATTACTCATAAGTTTCTTTCTAATATAGAATTTATGGTATTAATTAGGTCATTTTCTACAGACTCAATGGCTCTTGTTGTCCAATTATTATTTGCCGTTCCAATAAATTCTGGTGGAACTCTCCAGTTTTTTGAACTGCTTATCATAATAGCATCACCAGATCTAGAATTAGGATTTGGCCCAAACTTTACTTGATAATTACGAATAATAATATCTGTACCTTTTAATAATAACCATTCTAACCATGGTAATCTATATCCCCTATCCTCATCAACAACATTAGCGCTATCGTCAGACAATATACCTCCAAAAGTATCAGATGGTATCATTTTAATACTAATACCACCAATTAATCCAGTATTAATAATTTTTATGGGTAAAACTTCGACTATTAAAGTATTAACTAAATTATCTATCACAATATTTACATTATTGATATTAGCTATACCAAATTCTTTTCTTAGCTGTCCAGAAGTTAGGGATTGATATTCTGGTTGAGATTGCAATGCTTTGGATATTATAATTTTAATAGCTTGTGTCAGAGGATTGATGCTTCTTTGTAATCCTGAAGATATTTTATTGGATAAATTATTTAAAATTAAATTTCTGATTTCAGTATCTGATTCTAATAAGGAAATATTTAACCTCATTGTCTTCTCCATGTGGTTATTATATAATCTAAATCACCTAAACCAGCAGGATTGACATCTTCTATTCTCTCGTAAAAAATATTTGGAACACTATCGACCATCAGAGCATTAGCATTTCTTATATCTAAAGTATGATTTTTATGACATATAGTTTGTATCGTACCATCTGGCACATTTATTGTTTTTGTGTTCATGTTTAAGAAATATTTGCTATCAAAAATTACAGCTAAATATATCTTTTTAGTAATATTATTATTTTGTTTACTTCCTATTCCCATACAAACAGGACATATTGTGTGATCTGGAAACGGTTCTGGTCCAGTATTATTATACAAGTTAGATGAAGCTTTTGTTATAGGATCATAAAAACAATTATTGCAATAATCTGCAGATCCATTATTGAATCTAAGAGTACATGAGTTTGTTAAACCGTTAGAGCTTAAAATATCATTAATCATTATTTTATATGTATTTTTTAATATATTATTAATAATCATGATGAATAAATAACTCCAATTATTTTAGGATCTTCTATAATAGAAACTATTATATTTTGATATTCAATTCGTGATGAGGCGGATATTTTTTGTTGCCTTAATACTATTAACTGGTTTTGTTCTGTTTTAGCAATATCGCTACTCACAGACGCATTCAGATATTCAGTATCCAAAGATGTGGTTGTGATTTGAACTCTCATATTTATGCTTCATATGGAGGGGGTTCATATGTAATAACCATATGCCATCCAGATATGCTTCCCGATGAACCTATATCTTCGTCTCTGATAATCAAAGACCAGTTTCCAGAACAGCTGTATCCAACCAATCCGGTTATAGAAGTATCAAAATTCTCATAATTAATATTATCTAAAGTAAATTTATAATTTTGTTTTTTGTCTAAAATATTTAAATAATAATCATTAGAATTTCTGTTATTTAGGTATATGCTGGGTAGTGCTTTGTCAGAAAAGGCAAAGCTCAATCCACTACTTGGGTTATAATTTTTGATTTTATTGTGGCTAGATAATAATATTTTGTTTCCAGATGGCGGCACCAATATCATGGACAGATCTTGGGGATGAGAATGAGTTAATTTATCTATAGCTATTTCAATATTTGTAATTATTCCTGTATCCGGAATACTGATAGTACCACTAATGGAGCCCATATCTGGTATATTCATATATGGCCCAGAATACATTTTGCCAAACATGTCCATGCCTTGACATAGGTATCCACAAAAATCTTCTTGTATAATATCACAAGGAGATATTGTTGTTGGCGTAGGAGTAGGCGTAGGATTCTCTCCAGTTGGTACGGGGGTACCTCCATCTCCATCTTCAGATATATTGGTTCCATTGCTATCGTCACAAATAAGAGCATCGCACGGGGCGCAAATTCTTGAAGGATTGCCTCCAATACAATCTACAAAATTATTTGGAATAATCTCTATGCGTCCTGTGGAAATCCTTCTGCTATCTATGCTATCTGAATTAACATCTAAATCGTATACTGCGGATGTAAAAGTAAAATCTTTTGTTACAGAGGCTGGGAGGGACCATGTTATGAACCCGTCCGAACTTTTAGATAGAGTGTAATTATTACACGCTACTTCGCTACCATAAATTCTGACAACATTAGTATTATCTTTCATTCTTAATCTAATACAATAATTAGTAAGATCTATGGGATTACTATTCACATCCAGATACTGAAATGTTATTTCAAAAAATGAACCTTGTTCTATAAAAAAATTATAAATTGCTGCTGCCATAATATTCCCTAGAAAAATTCTCTCATAGTATTATAATTACTTCTTAACATATCTGGTGTAAAATTATTCCCAACAAATGGACTAAGAACAGCTTTTGCCATAGTAGCCTGAGCTAAATCCCAATGAGCTGTTAATTCATCGTATGAAGCACATGGGCCATTGTTCAATAGTATTCTTAGTCCTTCCATACCTCCACCAACACTTAAACTAGCTGGACCTAATGCCGCCCTAACCCCATCCATAGCGGCTTTAGTTCTAATAGTACTTTGATCAATAAAACATGCTGCTTTAAGGGAAACTAGACCAATAAAAATTTCATCTTTTGAGTCGGTAGGATCCGGACTAATAGACGGATTTGTTACATCAATCGAATATGTTTGATCCAATGATACATCAAACTGGACATACTTAGCTGCTACAACAATTGTTTGCAATAGTCTTTCATCGCTATATTGTTGTTCTTCTCCAAAATCGTTTATTAATGTTCTAACGATAATTGGTAATTCTATGTTCCAAGCCATGAGCAGCTCCTAAATTGGCTAAATAATAGTTCTATATAATAATAAATACACCCAATAGTATTCTCAAAAGTTTTGTTCTAAAATAATCGAATCAATATTTTCTAAATAACTAGATACTACCATATTCACTTCTTCCTGAGTAGGATAGTGGTCAAATTTAAAAAATTGGGTTGAGTTTTCATCTATCTTGACTCGTACTCTGTATTTGTTTGCAGGATCAAGAAAAACTTCAGTAATGGTATAATTCATAAAAACTCCTTACGCTTGTATTATAGTAATATCGTCTATATATCCAGTGTGCGTTGATCCTCCCCAACACTCTGCTAGTATTTCTACCACTCCAGTTTCTGTGGGAGTAAAATTTAAAGATACTTGTTCCCAAGTATCAGCAACGGCAGTCATACTACTTGTTATATCATTTGTTACTCCGGCTATTTGTCCACCTTTTATTTTTAATCTAAAGGATAGAGCAGTATTGGTCCTTCTCATCCAGGCTTTAATAGTTACCAAGCTGTTTGCAGAAACTGCTGTGGTTGCTATTTTAAAATCTAGCGGATAACTAGATGTTCTCCAGGTAGCGTTAGTCGGAGCCATGGCCCATGCATATCCAGTATTACTATATCTAATAGAGGTTTGAGGTCTGATTGTTCCGTAATCAGTAGTAACTAAATGATTATTTGCTGTATTATCATGATTGGTACTATATATGCGACTATTTCCTCCTCCGTAATGATCTGATTCTGTCGATTCGTTTATGATACAATTTTTGAGATAGTAGTCTCCGCCGAAAAGAAAGAATCCTGCACCTGTTCCGTTGTTATTGTTTGAAGTGGTGCAGTTAACGAAGGTTTCACCTTTTGCTCCGTAGTATCTAACACCATTTGTTATATTATATCTAAAAGTGCAGTTTTGGAATATATTGTCTGTACCACCGCTCTCTGCAAAAACTCCATAACTACTTGTGTTTGCTGTAATATTATTAATTCTATTATTACTAAAGCCTTGAACAATATAGAAGGCCGCACTGGTGCAACTTTTAGATATGACCTTTTGATAAATGTTACTATTATTTCCAAAAATATGACTTATGTTCGGTCCATTGTTTGAACACGATCTTATTTCAGTATATGTGTTAAAACTTGTAGCGCTATTAAAATCCATACCATAATCAGTATTTCCTATAGCATCCAAAAATCCGTGGGTAGAAGATTGATTAGTAATTAATCTTAATCCTCTCCCATATCTTACGAATCCAAATTTATTTGTATTAACATAGTTTTTTGTATTTATCACAAGTGGGTATCCGAACCCATTTAATCCATCAAAATAAGTTATGAGATTTTGAGTACTCATATTGGTCCTATCCCATCCTCCCTCATAGTTAAAAGGAGCAGACACTGTTCCAGCCTCTTGAACTTCTTGTATAACAGAGCCAATAGCGGAACCCATAACAGTTTTTATGGTTTCTCTTTTATATGTGGTTACAGTTTCTGTTGTTCCGTCGTATCCCAACCTTGGCGTAGTGCTCGAATAAATATTCCAATTTGCTCCGTTGCCAAGAAAAATTCTAGTTCCTTTTATGCTCATAATAGGATACCAAAGTTCATCTGTCGTATTTTTGCTTATCAAAGATTGCAAACTAAGACTATCAGCGGATGAAGGAGCTTTGCAAGCAATAATATTGCTGATTAAAAAGGTTTGAGCGCCTCTGTCCGTATCAACGTACAAAGCAACGCTTGCTATACTGGTGCTCATTGCTGAACCAAGATCTATAGTGAATGGAACCCACTGATTTAGGGCCACTATGGCAGGAACAGCAAAAGTATGAACACTGGTCGCTCCAGCAGCATCGGAGCATAGTCTTATACTTATATCACCATTTACTGTTATTGTGCCAGCGGTTTGTTTGATAAAAAAACTGAGCTGTTGATAACCACTCAGATTTAATGTTCCCGTGGCTTTATACGCAGCAAGTCCGGTAGTAAAAGAAGCCCCAACTGCTATGCTATCACAAACATCTCCCTCTTTTGTGTCAGTATCCAGCAGTGTGGCTGTAACATTTGTGCTAGCTGTCCATGCTGTTCTTCCTTCTCCTCTGTTACCATGACTCGCTATACTTTGAGTAACAGCAGATGCCAGAGTTACTATTCTGTTGGTAATTTTTCTTAGTAACCCGCCAGAAGTCCATGCTCCTGTTCCTGTGGATCCGACAAGCTGACAAGTACTACCGCTTACTCCTGATACTGTCCAGACACCATTTGTTCCAATATTACCAGCCGTTCCAGTAATAAGAACAGTATCTCCGTTGCTTATACCAAGTGTTGCCATTGTGCTAGCACAAGTTACAACTATAGGAGAAGCATTGGTTGCTGCAACAACGTTGGATGTCTGGTAATGAGAAGCGTCAGTCCAAGTGGCATTGCCTATGCTTGTGGGATCAGGACTACCCATAACTCTTATTGTGTCACCGGGAACAAGTCTGTTTGAAGTGGCTCCTGTTGTGCTTATTGTTTTCCACCTTCCTCCTATGTAATATTGACGAGATGAAGTATTGCTTAAGCCCGCTCCTCCGCTAATAGCGGCTATAGTCAAACTCGTGCTACTGACCCATGCTGTGATTACATAAGTTATATAAATATTAGGTATGCCGGAAGTATTTATGCTGATATATTGTCCTATCAAACTTCCGTCGTTAGGAAAATTAGCGCTGGCCGAACTAAAAGTTGAACCAGATATAGTGCCATCTGTACCGCTAACAAGAACAGCAAAACTTGTTCCACCATAATTATCATTTCCATTTTCGTAGTCTACAAATAAAGTGGCCATTATTGATTCCTAGTAAGAGATGTTTGAAAAGTTTGCATAATTCCATAAAATGTATTTGCTTCACTTTGTGTCATCTCAGCCCCTATAGAATATCCTTGAATTCTTGTGGGACATAATGATGATGCGACTCCTACATTATTTAGAGCGAATACATATAAGCTCCAACTAGATATTGGAAAAGAAACACTAGTAGTGTTAGTAGAATCTGTTCTAGAGGTTGAGCCATTAGTATACAAAACCATATTTGTAGAAGAGGTTCTTGTTACTAGATAGTGACCTCCACTATTAGTAGCAAATGACGCAACATTGGCAGGTGACCAAAATCCACGAATAAGATTTATGCTATGGTTTATATCTATGCCTATTCCATTTGTCCCGTCAGCACCTCTAATTAAAACATTGGCTGCTGATGTTGACATCGCCCCTTTATGATAGCAACTAACGTGTCCAATAGTTCCTATCTGATTGATTGTAACGCCGGTATCTAAATATTTTGTGCTACCATCTCCCAATAATCCTCCAGATACTCCAGTTTCTGTATAGTCTCCACTAACAAAATTAAAATTCCTATCTCCATTAGCAAATCCATAAGGAGAGCTATTCCATCTTCTACCAAAGTAAATAGGAAGCAAGCACGAAGTTAAATTGCTGCCACAGAATAAATTAAGTCGATAAAATTTATCTCTTAATCCAGCACTGTCAATACTATTACAAAAAGTATTCATAGCATTTAATGTGCCAGAACTTGCGGATCCTCCATTAAGTATCCAAAATTCAAGATCAGGATTGTAGTTAGTTGGAAGAGAAGAATATGTTGAAGTTAATCGGTTATTAAAAGCAGTCACAAATGGTTGTGCTTTATGAATATAGTCTAAACTCCATGTATTCTCATTTTTAGCAACAACTTCGACATATGGTTGAGCTTTGTATACCACATCCATACTTAAGAGTTGACGTTTTTTAAGAAGTTTGGTCGATCTCTGATTAAAATTTTGTTTTGCACTAAACATGATTAACCATAATTTTGAGAAAAACTACCATACCAATAAGAGCCATCACTAATAAAACTATATATATCTACTTTGCTAGCTAATATGGTGGCCGTTGGCGTGGCGCTATCTGCCCACCTTACTCCACTAAAACTTGCAGTATAATTACCACTTCCGGTATTAAGAAACATTGTGAAACTCTTGCCGGCCGTTGTTGCTGGCATGGTAAAAGTGCAATTGCCCGTTAGTGTACAAGTATGCACAGTGCCACTAACTAAGCTTAATGTTTTGCTAGTGCCACTATTACCATTAGACACAACGCTTTCTGTGAAACTATCAAAAGTAAGATTTCCATCAATATTAACATCTCCAACCACATCAAGCTTGACTGATGGAGTGCTTGTTCCTATTCCAACACTGCCAACATAATTAATACACATTCGTTCACTGATGTTATTAGCTAGACCCGTAAAAAAACGTAATTTGCCAGCATCATAACTGCTAGAATCTGTTCCGGCCGCTATAGCGGCTAATTCTCCAACATCATCATATTTATTATGAAATTTTAATACCACCCCACTCTCATTTGCATCATATATTTCTTTATAAAAATCAAAATCATGATCTGCTTTAATTTTTAAAGCTAAACTATTAGCGGTGAAAAATTCTATTGGAACAGAACTAATGTTACCTATTTGTAATTTAGCAACGTTAGAACCTTGTGTTACAATCATGGCGCATCCGGCATCACTTGTATTACCACCATAATAACCATGCTGATACCCTGTGCCGTGAACGAAAAACTGCATCACATTATTTTCCCAGGCATTAGAACTATTATTGCTTAGTGTGAACGAGCCCCTAGATGCTGCGTTAGTAACATTAAAATGAGCTAAATTAATATAGTCTGAGGATGTTGCATCGTTGATCTGAAAAGGTTGGGACTGTGCAGCGCCTAATATTGTTCCTCCGGCACCGCCAGCAGAAATTGCTAGTTTAGCATTTGGGGCATTAGTGCCTATGCCGATACGGTCCGCACTAGCATCAAGAAAGAATAAATTACTATCGGTATCTCCTTCTATTCTAAAATCATTATTTGCTCCATCCTCATTGAACACGGCTGATCCTCTGATATCCAGAGTTGTTCCCGGAGAACTTGTTCCTATTCCCAGTCTATTATTTGTCGCATCCCAATATAATTGGCCGCTATCAGCAACTATTCCGCTAGCACTGTTCCAATATGCTATATGATTCGCAACACCGGTTCCGATAACAGGATTAACAATACTACTATTAATTGTAATAGTACCACTACCATTAGTTATGCTAATACCAGTACCAGCAGTGAGTGTATTAGCAGCTAAACTGGTGCCACTACCAATTAATAATTGGCCGTTACTATAAGTAGACCTATTTGTTCCTCCCTTGGCTACAGATAATACTCCAGTAATTTGAGAAGTATTAATATCGGAGAGTCTCGCTAAAGTGCCGCTGTCGGCTGGTAACTTAACAATAATATCATAACCAGGAGCATCTGACATTAATGTTGTAGAATATCCGACACCATTACTATCATTAACATCAAACTTTAGAATATCTCCATTGAACCCTGGGTCTATATTTCCTCTATCTATTTGAAAACCAAATCCACCAGCCCCTATACTAAATCTAGCTGGTCCGCCAACATTTATACCATTAAAATTACCAGTATTACATACTAAATCATTTATTCTCAAATTTCCATAAGTGCCAGGAGTATATATACCGCTGCTATTACTAGCTACTCCGCTACTCAACATTACGAATTGAGAAGCGCTAGTGTCCCAGCCCATAAATGCAGTTAAGGCCGTGCCTCTTATTAGTGCTAATCCTCTATCCAAAGTGTCTGTGGTTACTATATTACCACTAGCTAATCCTAGTGTGATAATAGGATCCTCAATCTCCATGCGATCCACATTGGCAGTCACTACTGATCCATTAACTGTTAGGTTGCCACCAACAACCAAGTCACCAGAAAAATTACCACTATTACTAGTTAACAATCCGCTAACACTTAATCCACTACTAAAAATACCATTACCTACAACGTGTAATTGGGAAGCTGGAAATTGTGTATTTATTCCTAATCTATTATTTGAACCAGTAGGAGTTATATATATAAAATCATTAATACTATTGATTTGAATATTAAAAACTTCTTGTCTTGTATAAGAAAATCCACCAGCACCACCCTGGGTCCAACTGTTGAATTTAACTTTCCAATATCTATCTGATGGAATATGATTCATTATTAATTCTGAATCAACTATAAGATTACCAATATTACCTTCTCCCCATAAAGTATATAAATTATGATATGTTCTTGATTGAACATTGGTTAAATTATCCCATCCATCATTATTCCACACTGTGCCAGAAGGAGAAAAAATGTAGCTCCAGCTATTTTCTTTAGCCAAATTATATATTGCTCCACCGGATCCTCTTGTAATAATTAATTCATTTGGTATTATTACATCATAATTATTAGAATATGTATTATCTGGATGAGTATAACTAATTATAGGAGCAGAAAGATCGTCTTGTTTGCTATTTAGTTGAGTTTGCACATTGACAGCGTTAATACTTAATGAAGTAAAATTTCCACTACTAGTTGGTACCCATAATCCACTAGCAGTATTGTATTGCAGGAACTGACCGTTAGTGACACCAGTAACAGCCACATCGTGTAATTCTTCCAACTCGTATCCATTTTGAATTCTTACCTCAATAACGCCATCGGTTTGGTGTGTTCTTGTAATTGTGCCAATAGTCACAATATGACTAGGAGCATATGGTTTTATACTCGTTAATCCTCCAGAAACTGTGGGACTCAAATACAAAACAGTACCATTAACATTGCCTTGAGGAGCAGATGGATTAAACTGATCTGTATTTAGACCACTTAATGCTCCAAAGACTATAACTTTACCTTCTTGGTTTATTCCAATGGTCTCATAAGTTAGTCCATAAGTTCCGGCACTACTAGCATCTGTTGTTGCTATTGCTTTTTGTATTGTTGGTCTGTCTCCATGACCGCCATTGATATAAACGGCGGTCATCTTATTTATGGATGCTCCTGTGTTATTAAAAACTGTGGTTATCAAAGATTGAGCATGCTCAACAGATCCCGTAACAGATATAGTGGCAGATGAGCCATTAGAACCTAGTCCTATGGTAATATTATTTCCAGCTAATAGTCCTGTTGGATGTATAGCCGTATAATACAAATTATTCCAGCCAGATCCGTTTATTCCTATTTTTAATTTTCCGGTATCTGTTTCGTATCCTGGTTCACCGGTTGCTAATACAGAATTAGAATTTGTCCATTCTGTGGAAGTACCTTTTCTAAATTGTATATTATTATATCTTGGCATCTGCTTCCCATGATTCAAAATATCCCATATATCATACTATAATAATAAATTTAATAAACTTGTCTATATTTATGGGGTTCCACCATCTATAATAAAGTTTACTAAATATGTTGTACTACTAACACCACTAATACTATTACTAACATAAGTAGCTTTAGAATCCCATGTTAATGAACCACTAATGCCACTCACTGTAATTAGTCTAGCAGCAAAGCTTTCATTATTATCTCTTAATACCACAGAATTACTACTGGTTGATGAACTAACTGAGTATCCATTATTTAGAGTAGTACCATCAGTTCCACTCCAAGTTGGAATATATCCACTTGTGCGACCAGCATATGCTATCATCTGAGAATTATTGCTTACATTATTTAAGCTTAAATCAGATTTAAGATTACTAATGCTTCGTGCTGTTATGGTATGTAAACCATTTGTTGGATCTGTGCCTGTAAATACTGGTATAAAAGTACTAGTGGTGCTGGTACTTGGTACGGTATATCTAATAGATTTCTTAAAATCGAAAGTACCGGACACATTACTATCAAAAACTAGATTATTTGCAAGTCCTTGCCAAGAAATGGTTGCGGTATCAGAGCCATCTTGGAATGTTAAGGTACCAGTTCCATTACTCAAAGTTTTAATGCCAACATTGGTCGTGGATCCATTATCAAATGTTTTGACACCACTAACTGTCTGAGTGCCAGTTACTATTACCACAACATTAGTATCAACAGCCACAGTGTCACTCAGAACACTAATACCATATCCTGCACCAACATTCAAAGTTGGATTACCGCTTAAAGATAGCGCAGTGCTACCATCCAAGCCGCTACCAGGAGTTATGGTTCTATCGGATGCTAGTTTATTATTTAGTTGAGTTTGAATGCTACTACTAACACCACTCAAATGACTAAGTTCTGTTAGTGTTGGAGATCCTGTGGATACAAGTTGTTTATTACCATCAAATATTGCTATAGTACTGTTTGTGGCACCAGTAACAAAGATATTACTTCCACTAATAGCTCCAGTACTAACTAATGATCCGAGTTTGATGCGACCAAGAGTTCCAGCACCATAATCATTACCATCAATAGTGCCAGTGGTGGAACTAAGAAAAGAGAATTCGCTATTTTGAGAGTCCCATCCCATGAAACCTGTGGTTGCGGCGCCAGCACCACCCCAATACCTAAATAAAATGCCTCTGTCTAATCCATCATTAATGATAGTTCCTGTACCGCCAAGGGTAATAACAGGATCCTCAACTTGCATAGTTGAAACATTAGCTGTTATAGTATCTCCTCCGATAACAAGATTTCCGCCAACAGTAACATCTCCTGTTGTTGTTAAGCTCGTGATACTAAGATTCGGATTGAGACCAACAGAAGGATTGCCTAAAACTCCATCTCCATTACCTATCCATATATTGGTACCACTAGCTCCTATGGTTCTAGCAAGTATATTGGTTCCTGATCTTGTTATCAAACCATTAGTGCTTAGATTATGAAGAGCTAATGCCTGACCACTAAGAGATAGTGTCGCAGAATTATTTATAAAATCTAATCTAAGTCCAGTACTAGCAACCAGGGCCGTATCAACACAACTGGCCACACCACTACAGAAATTTGTAATATCTGTATAAACATGCTGATGTCCACTTAAGCTAACAGGAAAAACATCAATTCCTACTGTGCCTCCTGATGGTCCAACAAGAGGAGTATTTGAAAAATATGTGTTACCTTTGAAAACAGTAGGATCGCCAGAATACGTAATTGCACCTCTAGCATATATATCAGAAACAAGGGTGATATCAATAGCTCCACCAAGAACCAACTCTCCATTAACAAACAAATCATCTGTTGTTACTCTACCACTACCTCCATGGATAAATACTCCGCTATATCCTGATATAACTATACTTTGTCCACTAGCTGGTCCACTAGTATAAAAAGTATTGCCACTCACGCTATTTGTAATGCTAGTTATACCGGTAATATTGCTTTTTAAACCTATAGTAAAACCACTACCGCTAGGATGAGTTAAGCCATTTCCTCCAACAGAATATTGACTTAATGTTATGTTGCTTCCAGAAGATAATGGGCTATGTATGGTATACTTATTAGTTGAACTATCAAAAATAGTACCTATACCGCTACCAGGATTAAGATCAGATCCTCCTGCGTATGGTAGATTTATCCATGTAGCTAATGATCCATCTATGTATTTACCTATTTTAAATCTACCAGTATCAATTTCGTATCCAATTTCACCCTCTTCTAGTTGTATAGAGTTAGTCCATTTGACTCCTGTTGGGGTGCTACCAATTACACCGCTAGCATAACTTGATGAATAACCTCTTCTTACTTGAATTCTAGTATTAACTGGCATTGTTTCCCCTTTGTTTTAAATTTATGGATTACCACAATCAAATTCATACTGATCTAAATATCCATCTAAACCCACATTGTTATTACCCCAAAGAAGACTATCAACATGCACCGCAGCATTATCTGTTAAAAATTCAGTGATATAATTTCCCAATCCGTCTATTCTGCTATAATGTAAATTACCACTAATTTTACTCATGGGTATATTATCAGGTAAGTCGCTCCAAAGAATTTTTTCTGTATTAACAATTTCTATATTAAAACTTTCTGATCTTTCTATTTCAATATTATTAATATTTTCTATAAAACTAGTACTAACATCCAAATAATGAATTGTTGGTTCTAATATTTCCAAAGTAAAATCGCTCATGTGGCACACTCCAATCCAGAACCAGACTGACTGTATCTCTTTACCAAATTAATTGTGCCAAATAGTATTCTAACTGTATATTTACCACCTTCATTAATGGTTCCATCACCATAAAAAGGTTCATTTGATTGTAATTCAAGATCATATTTTGCAGTTGTAAAATTAAATTGATTGGTTGTATGGGAAGGCAACATAAAAGTTAACTTTCCAGCCTCATCATTAATTATAAACTTATATACACCCTGATTAGTAATATTATCAGAGCTGAAAATTTGTAATAGTCCTGTGTTAGTTTTCCATGTTAACCTAGCGCAATAATTGGTCAAATCTATAGGTATACCAGCAGAATCTTTATAAATAATACTGAGTTTAAAAGATGATCCTTGTTCTATAGCAAAATCATATTTGCTTGCTGCCATAGTAATAATGCCTTTATATTTTAAGAGTATACTATTAAATACACCTAAAAAAAAAGGCCAGCCGGGTTGGCTAGCCTTTAATTTTTAGATATAAAGATTATCTAATAGATCATAGAGATCCAAGGATTACCCTACGATTATCTAGAACAGCAAAGCCCTGTTCAGCCCAACCGTAGAAGCCAGCTCTCTTTTGACGATGTAGTGTTTCATCCTCAAAGATCTGAACTTGTTCACGAACTGGCATAATGAAACTGTCTCTCTTGCGTAGATCAAGACCAACAACAATTTCACTATCACCCTGTGGTAGTGTGGCTTGTAGAACATTGCTATAAAATAGCTGATATTCTTGTCCAACACCCAACTCATCTCTATCGTGTAGATTAACACCGAAGACTCTATTAAGAGTGCCGTCAGCGGCTGTATAGATCTCACGACGTGTAATTTCGTCGATTTGATCGATACCCCAGTTACGGATATCTTCCATAGCTTCTGGACTAACATAAAGGTCTGTCAAGATACCACGGTTGGTACTAGCACTATTACCGCCGCCATTTCTACGCATGACAGTCTTTAATAGACTTACTAACCTCTTGGTAAATTGATTCGCTGAAGCATCGCTATCGTATACAACGATATTACGATCAACAGCAGCAGCAAGAATAGTGTGCCAACCGTCATCATTCATTTTCTTAACAAATGAACCTTCTAGCACTTCCATGGCACGACCAACAACATCCCATCGAGCATCACGAGCATACTTTAGTAAGTAGTCGATTGATGATCCTATGTCATAGGTTGGAACCATAACATAGTCACTCTCAATATGCTTCTCAGGAATATAGCCGTGATTAGGAATCGTATAGGCTACAAAGTCTTTTTCTGTTCCAGGAGCTAGGAAATCTAGTGGAAACTCAGGAGTAGCACCTTGTTGAAGCTGAATAGGCTCAAAGATGCCATCTAGAATATCACCACTAAGAAGACCTTTTCTCAATGGAAGCTCTAGCGCTTTTGCAAATTCTGCATTGGCAGCAAGAGCAACTTCTCTGTTTTGCGAGCCAGAACGAACAAGAAGTTCTGTTAATTCTGGCGAAGGCTGAAATCTTTCTGTTTTTGCTGACATTTTTTTCTCCCTTATCAGGTGATATTGATATCTACTTTGACATAACCATCAGAATCTTTGCCGCCAAGGAATCTTCCAACTTTGGTGCTATCTGTACTAACAGTTGTTAACTTGCCTGTGTTATCATAATAAGCATCAGCACCAGCTGTTGGGGATACTCCAGTGGCAACTACGTTAGTAGTAACTTGACCCTGACGTAGTAGAGTAACTTTACCACCAACTTGCATTTCGTCACGGAACCAATTAATGTGTTGTCTTGTTAGATCAAGATTAACAACATCGTTCAGTAATAGACCAGCTGGTTTTGTTCCAGCTAGAACTCCGGTTGGATATGTTACAACAGCATTAGCATCATCCATTGAAACACCAGATCCACTGGTTAGATGAACGACCACGCCGCCTCTTTCAGCAACTGTGTTCATGAAGTATGAAATGTCTGTGTAAGCTTCGATACGATCTGGTTTAAGAGCCATTTTATTCTCCCTTATTAGAGTTTTTTACCTAATCTGCTGGAAACAAATTCTACTAATGCTGCTCTGGTGGTTTCGGCAGAATCATCTACTTCTCCACCAACACCAAGATTAACTTGTTCTTCGACTTCAACATTTTCTAAAGCGGCTTCGGTTATAACTTCAGTTTTTTTGACCTCTTCAGTAATTTCTTCTGATTTGGTCTTCATATCTTCTGTTTTAACCTTCTTTTTCATAACAGCAGCTAATGATGTGACTGCTTCAAAAGTTTCGTCGTCTAAAGATTCAAGTTTGTCTACTGTGGCTTGAGCTTCTTCATTGTCTAAGCCATTTTCTATAAGAGCAGCCATTCTTTTCATCTTCTTTTCTTTTTTCATCATTTCTTCTTCTTTACCCTTGTATGCTGCGATAACTTCTAAAGCAGCATCGAGTTCAGACTTGGTTTTTTTATATTCTTCCATTTTTTCTTTCATGTCTTCGTCAGCTTTTTTAGCAGCTAATTCTTTTTCAGAATTAAGTAATTCTAGCGCTGCTGTTATCTCAGCTATCTTAGCTTCATGGTTTTTTATTGTTTCATTATTTGCCTTGATAACGTCTTCTAGAGATGCGATTGTGTCTGAGGCTGATTGAGCTGTTTTAGCCTCCATAGCTTCTATCTTGGATTTGATTTCGGCTACATCTTTTATTACTGGATCTAAATCTAAACTCATGATATTGTTCTCCATGCTATTGGTTAACTGACTATCAGATACACCTGATAATGAAAAATCTTCATTTTTTTCGAGCAAAATATTTTCTAATTGTGCGGAGGATGACTTATTGGTGAAAATAATGCTATCTGGATTAGCTGGTTTATTTACAAATCCTTTGCCAGAAAACGTTATATTCCTCAATACTCTACCAATTTTATAGTCTTGATGTTCTCCTAAGCCACCGTATGCTCTTAAATATTTTGTTAAATATGCTGTTTCATTGTTTCTGGCTAAGATTTTATATTGATTTGTACTTTTATTTAATAACCCATAATCAAACCCTTTGAATAAGCATTCCATACTAACATATTTTTGGCCACTTTCAATTTCTGCTATTAATTTTTCTGATCGTTCTCTTAATTCTGGACTAGAAAAAGCTTTATATATTACTGATCCAGTTAATATATGATATTTATCTGGTAAATTTTCTAAGGGAGTATTCGAGTCAATCAAAATGCCATCTTCTGTGATTGGATAGTTAGAAACAATGTGGCCAATTATTGTGCTTTCATCGTGCTCCAAATTAGTGGGTTTATCTTCTGGGGTGTTTTTAGCTAGCCAAATTTCTGCTTTATCAAATATATCATCGTTTTTATTCCAGCTAGAAGTAACTAAAATAGATTGAACATAATATAGATCTTGATCATCTAACGAAGCTATACTTTTTATATGCTTCATAGTATTTGTTAAATTATTATCAGAACAAGGTTCTGCAATAGCAGCATAAGATATTGATGCAGAGGATCTTATAAGATTTTCAAGACCATCATCATATTCTTGTTGAAATATATGCATTATATTAACTCCTAGATATTATTGTACACCATACAATAATAAGATATTTTAGCCTGTTTTTGCTGATCTGATGATAAAGGTTCTGACTGTTCTGATGATACCTGTTTGATCCATTTTTGATAATTGTTATATATAATAGAATTTTTATGAGAATCGATGTCTGCTATATTTTTGTTTAACATCAAATTGATATTAGAGTTTGGTTCAAGAGATAGGAATAATTTTGTCTTAAATTTTTCTATTTCTTTCGTTTCTTCGGCCGATAAACTTCTTAAGTCTTTTTTGCCATAAAAATCTAACATTATAGGGTTAACTATTTGATTGATCTGATCTTGAGCTTTTATAGCCCATATCATAATAGAGGCACCGGTTTGCGGGGAAAAAGTCTTAGATTTTCTTTGTGTTTGATCCTTAGAGTTTTTTGGGCGACCTTGTTGTGGCTGACCAGATAACGATTCTGGCGAATCGTTTGCCAACTTAGTTGGCTTAGAGGGCAATCCTGGTATTTGTGGAGTTTTTAATTCTATCGCATTTTTTTCTCCACTCTTTTTCTTTTCTAATTCCAAACCTATTTGGCTAGGAGAAACAATACCTGTTTGTAATGCAATTTTTCTTAATGAATTCTCAAATTCTGGATCAAACCATGGGCCAGCTTTTTGAACCATACGATTACTATCTCTTTCTCTATTTTCTCTATTAAGTCTATTCTTTTCTATATCGGGATCGAATCCAAATCTTGTTTGTAATAATTCATCGCTAATTAGATTTCTATCTGCTAGTTGTACTAATAATGCTTTTTCTGAATCTTCATTACTCAAGTCCATTCTATCAAACTCTATTTTAGCTGGGTATTTAAAACCCATAGCTTTTTGTACTAAGGCTATTTCTTGTTCCCAAAATTCTACTAGTACATCTCTACCATATTGTAATCTTTGTGTTAAAGTTTTTAGACTTATGAAATTATTTGTTGTTCCAGCTGCTCCAAAGGTGCCTGTTAGTGTTGGAGGAATTCCTAATCCAGCATAAACAGCATTAAGATGTGGTACATATTTTCCTTCTCCTAAAAAGTTATGTACATTAGTATTGCTTTCTATTAATTCTATATCTGGACCCCATATTAGGTCCATTGTTCCTCCGCCAACATTGTTACCTAGAATACTAGCTAATTTGGATGTTGCTGCTTTTGTGGGGGCTATTTTGTGTTCTAAATTTCCAAGCTTAAAAATTCTTATATTACTAATAGCCCCATCTAATGCTGACATATCTGCTAATTTTAATTTTTCTATTACGGCAATATCATCCATAATAGCATATATCATTGGATAGGCCCAGCTTTGCCAATCATCTTTTTTGTAATGAAACACTAAAGTTTTGTCAGAATCTAATGGATATCCTTTTTTAATTTTAGCTGCTTCTATTATTTGTGATGGTAAATTTGCTACTACCTTTTTTTCTGCCTCTGTTTTAGGATTATTAATAATTTTTCTCAATGAGGGAGGAACCTGTAATTCGTAGGTCTTGTTGGCAACAAAAGAAGACAAAGCCCCTGCTGTAACATCAACAAATACTGGATCTATAAAAGTATATTTCCAAGGTATTTCTCTCTTTTCAATGTTTGTCTCGTCAGTGTCATTAATAACAAGATCTGGTGATCCTAAACTCTTATATAATTTATCTGTAATTTTTAGATTAATTTTTGCTGTTCTGCGATCTATAACTATATTCCCACTTTTATATAGATTATTTAAAAATCTTTCGCTCCTATCTTTACCGTTAATCTTTTTGAACCATCTTCTATAAAATCTTTCTATTCTTTTATTTCTATGTACTAATCTAATGCCTTGACTAGCAAAATCTCCCATAAGATCGACAACGTTTTTAACCAGACCAACTCTTTGATATATTTCTTCTGCTTTTTTTAAAATTAATTTTATTTTTATAGGAGGAGCTTCTTCTGGTCTAAAATTATAGTAATCTTGTTTTGTTAATCCTGGGCGACCTCCTGTTGGACCGTCTAGATTAGAAAAATCCATACGATATCTACCATACGAAGCAATAGATTTGTCTATTAGCGTAAATTCATCCAAAGAGGCCCCAGAATTTCTTAAAGCCTCTTTTTTGCTTTCTAGATCATCTCCCCATGTGATATAGGCTTCTTGTGGGATAACGGAAGCATTATTTATAATATCATCTTTAGTTTTTCTTTTAGCCATAATTTTTGATTATATCTTAATGAAATTGTAATTTGATTATATTTATATTATACACTTTATCTATAAATTCCGCTATATATATCATCATTTGCTCCGCCAACAAACCAATCAGGACCCTTATACATATTCCCATCGGTTTTATAGGAATCTTTTGCATTGGCTCCTATAACATCATAATCAACTGATTTAAAAGACCTATTTATTTGTCTAGCTAACATATTAGCTATTAATAAAGAGCTATATCTATCTTTTCTCATTCTTCCTCTTTTGCCTCCAGGCAGTTTAGTTTCTGGAGTATCCCATCTATCTCTTGCGTTAGGCCCAGTGCTGGTTTGAGTCATTACAATAGTTGTTAATTCATTTTTTAATTCTTCTATTTCTAATATACACTCACTTAAACTATCATATAATGGACTAAGATCATCAGCAAATATATCTTTGCCATCACTCTCCATAGCTAAACCTAGAGTTAAGTTATCAAAAGCTGGAAATAATAATACTTTATCTTCTAAGTCTTTACGTAATCCATGATTAGCCTGACTAGTCCATTCTGCTTTGGCAAATTGTACTAATTCGAGAATATGTAATCCTTGTTGATTGTCTGTATCCTTAGTTTTGTCTAAGTCTATAATTGGCCATATTAATTGTTCGCCTTGTTCCAGTTTTCCTGGATCATGTAAAGCTTCTTCTATAGCTACTCCACCTCCTTGTGCGTCCATACCTATCTTGATTGGATTAAAAGTCTTCATCAAATTTCTAATTTTTCTGGCACAAAATCCATAAAAATCATGATCTTCTACTAATCCTTTTTTGAGTCTTTCTTTAAAATTATTGCGATTTGTAGTCCAGCAATATACTATTTTATTATAATCTGCATTAACTTCAATAATTACGATACTAAAATTATCTTGTTCACTTGCTGGGTCTATCCCATATACATATTGTTTTTTATGGTCTCCGCGTACCATGGCTTCGAATATTAATGGTTTATCGTTAACTATGATATTTGTATTTGAAACTACACAGCTTTCTATTAAACTTCTACGAAAGAAACCCTCACTATCTTTTACAAAACACGCAGCATATTCCATATTATATATGCCAGTATGTATTGTAGCTTTCGCTCTACTAACTTGCTTATCATCCATAAATCCTTTTGGAATTAATTCGTATGGTATTCTAATAATACTATAGTCTTTCCAATTAAAATTATTCGGAACATCACCTTTAAAAATATCTTGAAGTTTTTGCTGGTCTCCTTTACTTTCTATAATAGCTTTGTATCTTTTCCAATAACTAGCAAAATGTTTAAAATCATAATCAGCCGTACCACTAATGATAGCTTGATTTCCCATCTTGGTATTTAATACTTCTAAATCATTATTCCATATTCCAGCTTTAATCATAGCTTGTTTACGAGCTTCTTCCTTTACGTTTTGTATAGGACTAGCGCTAACCGCAGCGAAACCAGCAACAACAGTCTCATAAATATCCGGACTAATACTAGCAAACTCGTCCGCAATAATAATATGTGCTCTTAATCCTCTAATTTTGCTGCCATCACCCATAGGGATAGCTATGGTCCAACTGTCTCCAAGTCTCATTGTGCATCTATCAACATCTCTTCTAGGACCATCATCATTACTGCTAAAAATACTTCTCAAAATTGGACTATTTCTCCAAATAGTTTCCATATATTCAAAAATAATTTTACTTTGTCTAAATGCTGCTCCCACAACAACAATTTTTGTTCCTGGGAAAAAAGCACATTTTAAAACAGAATATAGGGCTAATAAAAAACTTTTTCCCCAACCACGACTAGCTACATACATTGGAAATGGTCGTATCCAAAATTCTTGAATAATAGCAATCTGTATAGGATGAAGTTCTATATTAAATAGTAATTTACAAGTTGTTCCTATATACTTAGGATTTCTTAAAAGTTTTATTAGATGTAAATCTGGATTTTCTATATCCTCTTCTTGTCTGCGTATCATCGGATTATCAATGATACTCAAAGAAGATAAATCTCCTAATCCAAGCCAAGCGTCATCAAAATTGCTTAACAAATCATGATTGGGCATTTTTTGATTTTAATCTACGAGAAGTTTTTATCGCTCTTGAAACTATCATTTTTGCTACAGTTTCTATGAAAGGAAGTTTTCTTTTTTCGCTTTCTTGTTTTAACCATCCAAGAATAGTAGTCATATTTTGTTCGCACCAATCATTGCCTTTTTCATTCATTTCTATAGCATGTCGTTTGCAGCTACAAGTTGGTGTGGTTTTAATACCCATAGCAGCTATCATACCAGACAATATGCTTCCCGGACCATCTGGATCAGATTCTAAAGTTTTGGGAAATAATGATTGTAGATATGTTTGTGGATCATCACCTAGTTTGCTCAATAATATAGATTCTAGATTGTCTATTGTTAAATTTAGAACATTTGTATGATTTTGTAATCCATCGACTAACATGATAGGAGAAGGAATTCCGACAATCTGTGCATACATAGTATTATTCGTGGGTCTAATTATGTATGTAACATCTAATTCGGAATATGTAGTTGGTTCAGGATGTACTATTTTACCATTAGTGTGAGTATATGGTGGTTGTTTGATGGTGACTTCTTTATTTAGTTTCATCTTGTTTCTCCTTTTTATTAAGTATTTCTTCTATATAATAGATTTTTTTTAATATATATTCTGCCATTTTTTGAGCATTGGACGAATCGCCACAAAAATATACTATGATATTGTGATTAATCTGCAACTCCAAAATATTTTTAATAAGAAAGGCTGGAGTAATCTTGATTTTATCCCATAATCTTTTAGGAACAGTACTACCTATCGGATAAATTAATAAGTCTTCTAAATCAAATTCTAATAATAAAAATGAGTATTTCATATTACTCAGTCTAGAAACAACATCAATAAATCTGCTTTCAACTACATTATTAGCAAACTCACTAGCGCTTTTCTTTCTTTCTATGCATACAATGTTTTCCAATCCTTCTACACTATAGTCTCCGGTATCAAGTTTTCGATGCGCTATCGCATGATGAGGAAAATCCCACGGTTGCTGTTCTCTTGTGTCTATAACAATTATAAAATCATTATGATTGGCCATTTTTTTTACTCGCTACTATTTTTAAAAAAATAGATTCGTATATATGCTCCAATCCTTTTATTAGTTTATGATGGTATGAACAAAGAGTAATACCATTATCTATAGTAAATCTTAAACCAATATTATTTGCCCATGTTTTAATATGGTGAGCATTAAGTTTTCTTTTTAAATTACACTGTGGCCATTGGCATTGGAAATTATCTCTTTTATATACGTCTTGTCTCCATTTTTTATATATAGGATCTTGAAAATTTCTATTCATATTTAGATTTTTCTATATCAGAAATAACCATGTCTTGCACCAAATCATCAAAAGATATTTTTGGCTTCCAATTAAGAACTTTTCTTGCTTTATTAGAGACACCTCTTAAAAATTCAACTTCGGCTGGTCTATATAACTCTTGATCAATTTCTATATGGTCTAAATAATTTAAGTTAACAACCTTAAAAGCTTTTTCTAAAAATTCTTCGACAGTATGAGATTCTCCTGTGCTTATAACAAAATCATCCGGAGTATCGCTTGTAAGCATTAGTTTCATAGCCTCAACATAATCTTTAGCGTGTCCCCAATCTCTTACGGCTTTAATATTACCCAATTTTAATTTAACGTCTGTTTTTTTATTTACTAATTCGCCGATATATTTAGTAATTTTTCTAGTAACAAAATTCTCTCCTCTTCTTGGACTTTCATGATTGAATAATATGCCACTAGTAGCATATAAATTATATGCTTCTCTATAGATTTGAACCATTCTGTGACTAGCTAATTTAGCCACAGCATAAGGACTTTGAGGTAAAAATGCGGTATTTTCATCTTGATATTTTTTGCCATCAATATCTAAAAGATAATTACGACCAAACATCTCACTAGTACTAGCTTGATAAAATCTGGTTGTAGAAGAAAATTTTCTTATATTTTCTAAAATATTTATCACTCCTACAGAATTAATTTCGAATGTTGTTGTTGGTTGCTTAAAGCTAGTTGAAACATGACTTTGAGCTGCTAAATTATAAAAATGATGGGGTCTATGTTTGGTGATTATATTTACACAATCAGAAGGATCGGTAATATCGAATTCTTCTAATATAATTTTTTTATTATCTAATAAATGTTTTATTCTCTGAAAATTAGTATTACTACTCCGTCTATATAGCCCAACAACAGAATAACCAGTGCGCAATAACAATTCTGCTAAATAACTACCGTCTTGACCAGTAATCCCAGTAATAGCTGCTGTTTTCATCATGATTCTATAGTATCCGGAGTTAAAAAGGGTTTATCTAAAACGCTGTCCTGATATTGATGATATTCGGCTAGTTTATTTTTATTTTTTTCTGTGGCTATAGCTAATATTTCCATTTCTTTGCCTTCTTTTTCTCTGATTGTTTCGTCTTCGAGCATTCTTATTAATCCTATCCAACTACTTTTTCCATCTTCTATTCTTTTGATTCTTTGTTCTCTTGTTGCTTTTAGATCTTTACTAATTTTTTGTTGTTCATTAAGTAATTTTGTATATTCGTTAGTATAATTTGCTATACTATTTCTAGCAAAACTAAGTTGAGTCTCTAAATTAGCTAGTTTTGGAATATCTCTTTGGTCCTCTGGTTTCTCGTATTCTGTATCAACTAATTTTTGAAGTTTGTCTGTTTCGGCAATATGTCTTTTTCTTTCTTTCATGCTTCTATTTATAAGGATATCTATTGTTATAAATTGTTTAATTTGTAGTTCTTCTGCTGGTAAAACATCTTCACGGAACTGTTGTATTAATCCAACCCAAGTATCTTCAAAGTATTCCAACTCTCCGGTATCACTATCAAATTGTCTAACAATTTCTGACCAAAATGTTTTAGTATATAATTTTCTTTTAAGAATTTCTAAATCTTTTAAGTTTTCGCTAGATGATATATTATTTTCTTTAATGTATCTATTAATGGGATCCTTATTTCTATTTAGTGATTCTGCAATCTCTTCAATAGATAATACCATTATATTATCTCTAATAAATTTTTCTTCTTCTAAGCTTAACTGTCCTCTTTTTTTAGGTAAATTTTTTGACATTATTTTTCATTTTTAAGGTTATTAACAATTGATTCTATATGATTTTGTAATTTTTTAAGTTGTTGTTTTGGTATTTTTTCTCCATGCTTTAATCTTAGATAACTTTCCCTGAACTCCGGTTGTATATTTTCATCTAATAATTTTATTATTTCGTGATTTTGCATTTTTGAATCAAAACTTTTATTATTACTGATGTCGTATTCTATATATGATGGCTGCATAATATTTTTTTTCGCAATATTTCTCGATGCCCAGGTTGAATACAAATCGCAATCGTCTTTATTTGCATATTTGGAACACTGGTTTTTTGATTGTTTATAGTTTGGATCATACAAAGGACATGTTAAACAAGGAATGTCTGGTCTTTGGTAATTATTTCTCTTATAATTAAACAATCTATTTCTAACATGAGTCCATAAAAAATTTTCTAATGGTCTAGTATTGTCGTATTTTTCTAAACCTTCTAAAGCAAAAATAGCCGCTTGCTGTTTCATATCTTCAATATCGTGATACCCAAAACGAAACTTATGAGCTAATCTTTTGCCTATATTATCTAGTACTCTTAAAAAATCTTCTTCAGAAACTTGATTATTAGTTTTCTTTTTTTTGTTCATTTAATAATTCTGCTATAGCTTTGCCCTCTGGTAAGTCTAACTCCGACGCAATAGCATTATCAGAAACATCACAGCCGGATGCTCTAATAAATAACACAGAATCAACTAAATTAATTTCTTCTTTTTTCATAAAAACTCCTTGCACGAAACTTGTCAACCTTTAGTATAATAAGGTTGATATGTTTTTAGTCAATATATATTAAAAAGGAACACATTTTATGGCTAATTATAAAAAATGGTCAAATGCGGAACTAGATTTTATTCAAAATAATCATAATCTACTATGTGATGAAGCATTAGCTTCAAAATTAAGTCAAATGACGAGTCAAAATATTAGTACTGCTATGGTTCGTCGCCAAAGAAGGAAATTATCTTTAAAAAAGAATAGAGGGCGCCCAAAAAAAATTATATCGAATAATATAACACAAGTATCCGATAGTAGTGTTGTTGAAGCATGATTACTAAAAAAATAATACTATGTATTGCGATATGTTGTTGTATGGGAGCGGGGTGGTGTCAGCCAAAACAGATAATCCCACCACAAATAATACCTCAACAAGTTATAGTATATAGTGGACATGCTTCGTACTATGGATATTATTCTCATTATTACGCACCGGTTGTAACACAAAATATTAGATATTATCCATATATTGAAAATAGATTAGAATATAAGCCTATTATGTATTATAATACATATGTAATTCCACATTACAATTATCAAGATAGTTATATCTATCCATACTATTTTAATTATTGATATAAACTAAAATTAAAATTATTATATAATATTTTATAGTTTAATGGAACAGTAATATTCTCGGCAAATTGTGAATTCAAGATAATTGTTTGCGAATTTGGCCATAATGATGTAAAGAACTGAACCATAGGATCTGTATAAATATAATAATCTATCTTAGTACCATTTATATAGGATGGGAAACTATTATTAGTTTTCCATTCTATATATTTTTTTATATCTTTGGTATATATGACTACGTCTATATCTTTATGATTGGATACTCCTTGTACTATAATAGAGCCAGTTAATCCGATATCCACAAACCAGTCTTGGTTTTGTATAAAAGATCTCAGTGTTTCATTAATTATATTCCATATATCTGGAACTATTATAGTTGTTTTTATCTTATATTTTTGAATAACTTCGGATATAAAATTTTTATCATATCTTCTATGAAAACATTTTTTTAAAAATATTGGATCTTCTTGATTATCTAAATAAATATGCTGCGGACAGCTGTTATTACAAAATAAATAAGATGTATTAACTATATGTCCTAATCTACATGATTGATATGAGCATGCTGTTGGAGAATTATTGTTATATCGAAACTGACAATCAAATTTATACATTATTAACCAATATTTTCTAACCATTCTATGGACAAATCATACATACTGACTGATCCTGAATCCTGGTTACCAGCATCAATCCAAGATATATGATATAAATCTCTACTAAAATTACCATCAATATTAGTGCAGCATACGATATCAAAAAAATTAGTAGTAGACAGCATTGATGGAGTCATTCCACAACTAGCTAGATTCAGCCAGTCTTGAGACTCTGGATTGGAATGTATAGGAATAATGTTGGTTATAAGCGGCATAGCCGCCTCATCACATAAGCAACATTGTGCCACACATTGACTACTTGTTGGAGTTGGTGTTGGAGTTAAGGCTGGAGTTGGAGTTAAGGTAGCGGTTGGGGTTGGAGTTGGCGTTGGCGTTGGAGTTAAAGGAGGAGGAGGAGGAGGAGGAACACAAGGACCGGGTTCAGCATCGTCACAATCTATAGTAAGCACAGGTTTAAGTTGAATCATTCCTGGTGCTATGCACGAAGCAAATAAAATATCTCTACTATTGTCGCTAATTCTTTCTCCAACCAAAACTATAAATGTTGTACCATCATGACAATCATCTATTAAACAAGATAATCCTACTTGTGCTCCAACTAAATCATTGCTGTTAGAAACGGTAAGAGTAAAAGAATCTGTCCTCTCCATTGTATAATAATTACCATGTATCTGTTGCATTACCGGAATAAATCCTGGAATTGGTATTACTGGATCTATACCAACACAATCTCCTGTATATACATAACTAGGATTTACCTCTTTGACTATGGCCTCCATAAGGCTTCCTAAATTATCCATACATATACTTTTATCCGCTTGTATTATTGTATTATTAGTTAGTTTTAAAAATGGTTTAAAAGGAGTCCTACTACAGATGTGTCCAGCGCCACATGTAACTTGGACTGGATAGCTTATTCCGGGGATATTTATTTTTCTGGTCTTGTAGAGATAAATAGCATAACCGTAAATAGTATTTTTATACTGGATTAATGTTATACCAGATGCACAAATTGGAGAATTGGACTGAGGTATACATTCGGGAGGATCAACACAAGCGCACGACGCAGGATCAAAAACTTGAACTCCTGAACAAGGTACATTGCAATCAAAAGGATTACCGACTCCGCCTCCGCCTCCGCCTCCGCCTCCGCCTCCGCCTCCGCCACTATTACAAACAAATGGATTATTAATATTATTTTCTATAATACTTAAAGTATAATTTTTTGGATAAACAGTATCAACCGTTTCATTTCTACTAATATGATTATGTGAACCCAAATTATAAACAATAGCTAATTTTTGGTCACAAAATGTGTATGTGTTTGTGATTGGATATCCTGATTCAAACTTATTATTTAATATATCATATTTAAAATTTCTAATAGATTGAGGAGTCCAATTAATGGTTACAGATCTAGCATTATTATTTGATGTTGTATCCCCAGGATTATAGGTATTAGCATCATTATTGTCTAATAATGTTTTATGATATCTTATATTAAGGCTAGTATCTGGTAAAATACCAGTATTTTGTATTGTTTCTGAATGATTATAATAGGCCAAATCATTCTGTTTATTTGGTAACAAACCACTATTGATAATATATTTTGACATAATTTTGTACTATTACTAATAAAATGTTGATAGATTATAATAAATATACACCATAAAAATATAGTAATGTTTATGGTATCAAATCAATAATTAGTCCTAATGAATAACAACATACTGCTGGGGGTGGCGTATGGGATGGAGTGGGGGTGCAAGTGGGAGTGTGGGTGGGAGTATAAGATGGAGTAATTGAAATAGTAGGAGTTAGAGTAGGAGTAATAGTAGTAGTAGGCGTAATAGTAGGAGTAGGCGTAGGAGAAGCACCAATAGTTTTTGATGGCGTGGGTGTCGGAGTCTGAGTTTTTGTTGTAGTAGTCGTAGGCGTTGGAGTACTTGTTTCACTAATAGTAGGAGTCTGCGTGCTGGTTGGGGTTTTAGTAGGGGTTGTGGTGGGAGTTGGAGTAGCAGATGGGTTTGGATTTGGGGTTGGCAAATTGGGTATCAAATTATTGCACATACTACCACCAGCACTAAATAAATACGTATCATGATCGTTATATGCATCAAGTATTAAAAGAAAATTGTCTGATGCTTCGAATATATATGGAACAGCTTCAGATCCACTGAATCTATTTTTAGGTCCTGATAGTGGTATCCAACCACTAACATAATCTGTTCCTGGAATAGTAACGAAATTAACTAATTCACTACTATTTAGTAGTATACCATTAACTTTGATGCTAGCTAATGCATTATTCTTGATAGCAATTAGAGCATAATATTGTGGACCATCATAATTCATCCGATAAGGAAGTGGAGGAAGTGCTATCGTATATCTTTTTGATAATCTATTAAATGGAAAAATAGCATTTATTGATGGATCACCAAGGCAAGCACGCCCTGGGAGGTCTGGTCCACAACCTCTTTTTATTTGATACACAAATATAGGGTATCTTGCTTTGATGATAGTTGGACTAGTTACAGATAATTTTTCATAACTTTGATATTGTTGTAATGTTACTGATTGATCATTGATAGAAATTATATTATTATTGTCTACAGATAAAATCTTAAAAGCATCTCCAAGATCACCATTAATACGATTTTGTACATTATTATAATTTTGTGTTAATGGTAAAATAAAAGTTGTATCAAAATATTTATATCCATATATTTGACAAATTTGAGGATTACATGCTCCTCCTACCCAAGCATAACACTCGGTGTCTAAAAAAACAGCTATTTTTTCTTTACTTTCTATCTTAAGTGCCTTATCGAAGCCGCTAGGATATTTAATTTTTACCGCTTGTAAATTTTGTAATGTATATTCTAGAACAGTGTTGCCAGTAACTTTAATTGTATTATTATTTGAAGTACTAATTATATTCACATAATTAGCCCACGGTCTGCCAGCTGAAGGAAATGGACATATATAATATAATCTAGATAATTGTTCTATGGGTAATAATGGTGTTCCATTAGAAGCCGCTTCCATACGCAATAAATAATGACATGTAATAGCTTTATTTGATATTATTTTTATGCCCCTATAACTTGGTACATGTTCTTGAGAAAAATACATACTAAGATATTGATTGTTAGGCAATTTATAAAAACCTATATTATTAGAGTTTATAATTGCTGTGTAAGCTTCTCCAAAATATTCAATAGACACCACTGTTCCTGGTTCTCCAAGAAAGTATATATAATTTTCAAAAAGATGGTAGAACGCAGGCAAATCAACCAAATAGTGACCTGGAAAAGCAAAATAAAATTCTTTACTTAAACAAGTGTCTGTCTGTGATTGTGCTTGTATGTTATTTGAAATATCCATAAATTTATTTTTCTATTTTAAGATACATATTGGCATGAGTATAATCTAACAATAGCTGTGGATGCTTCATCACTAAAAAATGGTATTTCTATATCGGTTTGTAGACTGGTAATAGTGTGTATATTAATCCAATCAGATAATGGTATAGACATATTATCAAAAAATTTAATCTGTAATAATAAACATACTGTTGGAATAGCAGAAACTATAACACGAACTTTGTGTACAGAGTTTTCAAAAAAATAACTAATACTATTAGTGAAATCACACATCTCTGGTGGTCCAATGATTGGATCATCAGGCTCTATCCTGCAATCTAATGTGTGTTCAGATTTATTAACTGTGGTAAATTGATAATTTATCGGATAAGATAATAAACTATCAGAAAATCTTGTCCAATGAGTATTACCAGCTTGAAATACTATAGAAATTTTTTGATTACATAAATTATATGAATCTATAATTGGATAGTTTTCATAAAATTTATTTGTAAATATATTATATGAAAAATTTCTAATAGATTGAGGAGTCCAATCAATAGTTACTGATCTAGCGTCGTTGTTTGATGTGAGATTGTTATCTTTATAAGTAATACTATTAAAATTTTGATCAAATAGTGTTTTATGATATCTTATATTATAATTAGTATTTTGTAAAATCCCAGTATTTTTTATTGTTTCTGAACGATTGTAATATGAGGAATAGTTCTGACTATTTATAGGTAAACTGCTATCAATAATATATTTAGACATAATATTTTAGCCATTTTAAACATTAATATGGAGATATTAATGCATACACCGTATCTTTATTCGGAATAAACGTAGGCGAAGGCTTAATAAATTCACCAGGTTTCCAAATTATATTGGTATACGGAAAATCTTTTACATGATTCAAAACATTATTGGAATTATTTTTAAATAAAGCAAATTTAAAATATGATCTAATCCAGTCTCTAATATCATTAGTAGTTGGAGTATCAAAATTTACAATATTAATTAATGATCCATTAGCAATATTAGCAGTTGATCTAGCTATACCATCAATTACAGGAAATACTCTGCCATCAGGATGAGAATTTTTTATATAATATAAACTATGTTTAGGATAATATTTATAAAATACATTAAATTGTGGATTATTTACTAAAGATTCTTCTGGATCATTTATCAATTTACTTACAGGATACCAAGATCTGCTAAATTCATCCCAGGCATAATTTGGCCATCCAAGATACATCATTTGTAATATTTCAGTTGGACATTCTATTTTATCTATATTTATAGTGGATCCCCTAGGGGAGATATCAGTAATATTTATCTGAGGCAATGTTTCAATTCTTATAGACGGAGCATAAGAACATTGCTGATTAGATCCACAGCAATATACTGGGGTTTGAGTTGGCAAAGGTGTTCTAGAAGGCACTGGGGTATTTATATCAGGACAATTTTGACTGCTGAAAGAAAGTCGTCCAGTATTAAACTCATAAGTATATGAACCTATACAATCTGTCTCTTCACAGGTATAATCCAATGTTGGCACAAGAGTTAATGGAAATCTATAGGATGTTAAAAGTGTTCCTCCTATATTATTAAATATATATGATTCATTCATATCCTCAACCATTATTCCATCTTTATATGCATATACTGTCATATTCGTATATCCATTGCCCTTCTCTGCAAACCAATTTGCTCTAGCAACTAAGGTAATTTTGTTTACATTAAAATTTTCTTTTATTTTTTTTATGTCTATATATATTTCTTCATTTCCAAGAATTCCAGTATTATCTCCAGCCCAATATATAAATGGCGGATCATAAGCGCCGAAACTACGAGAAGGACAATATCCTAGTTTTTTACTAATATAAGGATATATTAAATAGGATATAGTATCTAAATCTTGTCCAGCATTTACGGGCATAGTATATCTAAAAACTAAATAATCTGCTCCTATAATATTAGGAGGATCTCCAGATGCTGGGCGAGAAATACTTGGTGTTGGTGTTGGCGTTCGAGTTTGTGTTCTTGTGATGGTTGGTGTGATAGTTTGTGTTATTGTCGGAGTGGGGGTTCTTGTAATAGTGGCAGTTATTGAGGTGGTAGGAGTGGGTGTTGGAGATGCTCCAATAGATCTAGATTGGGTTGGAGTCAATGTGTTTGTACTTGTTATTGTTGGAGTTTGTGTTATAGTTGGCGTAATACTTAACGTTGGTGTGACTGTTGGAGTATTTGAAGCAGTAATTGTTATGGTGGGTGTTGGCGTTATGGTCGGCGTTACAGTTGTTGTTGGTGTTCTAGTCGGATCAGAAGTAGGTCTAGGTGTTTTAGTAATAGTAGTGGTATTAGTTATTGTCGGAGTAATCGTTGGAGTGCGAGTAACAGTTGGAGTAGGAGAAGGAATTATACACTCATAAGCACATAAATTTGCTAAAATATCACAAGTTTCTGTATTATGTGTAATATCTAACCTTAATCGTCTAGGAATCATAATAGGATTATATGAACCACTTATATTTTCAGTATCTTTTGGTCTGACAAACGGATTATTAACATTAAATGGCGTTGATCCACATTGTTCAGATACTGGCATATCTTTGGGAATAATATCACAAGGTAAATCCGGATCCGGAGGATCAGCGTCCTCACAGCAATAAAGTAGTCTAAATTCTAAGTATGCTGTATTTTCTAATAAATAAATAATAGTATCTGTCTCAAGAGCATCTATATATGCAATAGCAATCCAGTCTGACAGACTGATATCATCAGAATCATAGAATTTAACTTGAGCAACTAAACATTGCTTAAGTTCAGATAATATAATTTTTAAAGATAATAAGTTATCTTTTATAGAATGATTTAGGATATAAGGTATATTGCATAACATATTTATGGTAGTCTCCTAATATTTTATAACAACCAATTATTATATGTATATTTACATATAATAGCAACACAATGATTTATATAAACACAAAAATTATTATGGGATAATGGTTATTATTTGAGTTAATGAATAACAACAATTGTCATCTGGATCACTCTGAATTTTTATATTATTTTGCATATTTAAAACCTTATTAACATGGTACTAATACAACATAAACAGTATCGTCTCTGGGAGTAAACATCCAATTAGGCATCATTGCGTCTCCAGGAAACCAGTGTATATCAGTATATTCCCAGTAGCCGATATATTTTAGATTATTTGCTGTTCGTGGTAGACTTGTGTCTCGAATATCTAATTTATGAAATCTAAAGGATTTTTCTACCCATGCTCTTACGTCATCAGAGGTGCTATCATTAAAATTCTTTATTTTTATTAAAGAATATTCAGGTAAGTCTAGAGTCAAATAACTAATGCCATCTATACTTGGGGTATCTGTGATTCCATAACTATTATGTGTATATAATTCAAATCTTTTAAAGCCAGCTGTGCCTGGATTGTCATCTTTACCAAAGTGTGGCACATCATAAGGAGAAAGACCATAAAAGTTCAGAAGTTTATAATTGCAAATCTCCTCAACATCTATAGGAACGCCTGTTTTTGCAGTTGAAAAATTTTTAGCTGGTAATGATGATATATGCACAAATGGAGCAAATCCGCAACCGACATACCTAGCAAAATTATTACAGCACTGATAATCGCTAGGGACCTTTCTTTTTGGTGTTTTTGTTGGGGTCGGAGTTGCTGTGCGAGTTAGAGTTGGAGTTACGGTTCTTGTGGGAGTTAGAGTTGGAGTAACACTAATTGTAGGAGTAACGGAAGCTGTAGGTGTAGGAGAAGCCCCTGGTGATTTTGTTACTGTTGGTGTTGGAGTCGATGTTGATGTGACTGTTAATGATGGTGTTACTGTTGGAGTAACGCTAATAGTAGGTGTTAGGGTTGGCGTTGGAGTATTTGTTTGCGTAGGTGTTGGGGTTGGTGATGGAACAATACATCTAATGCTACACAAATGAACAGATAGATCGCATGTGTTTAAATTATGGTCAATAGTTAGTTTTATATTTCTGGGAATCATTATAGGATTAAATGGATTATTTAATCTATCAGTATCTTTGGGTCTTACGTATCCGTCTGTAATACTGAATGGAGTTGATCCACAAGCATTTAAGATAGCATCCGGGCCATCTGCTTTAATCGTATCGCACGGAACATCGTCTAGTGGTGGATCAGGATCTGAAACTGAACAACATGAATAAAGTCTAAATTCTATTTTTGATGTTTGATTATCCAAAAGTAATTGTATTTCTGTTTCTAAGCCGAATATATATGCAACATCCACCCATTCTGTAATAGGATTATTAGATAAATCATAAAATTTAGCCTGTAAAGCTAAACACTTTAATAAGTTAGAAATAGTTAATTTTAAAAATAACGTATTGTCTTCAATACGATGATCTAAAATATATGATATTGAACATTGTGTAGCCATTTATATTTTTGGTTTATTTATGCAACATACGAGAAATTATTACAACAATTTACTATCCTAATAAACTCTGTACTAGACATTTCTCCATTAATGATAATATTTTCCCAGAATGTCCAATCATTATAAACATGTCTCCATCTAATAGGAACGCGGTATCTTATATGTATATAGGAATTATTTTTAATTTGTGTGCTCGGATATAAGAATATATCAAAATAGTCTTCATTAATATGGTATGTAAATGTTCCAAGAACAACTTGAGGATTAGTGCTACTTATTAGCTGTGGTCCTTGTGTTACTGACCAGTTAAGAATATATTCTCCGGTGTAATCAATTGGAATACATTCTATACAATCATCAGCAATTGATGGTTTAACAATATCCAAAGGATTCTGCATAGGAAATGATGTGCTTTGATTAATAGTACTACTTGTCCAAGATGTGCTACCATGAGTAAATACGCTAGACACCCTTTGGTAGCAAAGAGGATAAGTTACAACATTTGGATATCCTCGGTTAAACTTAGCTGTAAATATATTAAATTTAGATTCTCTTATAGCTCTTGGGCTTTCGTTAATAATTATTTTTTCTGCATCGTTATCTAACTTACCAGATTTATCATCAAATGAAAGAGTACCAGAATCTTTAATAATATTATGACTATACTTAATATTATTTTTATTAAGTTGGTGCTCTTGTTTTTTTACTGATTGGAATTTATTAAAGCTGGGTCCTGCCTGAGTATTTTGAGGATTATCTATAATACTATTATGAAATATAAACATTGTACTGGCCTAACCGCAGGATTTACAAAAATTATCACATAAAGATTGAGGATTGATTAATCCAGGAGTAGAGCCGTTATCTGTTATTATGTTTCCACTTTCTCGTGCTCCAGGAGATACTTCTACATATCCAAAGTCTCTTAACAAACCAATGGATAAATCTGTTATAATTGGATTATTGTCTCTGATATAAGTTTTAACCATCATTTCATTAACTATACCATTAGCATCAGGTCTATCTAAATAATAAACAAACGCAGCATTCGGGGTTACAGCATCAAAACAGGTTTGAACCGATGATCTTGGTCTATAATTATTTTCCCAATGTTTAAGAGCGCTACCAGCAGAACCAGTAGACTCAACTGGAACAAAATGCCTAGTACCTACTGGTCTATTATTTGCTATTCTATTATACGCAGTAGCAGCAAAAGGATATTCTGATGGTATTAATCTAGGAAAATCACCCAAATTAAATATTGGTGTTCCTGCGCATCTACCATCCGTACTTGTAAAACTGATTCTAACATCCGGCAAAGTTAATCCTCCTATGCCCAAAGCATGCCCAAGCTCATGAGTTAGTATGTTTACCCAATCATTATAAGTATAATTGCTTGGTGCTAGTCCAATAAATTTAGAGGAATTAAGTTCTAGTGAAAATTTTGTAGAAAATTTAGGTGGTTTTCTGGTTGTTTGTACACCTGGCGCCCAGGAATAGTATATAATCGCATCTTGATGAACAAGTGTTTGAGCTATCCACGTTGCTGCTGGATCACTGGTTGTTGAAAAATTAACTAATCTTACTCCTTCGTATGCTGGATATTCCTCAATCAAAAAATCTGGAATTCTAACAAGATTATTCCATCTATTAGCAGCAGCAATTAAAGCATTTTTATAAGTTACAAAATTACTTGGTATATTGTTAAAAGAATTAATATTAAATATATGTTGTCTATTCGTTACGATTATAGTAGCATTATTAGATGTTAAAGTAGTAACAGAAATATCTTTAGTTGATCCTTTATATCTTATTCTATATGTAATAATACATCTAAATAATCTACCATTTCTAGCAGCAGTAGCGGGCAACGACAAACTATCAGAAAAAACAGAATTAGGCGACGATGAACCCCATGTGCTAGGTATAGCTGTATTTTTTGTTACAGTTCTGTTTGAGGATATCCACCCAGGAGTTCCGGCTATTCTGTATTGCCAATCATATGTTATTCTAAAATCATAGTATAATGCTGGTCCTGGTGCTGGAAATGGATCGCTTGGAGGTATTTGATTAACACCAACTGTTAATGTGAAAGTTGATCCAAGCTTAACAGATAATGATGGCGGTTGAGCTATAATTGTTGGTGGCATAAATTAAACCTTTATGGTACGAAGTTAATTATTGCAGAAATTGGGCCATACGGGTTATAAGGATTTGTTGGAGTAGGATCTGGCGTGGACGGTGGGCATTGAAAAATAGGACCGTTAAGAGATAATGCAAAATTTGCAGCATCTTGCGACGGAACTCTCTGATTATTTTTTATTTCGTTGGTTATTCTATTAAGACCACCTCTGTTAGCTTCAGAAATTTTTGATGAATTCGGTGGACTATGAAATGTTTCTGAAGAATGAACAGATTGATTATGGAAATATGTAGGTTTATAAGGTTTCATGGTCTGGATAGTCCTGGTACGGGAGTAACGGATGGATTTGAACTTACTGATGGACATAGAACGCCAAGTGTTACTGTTATTGGCCCTTTTGTTGTATCAATAACTTTTCTGCCTTCACTTCCTGGTTTTAATATATTATTTATTGCTTTTTTATAAACTTCTGCTGCTTTATCGGCAGGAATACCATTCGGATATTGTCTCTCTAAATTTTTCATCATTTTATCAAGAGCTGTGCTTTCGTATATTACCTTATCTCCTTGAATTACTCTGATAACTCTATCTTTATCCTTACCTCCTGTTGGAGGATCAGGACAATTCTTATAGTCATTTTCATTTTTTCCAACAGAATCTTCTAATTTATCATTTGGAATATCGTTGCAATCATTTGGAATAGGCATACCTTAACTCTCCTTAACAAAAGTTTTTTGATATAATTTATATACTATGCCATCATCAAAATGATCAACGCCAAATTCTCTGTTAAGCGCTCTAGTAAAATCTACTCCAAATTCTAATTCATATGGATAAGAAAAATTACTTAGATATTTGTCTTGCTCTGTGAGTTGATTTAGAACATTTTTATCTATATCATTTCTATCATAATAAATTCTATTATTATTACAATAATATGTGTTAGTGGGAGGAAATTCTGTGGAACTTAAATCCCAAACATCGAATGGATCTAATAATGGTGGAGATGGCACAACAGCTGGGTCTGGCTTTGGTACATGTATTGGCATATAATTTTTCCTATAAAAGTAATATCACTATAATTATACACTACTTTTAAAAATTTATAATAGAATTAAGTATTGATAACTTTTTAATTATTTATTGTTTTCCATGGATTAGCTAGCCATAGGCTATATTGATGAGGAAACAAATTTGCTAACTTAGCCTCTGGAATAGTATCATTATCTAAAGTTGATGATTTTTTATTAGATGATACTATTTTACTTTTATTTAAGATTCTATCATTACTAAAAGATAAGTTTGAATAATTATCTTTTAAAGAAACATTATCTATTTTTGGTAAAGTAATCTCAAAATTATAGCCATATTTATTATTCACACTTATTTTATCGTTATAATTATTCCAAGACAATATTGGAGCATCATAACCAGTATCAATTTTATTTTTAATATCATAGATGGGCATAAAATATATCCTTTTATTAGGTTATTAAATTAATTACAACGGTTTACATAATCTCTGAAATCCCGTCTCATATCGAAAAAGCGTTATTCTAGACTATCACAAAACGCGCAATACGCAACACAATCTCCATCACAACAGCGTCTTTGTTCAGCATAATCAAAAAATAGAAATTCAGCCATTCGTGTGTCTGGATTAATTCTATAGTATACGCATTTACCTGTTTGTACATCAATACCAGGACCATCCCATTGAAAAGGACCAGTCAAGTTAGGATCATAAGCCGGTGCCGCGGGACAGCAAATTGGAAAATGATTCGTACAAGGTTCATCTCCGTTAAGAGGTGGATCTCTTAGAAGTACAGTGCCCATGCTTATGGGAAATCCTTCTGGACATACTGGACAAATATCTGGCGGGGGGTTATGACATGGCTCACAAGGGTGACAACAATCACAACTTGGCCAACCAACTGGCATGGTTTGTAAAGAACCATCATCTCTATAACCTCTTCTCCAATATCTATGATCTGTTTGTTTTGTGTCTCCGCAAGATTCTTCATAGGTACCATTCCATTCACAAAAACTAAAACCAGGAGCACACTGTTTGAGTTGTGATATTGCTGGTTGGTCGGATAGTTCTTTTAATCTGGATTGTAACAATCCTATAGTCGCAGAGATTCCAACTATCATAGCCTCAATACCAGCCATTTTCATTACATAGGCTGCTATTTTAGAGGCTAACTTAGCTAGCTCTCCCGTTAAACGTTTTACCGCCATGTCCATTTGTTTTTCAAATTTCCAAGCTCTCATTACTGCCCGTACAAGGGGTTCTATACCAGGAGCTTTTCTCCAGCCAGTTGGAAAATGAAAAATTGGGCGACCATTTTCACCGGTTTCAATAAATGATCCTTCAAAAATATCTCTATCTAGATAATTATTAACAAATTTTGTAAGATTATTTAGAGTATCTGCATATTCTCGTTTTGCTTGAGCCCAGGATGTTTGTGCCGAAAGTAGATCAGCTTCTTTGGCGGTGCGTTGACCAATTAAGCTTGCATACCCAGCTTTAAGGCCGCCAAGTATTTTATGCAACGCTGCTAATGTTCCTAATAATGCTGCTAATGTTCCTAATATATATAATAATTCTCCTTTATCTATATAGGTTTCATAACATCCGCATTCGTCTGTAAAAGCGTCATTAAGATTAAACCCGCCTCTGGTATAAAAGGGATTTTCACAAGGAAGAAAGACTGGATCAGGAACAAAAGATATTGGTAGCATTGCTAGTATTGCATCAACAGATTCTAGTGGCAATAAATTATCTTGTACATCTTGAACAGTTAAAGTCTGCTCTGACGATACTGCAGCCGAAGCTATAGCAGATGATACCGCAGATGCTACACTACTAAGACTACCTTTATCTCCTTTAGCATTAACAAAATAACCTCTATATGAGCCAGCAGAAATTTGAACATCAAATTGTGTTCCTTGGTAATTACCGTATTGAACCATGCTACCAAAACCGGATGGAGCAAATCTAAATACACTAGTCTTAACACTGGTTTGTGTTGATAGATCTATAAGATCTCCTTGAGATCCAGCATCTATCAATGGCTGATTTAAAAATCCGTCCTCTGGATCATAATATGTGATAGTTGATGATGTATCAGAGCATATTAGTTTGCCACTAGATATAACATATGGTACAGATACAATGGATCCATCGCTAGATAGTGTTAATAGTTCTGATCCTGGAGTATATGAGGTTGGAACAGAAATACTGAAACTAGATGGTTTAGCAGTAGTTCCTATGGTAGAAAAAGTAAAAGAATTATCATCACTAGAAATGTATAGTGTGCCGGTATTGGATATTGAACCAAAAGTTATTGTTGTGTCAGAGTCATAAGAAACACTAACATTGGTGCCGGTTGGTATTGTTGTTGGGATATCTGTGTCTATATTCTGAGAAAGATAAATACATGAAGTATCTTTATAGAAATTTCTAGCAGCACCAGTATTAAAGTCTGCTAACCATTGATCATAGTTTCCAAATTTGCATTTTTGAGCATAAAATACAGATCCGCTCGGATTAGCGATAGTTTTTCCATAAAGCCAAGATCCACTAGCAGGACAATTGCCTGTGGTATATGTATAAGATAATTCTCTATCAGTAGTATATTCTTGACATGTTTCTTCTGTTCCAGCAATAACTGTTCCATCTTCTACAAAACAGCAACCACTACCCAACCATATTGGATAGCTAAATTCACCAACTCCGTTATTTGAAACACTCGCTACGGTAACATATTGATTGTCTAAAGGTCCATCAAATTCAAACTGATTAATTAATAAACCCGGAACATCATTTTCTGCTGGTATAGGTCCTATTCTGGATGGTTTGGTATTTACGCCATTAAAACGAAAAATATAACCAATATCAGCATCTTCGCCTGGTCGTTTTGGTGTTGGTAAAACTGTTAATATTGTTCTAACCGGTACAGTATCTGATACTTCATAACTCATTATAGAGGGCGGTGCTGGAATATTTGGTTCCGAAGCATATATTAGGATATTTTCGTCCGTACCAAAAATAATTGTAGAATTTATTTCTACAGGTATTTCCTCTGCTGGTTTAACCACTCTGGATGATAATGTTCCATACCCATCAATTATTAATACTTTATTATAATTAAATTCTGGAACTGTGATATATGATCCTGATAAATCACTTGCAGATGAGAACATTACCATTTTCGAGGAGGTAGTAAAGTATCTTGTTAGAGGCACAGTAATAGAACTATTAGTGAGTGGTAAATATACATTTATTTTAGTGCCATATATCTGCGTTGCCCTCGATCTAATAACAGTATCAAAAACAAATAAATCCTCTTGGTTCTCTATTTCATTGTTTATAATACTAGTATCAATAGGTCTAATAAAATTTATATCTGGTCTGAGTCCTTCTGTAACTAGTCCAGAAATTTTTGGTTTAAAATTATTATACCATTGAATAATAGGATGATTAGAATCAGATGTTGAACAATCGTTATTGTATAGATAAGTTAATAACTTTTGCTCATCTGGTCTTAAGTAATAAATATTTGTAGGATCATTTTCGTCATAAATAAGAGTAGATCCATCATTTTCGCTTCCGGATAGGTTCTGATCACAAGGTATAATATCTTTGATACGATATTGGTTTTGTGCCCACCAAGGATCACTAGGAGATTTATTTACAATCTCTGGCGTTACCGGTAATTCTAAATTAGTATTGTTTCCATTGCACTCAAGAGTATATACTGGTGATTTGTATAATACCAAAAAACAATCATTATCTTGAGATGCTGGTAGTTTATTGTTAAAATTAGTAAAAAAAGTTGCCATCTGTAATCTCCTAAAAATTTATATATTTATATTGAAATACACCAACACTCATATGGTTAAAATTATATAAAATGATCAAAATTTATATTTTAATCATCTAAGCATAGAGTGAGCGTTGTGGCACCATTGTTGTCTTCGTTACATTCTAAAGTTTGATTAGCATCAACACAATTATCGCATCCGGCTGTTTTTACCCACATTTGTGAACCTCCGTCACATTGCCAATAGCAATCTCCACAACATTTTTCATACTCCTCTTTAACTTTGGAACAATTAGTGATTTTAGCGGACACGGCCGATGCTCCAGTTAAAGGATTAGTTATTCCTATGCCAAAAGGTGGAGCACTTTTTTGGGTAAAAAAGCCATCCATAACAGGAACTCTTAATTTCCATGATACTTGTCCATAACTATTTTGATATGTGTCTTTGAAAGTATACTCAATATATACGGTGTCACCTATCTTTATGCATTCAAGACCCACTAATAGTATAGCATGATTTGTTTTTCCAATATTATCACAGTTTAATTTTTCAATAACAGATAGTGGTTCCTTTAATCTTGATACTGTGTAAGTTGGTACCTCTCCTGGTGGACCAATTCCATAAATAGCACCAGAGATAAACTCACCAAAATCATCGGGTAGTCTAGCACCATCAATAGCACACATAATTGGACCATCATTACAAAGAGTACTAGAAATTTGTCCTATTGTTTTTGGTTGTTTATTTATTATTTGGTAAGTTGCCGTAACATAGCATTTGATAGATGGATCACATGGTGGCCCATCATTAGATTGAGTAGCTTCACTGCATTTAACTGGAATTTTTAGCTCACTATTATTTAAAAAAAATGCATAACTTTTAAATGCTTTGGTGATCTTTTCTTTAAGAGCATCACCATCAAATTGTGGATTTTTTTGTTTCTCACAATTTATATAAATATCAATCCATGTGCTAAAAGCATCTGGCAATGATTGACTATTAATAGCCGCCTCGTTACATTTTAAAATGCTGCTATAATCAATATTAATATCACATGATGCTGCTAAAGATTGTAGCAGAGTGTTGGTCATGCATGTTAGTTGATCTATTCCGTCTATTCTCTGTTCTATGTTTAATTTTGTTTCAAGAGTCTCACATGTTTTTAGGCTATTACAATCTGGTTGTGACATACTTATTCTACAGCTCCTTGATATGTTATCATAATATTAGGTGATGGTTGAGCGCCATGTTGTGGTATTGTGGGGTGTCTGGTTTCTCCAAGTGCTACAAATAAGCCTGTTGATGTTAATATATATATTCCGGTTATATCGTTTATTTTTTTGGGGGGTTTGATAAGCATATATTGTCTTTGTGTGGCAAATAATTTCCACCCTATGGGAAGAGAATCATAATCAGAATTTTCTTGAGTTTTTATATTATATATCATATTGATTTCCTATTGTCCCCCACCTTCAGCATCACATCCTTCTGGGCATTCACAAGGAGGATTATCTCCTGGCGCAACATTATCACAAACACATTCTAAATATGTATTGTATACTGGTTCGTTGCAATATTCATGACAAGGCACACATGTTATATCTCCAAATGGTTGTGACTCAAACGGATAAGACTTTAAGACTCCGAAAGTATTAACAAAATTTGTTGCGCTAGTATAACCAGTTGGGCCACCAAATACCATACCTTTGAAATATGGATCTTGATCAAGATCTTTTATATATGGAAAGGGACCCACTAATCCATTTGGACAACCACCAAACGATGTTTCGTCTTTTAGACATCCAACCCACCATTTTGTGCAAGCAGAACAATCACTATTGGGAGGTAACGGTTCTATGCTATATCGTTGGAAAAATGTATATAATTCTACATCTCCTACAATTCCTAAACGAGATGCTATTGTAGCTAATATTGTTTCTATTGTGGGGCTAAGTACCAGACCTGGTTTAGTAAGTACTGTGTCGAGAATATACGCTTCTTCAGGAGATATATTCTCACAAAAAGAAGAACCAGAAGTATTTTTTGGAATAAAACAATATAAACTGAATGGATCGCCGTTTTCAAGATCATCACAAGCAACCCATCTGTTCCACGGAGGATTTCCTCTTAGTACTGGAGGTATAAAAACATCAGGATCAATAGTACCTTTGGTTGGGGGTTTGGGTATATATAACTTGGGATTTGCTGGATCTAAATAACCACCATCATAAAAAAACCAAACACAAATTGGTTCACGATTAACATTGGGAGGATCATTACGACCAGGAGGAGGCAAAGGTGGTTTGGGTTGTGGAGCAAAAGTGGGTTCGTCTGGTGGTCTGGGATTATATGTCATGTTAGTTTTTTATTCTTTTGGGTGTGGGTTTATGAATATTATTCGATAATGGCACTATTGAAGATAATTTTATAACATCTATAATATCATTGATTTTAGGACTCTTAGAATCATCACTACTAATAATATAGCTATTTGATAATATACGATCATTAGCAAATAATAATAACGTGTTGGTACCAGGAAGATTAATATCTGGTAAATCTATGGTATATGGGGAATAATAAATGTTCTGATTGCTTTGTTTTAGTTGTTCAGAATTTATTTCTGAAATGTTATAGTCTCTTTGGTATGCTATGTTGTATAGGTTCATGTTGTTTTTTAAAAATAATGATGAATAAAAATACTATTAAAATAGTACACCTTATCATTTTAAAATAGGTTATGCAGATTGTGTGGGTTTGTGCTCATGGTGCTATGCATCTTATAGATATTAGAAAAATATATCTATGTTACCAGAATAGTAAGGATCATAAGAATAGTATTATGGGTTTAATAGATAGGATTAGGTGATACTTTTATATTTTTGAGTGCTTATTGTTTATGGATGTCCTTGCGATTTTTATAAATACTAGAATATTCAAATAAGAAATGAAAAAACCCCCTAGTTCATATACGCCCGCATTTTTGACGTAAGTTATTGCCTCGCAAGGGTTTGCGTCAAGTTCAGATAGCAAATGGTGTGCCAAATGGCCAAAAAATGTTTGGCATGATATTTGCTGCTAGCAACCTTACGGTATTGTAAGCAAGATTTTTGTTGACCTCTCAAGATGGTTTGGTATAATGCCGATATAAGAGAAAAGGGAAACAAATGCTCAACATCTACAACGACTACAACGATCCCGATCAAACCTATGATGAGAATGTAGAAACTATCTGGATCAGTCCCTGCTGCGGATTCGAGGTAGAAAATACCGAAACCGTTTGCCCAAACTGCGACCATACCATTGTGCCTCTTGCCTCTTGACTCTGAATCTTTTCTCGGTTAGACTTACCCTAAACCCCAAAGGATAGCATCATGAGCAACGACTTTGTTTACAACATGAGCGAAATCAACGAAGAGGAAATCGTGAAGGGATGGGATGAAATCAACGACGAGGCGGATTATATTCCGGGTTTGGACGATGGGGAGGGATATGATCCGATCATGGGCGACGATGACGAATGGCTCGACACGGACGACGAATGGCTCGACGATTTTCAGGGCGAGGAAGATTTTGCCTGAAATAAATATTCCGGCATAGCGTTTGCTGGGCAAGATCGACGTAAAGCCTTACGCTATAAGGACTTACGGCGATTTTTCGCCCGCCGAATCGACGTAAGTTGTTATGCATCAACACTTTACGTTCAATGGCCACAGCAAACCTTGTGCCAAAAATACTTTATTCTATGGTACGCTATTTGCTCTCGCAACCTTACGATATTGTAAGGAAAGATTTTGCTTGCAAGTTGAAGATAGACCCGTATAATGCCGATATAGAAAGAAACGGAGAAAGAAAAATGGAAATGATCGTGGGACAGGTTGCCAAGGTTGAATACGCTACGGGCGAGAAGTTTATCGGTGAGATTGTGAAGGTTCGCACGATGCCCGAACAAATCGAGGTTTTCGGCGTTGGCCCTACTGGCGTGTTGCAGAATCGTGTGCTGTTCACGGTTCACGACGAGAGCGTAGGCTATCGTTCGCTCTATGTTGACAAGTGTGCTAGAATCGAAACGTTGACCCTTCAAACCCTCTGAAAAGAAAAAAAATGAGCGTCTCCGAAATGATCTGCGAACTCGAATCCTATGGTATGATCGTTCAGCGTGTGCCGAACCAACCGAACACTCTGCACGTTGACGGCTACCATCCCCCTCATTGTAAGGGGTTGCCCGATTGGCTATGGGAATGCCCCGGTTGGGGGGTATCGTCGTGTGGCATTTCAAGGGTATTCCTGTTCAGGGTAGGATAACCCCCCATTAGGGGTACGAGCTTGATGTAAAGCCTTACGCTGTAAGGACTTACAACAAGTTTTCGCCCGCATTTTTGACGTAAGTGCTTACAGGATAACGACTTAGAGCAAATCGCCATAGCAAACAGCATACCAAGGAATAAAAGTTTCTTTGGTACAACTTTTGCTGCTAGTAACCTTACGATATTGTAAGAAAGATTTTGCTTGCAATCTAAAGTGACCGCTGTATAATGCCGATATAGAAAGCAAAGGAGAAAGATGATGAACGAAAATATCAAGAGTGCGATTCGGCAGATTTGGGGAAGCGAGAGTCACCAGATTTCCCTGCTGCTAACGCCGCAAGGTGTGTTGTATGCCGAGTGCGAGTCTACGATGGATCGTCGCAGGCTCACGGAAAGCAACTACCGTGAAGTGCTGAACGATATGTTCTACGATTACTGCGTGGAAAACGCGGCTTGGATGGGAGTCTCATGACCACCTACTAGGGGGGTTGCGGAGACAAAAAAAGTTTCGTACACTACATCATCACCAAGAGGAAAAAAGAAATGACCACCAAGTTCAAGATCATCGAAGATGCCAAGCGTCAGGCTCGCATGTGCTTTGTGGGAATCGCAATCCCTCACCAGCCTACGCTTGCTGCGGGAGAGTACGGCCCGATTCGTTCGGAAAAGATTCTCAAGTTCAATCGCTCCGCGTTGCGGAATATCGGCAAGAAAAAGATAGAAAAGGCTGACCCCCGCTTCAAGGGGGGTGACGATCTCATGATCGTGAAGGTTGGCAAGCCCGGCTCCGCCGAAAGGGTGGCCGCTCTGGCCGAACAGTATGCTGCGATCCTCGCCTGCGGCGAGGAGGTATCCCCCTTCTCGGAGGGGTGAACAAGCGTACACTAGTGTACAAAGATTCGACGTAAACCCTTGTGGCACAAGGACTTATGGCGATTTTTCGCCCGCATTTTTGACGTAAGTGCTTGTGACATAACGACTTACGTTCAATGCTAATAGCAAACCGCATGCCAAACAACACAAAAATATGAGAAAGTTTTGTCAAAATCTCTTGACATAAAAATCCAGATTTTTCTCTTGCAATCTAAAGCGTAGCGTGTATAATGTCGATATAACAAGTAATCAAGAGGAAAAGAAGATGATTAGCGATTGCTGTGGTGCTGTGGTTCGTTTTCAAGATATTTGCTCACGGTGCGGTGAGCATTGTGAGGCTAGTTCGGATGATGGATATGATGCTGTCAAGGATAACTACCTTACCTATGGTGGATATGGATACAATGATCGTAGTCGAGAGGATGATCGTGCGTGGGATGATGAGTGCAGACGTAATGGATGATGACTGTCTCAGCCGATCCTATCGGCTTGGCAGGGTGGGCCATAGTCAGCGAAAACCGTTTGACAAATAAAGTTTGGACAGTAGAATACCGATATAGGAAGTATCATTAGGAGAAAAATAATGATTGGTTTTAATCGCACTATCTATTCGTATTCTTGGCTTTGTGAAAAGATGGCTGATCGTTCGCGTGTTGTGTTGACTTCATGGAATGGCAACGGATACACTGGCCTCATCAACGGTATCAGGCCCGAGGATGGTAGTGGTCGGTGCTGGCTGGTTACCCTGCACGAAGATGGTAAGGATGAAACGATTTTTGTACGTACGGCTTGACAAACCGAAAATATCTCTTAGACTTAGAGCATAACCCCAAGGAAAAGAAAATGACTCACAGCGAAGCGGTTTCTATGGTTCGTGGCAAGAGGAACAAGGACTCCCGCAAGATTGGCAATAATACCTATGCGGAAATCCTGCCGTGTGGATCGGTTGGTATCCTGCTCCACAGCACCTATGTGGTAAAGATTCACGATGACAACACCTACACCCTCCAAACGGGGGGTTGGCAAACCAGCACCACCAAGGATAGAATCAACCAGTATAGCCCGGTTCGGGTGTACCAGCGAAAGTACGAATGGTTCGTGAAAATCAATGGACGAGAACTCCCCTTTATGGAGGGGATGGTTGTGCAGGGATGAGGAATAACTAAAGAAAGGCGACAAGGATGGTCGATATTAACTGGGTATGTATCGGTGTGGGATTTATTGCTGGCGTTGTTGGTAGTTGGTTTGTTTGTGATCTGGTTTTTCCTACTATAAAAAAGGATTGAACATGCGTACACTGGACAAGATTACACTAGCGGTATCGTTTGCTATCGGCTGCGTTGCGGCCTGGATTGTGAACAGTTGACCTAAATCCTTGCTGCAAAACAACTTGCGGCAAGTTTTCGCCCGCGGCCTCGACGTAAGTGCTTATCTCACAACACTTTAGAGCATGAGCCAGAATATTTTAGTTTGGTATGAGATTATTTTTAAAGATAACCGCTTGACAAGCCGATAATACTCTGTAGAATCACCGTATCACCCCAACGGAGAATCGACGATGCTTAACGATTTTGATGACGTTAATCGGATTCTGGCGGAAATGGCCGATGTTAACATGATCGAGCCGATTGATGATCCCAGCGTGGAAGTCAACTTTTGGGATTGGGCCGATGTGGTCGGCATTGTGGAGCAGTTCGTTCCCAGTGATGATCCCTTTTGGGCCAACGCTTGACAACTAAAGTTTTTCTGTTAGACTACCGATATAAC